TGGTGGGCCGTGGTGGGCCGTGGTGGGCCGTGGTGGGCCGTGGTGGGCCGTGGTGGGCCGTGGTGGGCCGTGGTGGGCCGTGGTGGGCCGTGGTGGGCCACCGGACTACACTGGACTACACCTGGCTACACTGGACTACACCTGGCTACACTGGACTACACCTGGCTACACTGGACTACATGTGGGACACCATGCTACACCATGCTACATGTGGGACACCATGCTACACCATGCTACATGTGGGACACCATGCTACACCATGCTACATGTGGGACACCATGCTACACTGGACTACATGTGGGACACCATGCTACACCATGCTACATGTGGGACACTTGCCTACCTGAACAAATAAGCACGTAGGCGAATGTGCGGTTTTGTCCCACCTAGGCTCCTCACCAACGATATCTGATAAAAAGCCCTTTACAAATAAAATAAAATAGTATTATGCCACAAACGCTTTACATGTAAAGAACGATAGTATACCCCTGCTAAACCCCTGTAAAACGCATTTTAACCAATGTTAAACGCCGACTGAACCCCGAGAACTAAAACCCGAGAACTGAAAACCAATCATGAGAAAAGGGGATATATGGCCTGTGGTACAAACTACCCTCAGCAAAAAATACGACGGGGGGAGAAGGGGGAGAAGGGGGAGAAGGGGGAGAATTTTAATTGACAAAGGGGGAGAGGGAGAAAATATTTTTCCAGAGTTTTCCCTTGTCAGCGAAAGGGTTGTTTGGTACAAGGTTGGTTATGGGTATTTTCGATGAGAAGGTTCTTCCCTCAGTAACAGAGGCTAAGTGTTGTGAGTGTGGGGAATGGTATCCTGTGGCTTCACTGGGCGGCTACTGGGAGTCTGAATCGTGGGAGATACCAAACAGGTACTATGTTCATGAATGCCCTGTGTGTCCAAATGGGGGCTGTGTGTGTGATTATGGTGATTAGAAAAAACATGAGTAATCATTTTGCAGCAGTAGAATGCGACATTAACAAAGACAAGACCTGGAAAGACCAGTATTATTGTGGTTTACACTGTGTGTGGTTCCGTGATGATGGGGAACCACAGCTATGCCCAGTAGGTGAGGCCCAAAGCGTATGTGTCAATGAATACAGCAGACTAGAATCAATGTATAAAATTCAGTATCAGGAGCTAGAAAGACTTAATGAATGGAAAAGAATCATCCTCGAAATTCCTGAAGACACAGCTATCCAGGAAAGGTTTAGGTTGAATGAGTCGATGCAACCTATCATTGAAGCTTGGAAAACAGAAAACAAGCGGCTCAAGGAAGAAAACGAGCGGCTCAAGGAAGAAAACGAAAAGCATCTAAAAAGAGAAAAAGCTATGTATGAAAAACTCAAAAAGAGGTTTGAGGTGAAATAAAAATGAGCAGGACAAAAACACAGCAGTTCAAGGTGATGAAATGAGTTGGTGTTATAGGTGTCATGAAAAGGGTTTAACATTGCGCTCTAGACTAGATGCAGCACTAGCAGCATTGTCAAAAATCCATGAAATAGCAGGCTTCGCAGCAGAGGGAGCGTCTGAACTAGAATTCCAGGCACTCACAGATATAGAAGCGATTGCGGTTATGGCGTGCAGGAAGGCTGAGAAATGAGCAACTGATTAGCGCCATGCAGGACAACACAATCCTATGGTCCCTTTATTGGTATAGCTCCACTCGTGGCGGACATTATGTCCTTAAGGGATACTATAAAATATAAATAGGATGACTAAATGGGCTTCAAAAAGAGAACTAATAGACCTAAACTCACCGAGCACCCAGACGGGACCAAGGAGTGGTGGCTAAATGGGGAGCGACACAGGGAAGACGGTCCCGCTGTTGAGTACTCAAACGGGAACAAGGAGTGGTGGCTAAACGGGAAGCTACATCGGGAAGACGGTCCCGCTATTGAGTACTCAAACGGGAACAAGGCTTGGTGCCTAAACGGGGAGCTACATCGGGAAGACGGTCCCGCTTTTGAGCACCCAGACGGATACAAGGAGTGGTGGCTAAATGGGGAGCTACATCGGGAAGACGGTCCCGCTGTTGAGTACTCAAACGGATACAAGGAGTGGTACCTAAACGGTAATAGATTTACCCCCACTGTGCTACAGGTAGCTAAATGGGAGTGGGTGCGAGATCGGGACAAGTACCAGGAGCAAATTAGTGCAACCTAAACTCATCGAGCGCCCAAACGGGACCAAGGCGTGGTACCTAAACGGGAAGCTACATCGGGAAGACGGTCCCGCTATTGAGTACTCAAACGGGGACAAGGCTTGGTACCTAAACGGGAAGCTACATCGGGAAGACGGTCCCGCTGTTGAGAACCCCGACGGATACAAGGAGTGGTGCCTAAACGGGAAGCGACACAGGGAAGACGGTCCCGCTTTTGAGCACCCAAACGGGCACAAGGCGTGGTGTCTAAAGGGGAAGCTACATCGGGAAGACGGTCCCGCTGTTGAGTACTCAAACGGATACAAGGAGTGGTACCTAAACGGGGAGAAATTTACCCCCACTGTGCTACAGATAGCTAAATGGGAGTGGGAACGAGATCGGGACAAGTACCAGGAGCAAATTAGTGCTAACCAATCAACAAATATTTGATTTAGTGAAAAAACACTTACTTGAGCAAAACAAAAGGTCACAAAAAGAATCTGGCTTATGTGCCTATCGAGGACAGAGAGGCAGAAAATGTCCTGTTGGGTATTTGATTCCAGACCAATACTACAAAAAGGCATTCGATGAAGAAATTGGAATGGGTGTTGATGAGCTGTTTAAACACTATCCAAGAGTAATGGAAAAGTCAGGTTTGCCAGAAGAGGCACTGGAACTACTCACTGCTTTGCAGGATATGCACGACACAGACCCGCCAGCAACCTGGTCAAAGAAACTATCAGGGATAGCTAAGAACTTTGATCTTGTCGAAGCAAACGAAACAGAGTAGAGTGATCCAAGAAAGGAATAACAGCAATGTGTGACAAGCTCTGTAAAACACAACAAGAACTACAAAGACTTCGTGAATATGAAGCAGCTACTAGAGACACTATATGTTGGGGAGTAAAATGCGTGCACGAAGCAAAAGCTCTAGATATAGTATACGCCAATGAGCGACTGATTCTTGACCTCAAAGAGACCATCTATAACCTTGCTGCAATTGCTGCTGACTATCTAGACACCTCTCCTTCAGGCTCTGAGAAGGTAAGGGAGACAATCGCTAAAGCACTCTATGTAGTAGGACCAGCCTCCAACAGCGCAGCAAGCGGCGGCACGGTGAGCAACGATTAGTATGACTAGTATTCTTGAAACCGACAAACAAGGCGTTAAACGGTGGTATAAAGATAACCTCCTCCACAGAGATGATGGACCAGCTGTAGAGACTCCCAACGGCTGGAAGATATGGTACCACCAAGGAAACAAGCACCGTCTCATAGATCCGGCTGTGGAGACCCCTGAAGGAGACAGGGAGTGGTGGTACCACGGCAAACCGCATAGGGAAAATGGACCGGCTGTGGAAAGAAGCAATGGAGGCCAGGTCTGGTATCTACATGGAGAACTCCACCGCATCGGTGGTCCCGCTCTTGACATGGCCAACGGCCATCAAGAGTGGTGGGTATATGGAGAGAAGGTAGAACCAAATATAGTAGATCTAGCCAAGCATATCTGGGAAAAGGAAAAGCAGGTATACCAAGATCACATCGATAAGCTATAACCCACCGCTCAGCTTATTCAAGAATAAATAGAACCAAACCCTATTCATCCTATTATAAGGGCCTAGTAGAAGCGCTAGAGCCCTTTTCTTTATTCTATAGTCACCCGATTCTATAGTCACCCGCGCGGTATCAGGCATTCCTAATCCGTCATATCTGGCATGTTCTCAGTTTCTTATTGACTTCCTTTCTGCTTTACATGACAATGCTATCAGTTGCCAGTGTTCACGGAGGTGCTAATATGATTAAGTGGGGCCGACATGACGGATCGTACTATGCCACAGGAGAGGGTAAGACCGTACTAAGGATTGATAAGGATCGAGGAGGTAAGTTTTGGGTCCTACATTATCGAGATCAGAATGGCCAGTATGGCCTTTGGGGTATGCAATATGATACTCTTAGGGAAGCAAAGAAAGCCGCGAACATTCTTTATGAGGATTTGTCCTTTGTGACTGAGTTTTTTAAAGAGCTACATAGAACCCAAGGTATGCTTACCCAAATGCATCGAGAGCTATTTCAATGGTCTAAGAAGCTTGTTGATATTACCAGTAAGAGCGATATACCTGAAGTTAAGAATTCTCTTATTCGATTAAAGGGTTTTAAAGACATTGTTGATAATTCGTACAATCATTTAATCAAAGAGTAGGATAGTATGCTGCAATGGAAACGAGTGATGATTAGCCGTGATGGGTGGGCTTATATAGCTACCATAAATAGCTTGGCGGGGGTGGTCATCCGAAAGGCGCACATGTCTAATCGCTGGGAGATGACATTTCCGCACAAGAGCTATTCAGAGTACCTTCCTACGCTTAAGGCAGCCAAGAACAGGGCTGAGGTCATCTTAGAGAACTATGACGCCCTCATCGAGTGTGAGGGGCTCTACGAGGATTGGCGGGAGACCTTCGATAAGGTAGACTCTGCCATTGAACTAATGTCTGAGATGCTAAGCGAAGCTAACTCCAATGAAGAGTATACAAAGGTTAGAGAGTATTTGTTTCGAGTAAAGGGATTTATCGAAATCGTAAAAGGTTCGTATAATCACCTTCTTAAGGATTAAGATGACAACAAGTAAAACACAAAGTAAAAAAACCGAACTAACTGGCGAACAAATACGTGAAATCATAAAAAACCACGAAGAGTACAGTTCGTTTGGTGACACAAGAAAGAGGGCTGATTTCACTGACTGTGATTTAACTGGATTTAATTTCGATGAATTCGACTTGTCCGGCGCTATCTTCACAAGAGCCAACCTAAAATCGGCTAGCTTTCGACAAACATCTATTGCTGAAGCGGTGTTTGACGAAGCAAACCTTACCTATGCCAATTTCCACCTAGCAGTGGGGTACAAGTCTTCCTTTAAGAGAGTTGTTGGGGAGCACATTGTCTTCTCAGACTCTGCCTTAGAATGCAGTGACTTTACTGATGCTAAGATCTCTCATAGTACATTTATCTATTCGGTCTTAGTTGGAGCTAACCTAAGCCACCTAAACCTACGTAATACTAACTTTTTCAAGACTAGTATTACAGGAGCGTGTTTTGCAGGGTCTGACCTTTATGGGGCTGAGTTCTCCTCGGCGATGGGCTCCGAAGTGGACTTTAAAGGAGCCAATCTGTTTGGTGCTAGCTTCCGAAACGCAAAACTACATAAAGTTGATCTATCCTATACTTCATTGGGATCTGCTGACTTCTCCCTAGCTAACTTACAGGAAGCCAACTTGGAAGGGGCTGTGGCTCTGAATACTACGTTTGCCTGGGCAGGTATCCGGTTGGCCAACCTAACCAAGGCGAACATGCAATATTCAGATTTCTCTTATGCTTCTATGATTGGGTCAAACCTTTCCTTAGCAAATCTGTCTTACTCTAATCTGTTCTATCTGAATGCTATCAACGCTAACTTTACGGACACGGTGCTCATCGAGGTCGAAAACCTACTTAGCGCCAACACCTCAACTGGAGACCTGGAAAAGGCTGACTTCATCGGCCACACTTTGGTGAACAATGGCTACTAAAACAACTCATTTTTGTGACATTTGTGAAGTTCAACTAACCCCGCTCAATAAGATGGGGCTTAAAGTAACCTTTGGATATTCCAGGGGCGGATGGGGCAAACGGCAGAATCACGTAGATTTTACCGGCGAAGTATGCGAACCTTGTTATAAAGAACTAGGCGAGCAAATGGCCCACGAATGGAACTTCGTATACCGAGGAATGAAAGAAAGAAAGATTCCAATTGCTCAAGTGGTTGAGAGGAACAAGAACTGGAAACAACGACTAACAAGTTTATTTGTGAGGTAATCAATGATTAGCGACGAAGAAGTTAAAGAAATTATGGACTACTGTCGAACCCCTCCAGAGGATGGAAAGGTCGTGCTTGACTGGGTTCTCTTTATGAAGGTAATGGACAAGCTTGTGGATATGCAAGACGCACTCGACATGTTAAATACTACTATAAAGATACAGAAGACCCTTACTAAACAACTAATTGTCGAAAGGGATGATGCTGTGGACGCGCTTAAAGCGGTTCGCAAGAGCTACTCATCATGACCATTGCAGAGCTAATTAAAGCCTCCCACGAGATGTCAGCCTCTAAGGGATTCTGGAGCGGTCGCTGGGGAAGTCCTCCAGAGGCTAGGATCCCCGAAACATTGGCTCTTATTCATTCGGAGATCTCTGAGGCTCTTGAAGCCTATAGGGAACTAAGGGATGATTGGATGTATCATGTAGACGAAAACGGTAAACCAGAGGGCTTTAGCATTGAGCTAGCGGATGCGGTTATCCGTATAGCGGACCTTTGTGGTGCTCTCGGTATAGACTTAGAGAAGGCTATCGAAGAGAAGCAGGCATACAATGCTACACGGCCCCATAAACACGGGAAAAGACTATGAGTGATTCCTTAGTTATAATTGCTTTCGCTCTATTGGCTGTTCTTTCTACTTGTGTTGCTACTGTCCTTGTTATCAATGGGGAAGTAACAGTAGGGCTAATCTGGGTGTTAGCAGCCCTAGTCAACTTGGCGGCTGCAGCCTATGGAATATCGAAATCAGCAGACTGATAACTTACACAAAAGTAAAGCAGGAGTTTAGAATCGTGCAAAAGAATGTATTGTATAGAATGGTTGAATCGTGTCGTTGGCTTGAACGGATGGATCAAGGAGACCATTCTTGGAACCGTATCGCATCTGGTAAGGATGCTGAAAAAACCGTTGAAGTTTTGGGTCTCCAAGAGTTTGGATGCGCCCAAGGCTGTATGTACTACATAGACACTGCTGTAGAGGAAGAAGAAGCACAAGATGAGGCAGTATGACCGAATACTGCCTAAAGTGCGGGGTGTACAGACCCGCTCCTCTTGAGATCTGCTCTTGTGGCGTAAGTATGTGTACTTCTTGTCTTTATGACGGGGTACACGCTAAGCACACTATAGATGTCTTAAGGCGTAAACTTACGGCAATGGATGACAAGCTGAAAAAAGTAGAGGAGTTCCTTAAAGAGAACTTCCCTGATACTGACATGTGTGCTTGTCCTGTCCGGGAGGCACACTACCTCCTCAGGTACCTACAGGACAAAGCATAATGCAGACTTTTCTCCCCTACCCTGACTTCGCTGCTTCTATGAAAGTACTAGACTATCGTCGTCTGGGAAAGCAAAGAGTCGAAGCATATCAAATACTTAAAGCAATATACAACGGTGGAAGCTGGATTAACCACCCCGCTACTAAGATGTGGATAGGCTATGAAGATGCTTTGGTTCTTTATATGAATGCTGCAATAGATGAGTGGGTAAATAGAGGCTACAAGAACAATATGGTTAAGGGAATTATTCATGTAGCCGAGCTTCCCTTGTGGGTAGGTAATGAAGAATTTCATGCTAGCCATAGATCTAACTTGCTTCGTAAAGACTACGAGTACTATACTCAGTTCGGTTGGACCGAAACAGAAGATATGCCCTATGTCTGGCCCGTACAGAATTATGAACGATCCAAAATATAAAGAAGCAATCCGAACTATTAAGGACCTCATAAAGAAAGTAGAACCAGAATGCTCCAATAAGAAGAACTGGGAGAAGAAGCTACAGTCTAGCTGGGCTAAATTTAAGCGTAACCCAGAAGAGGCTCCGCCTGATATATCGTTTTATGATCCTGTAATGCGTGCTACTTTGTTCTACATAGCCATTGCTCACTCTAGAGGGCACCTCCATGTCCGTAGAGTTGGCCACTGGTTCTTGTACGACGCCAAAACTGCGGCTGAGCAGATAAACACATATGATGCCCCGGAAGACCCAGAAGAGGCTCTGATTTGGCAACGTAGAGGGGCGGAGAGCATGCTGGCTCACTGTGCGCTGATGCTTCTTCTTAGAAATAGGGACCCAGAGGGCAGGAGGAAATGGGCGGTTTTGTCAGAAGATGAAGTTGACCTAGTATCCTATCTATTGGATATTGGAGACCAGCTGTACCTTAGTGATTTTGAATAGAATGGAGTACTTATGTTACCTAATGGAGAGCTAGAAGAAGGCGAAGAGTTGATCGATTTGGGCGAAACTTGTTTTGACACTCTGTGGAAAACAACAGTTGTTCCCTACTACCAAGACGATTATGTAGCTTTGGTGAGGGTATACGACTACTTTGAAACAAACAAACGATGGAAAGAGAGTGAAGGAATAGCCCTTACTGTTACTGGCGTAGAGGAATTCATCCGTTGGTGGAAGGAGCTAGGCGGCTATGAGTAAATGCCCCACCTGTGGTACTAGTATGAAAGCGCTATTTGTGTCCGAGTACTGCCCCTCGTGTGATGCGGCTGGGGCCCCGTCCGAAGTACGAAAATACTGGGCAGTAGTGGATCACAAGGTAAGAAAAAACTTGATGGCCGGAGGATCGGCTCCCGCTAGAGTATACCATAATCTGGGCCAAGCCACCTTCATGTCTAAAAGTCTTGACATCATCCTAGAGGTCTGGACAGAAGACGAAATGGGGCCTTATGAGACCTGGGACCGGTATGTTACTTTTGAGGACCACGCTAAAGATTTAGATGTCTATGGTATTGATTACGTTCTAACACATTGGCCACTGCAAATTCATGAAAGGAACTATCCATGAGCTGTGAAAAGTACGCTGAAGAAGATCCTCTTCTTGCGAGCAACCAACGCCTCCACGAGGAGCTAGATAGGTTGCGCAAAGAGAATAGAGAGCTAACAGAAGACCTACGGTGGGCGTCCGCAGTCAATCGTGTATTGACCATGGAAAAGGAAGACCTTCTGGAAGATATTAAGAGGCTAAAAATTGTTAACCATAAGGTAAGCGCTCTTACAGAAGAATTGAAGGAGAAAGCTAAAGGCATGCGACCACTTCGCTAACTGCCTTTATAGCGCTTCTCTATCTCCTTCTTTATCTTCCCAAATACCTCTTCCTGCGTATACCAATACTTCATCTTGCTGTCTGCCACTGACTTAGCCACTCTCCATAAGAGCTTGGTTTTAAGACGGTTCTTTCCTATTAGGTTATCCCACCAGACTACTAGGAACCAGTAGGGTATAAGCAGACGCCAACGAAGTCGATATAGCTTCACATACCATTTTTGATTTTGAAACCTATCGGGCATTCTTTAACGTAGCATAAATGCCCGATAGGTTTCAAGACTTAGGGCCTATTTTATTAAGATCTTTCTCGGTAAAGACTCTTGCTTTTTGGGTAAGGTAACGGTTAAAACTCCATCTTCCATGGATGCTGCCGCTGCGATTAAGTCTACGTTTTTAGGTAACCTTACCGACCTAGAGAATGCTTTATTGTTTCTGGTGCCTGACACTACTAGGGCTCCCGAACTGCATGTGACATCAACTAGCTCTTTCTTTACACCTGGGATATCCATAGAAAAGATAAAAGAGTCATCTGTCTCTTGTACATTGCTCGGTGGGTTAGACTTCTTATAATAGGGCTCCCAAAGAGCATCAATAAGGTTAAACGAATCCGTAGTTGTGATATACATAAATTTACCTCCTTTAGCTTACAATTTAGATCCAATTTCAGGCGTGTCAATAGGCGCACAATGTTCACAATACTCTTGCCAAAGCAATAGAAAGGTTGATATGGTGGTTTCATGAGCCGAATAGAACGAATAAGGAAGAAAGCAAAAGGCGTACAAGCTACATTAACCGCTTTCTTGTGTAAGCTTGATGAGCTAGAGCAAAGAGATCCCTTCTCCCTGAGTGGGTATGAGCATGTTCTCATAGACGATCTCAAGAAGGCCGAAACCGGGCTTAACTGGGCTGTGCTTGATCTTGGTCGTTATAGTGAGCCCGATAAAGGAGGCACTAAGAAATGATTAGATTAGACTGGGGCGAATACTTCATGTACATGGCTAGGCTAGTAGCCACCCGGGCTACTTGTGACCGAAAAAAGGTAGGGGCTGTGCTCGTTGACAAAAACAGGCGAGTAGTGGCTACGGGATATAATGGCTCCCCTAGAGGATTGCCTCATTGTGATGAAGCTGGGCACGAGCTGGTGAACATGGACGGGCGAGACTCCTGTGTTCGTACTCTACATGCAGAGTCCAACGCTCTCGACTATGCAGGTGTCCGGGCTGAAAATTGTCTCCTGTTCGTGACGGTAATTCCGTGCTATGATTGTGCTAAGCGTATCGTAAATTCTGGTGTCAAATCAGTCTTCTATGAAGAATACTATGCTAGCAGGAGCACCGAAAAGGTCGAGGCGTTCTTTGCCGCCGCTGGCGTGGAGTTGGCACAAATAAAAGGTTAACCATATGGACAACTTAACCGCAAACATTCTATCGGCCAGAATGTTTGAGCTAGAAGAGAAAATTAAGAAGCAACAAAAGCGAATAGAAGAAATAGAAGCCGCCCTGTTGGACCAGATAGAAACTAGTAGAGCACATCTAGAAGCACTTCAATGGTTGATGAAGCACGAAAGAGGCATTAAACCCAATGAGTGACATATACGACCTAAAAGAGAAGGCTAAGAAAGCCCACAGGAACATAGAGAACATACTGTGGGAACTTAAAGATAATCAGCTAGATAACTATTCAGAAAGCAGCAAACAACAGTTTGTTACTAACACAGAAAGTCTAATCGACCAGGCCGTGGATGTAACGAACCAAATATTCCTATCCTGCCTAAAGAACCTTAAGAACACTAAATAATGTATCATAGAGTTAAAGATTGGTTCCGAATGATATTTCTACGACTCTGTTCGGACGCCTACCTAGCTAAGCTAGCAGAAGTTTCTTATGAGGGAAAGGAACACGCTGTGGAGCAATGCAATAATCCCCTCGTAAAAAGAGGAGGTTATGTTTGGCGAACTTACTACAATGAAGGTTGGAAATTCAATAATGATTTCAGAATGATAAAGAAGGAAATGAACAGACGGTCTACCAAGAGGAAAAATGCTTAACATCTATCTCATTGTGTACCTGGGGATAGGCACTGTTATGACGTGCCTACACCTCATAGACATCGCTTCATCAGAAGAAGCCTTTCTTACTGAAGAAATCGATGATCGAGTTACTAGAGTCATCCTGTTGTTCCAGCTTGCTCTCGTATATATGGTTACAGCAGTGCTGCATGGGGTACTCTGGCCTCTCACCTTCATCATAAGGATGAGGGCATGATCCGAGCATCATTTAGAGAATGCCAAACCAAGCTATTTCAGATAGCAGCAGAGAATAAGGGGCAGTTTGCCCTTCAAAAGAAGCTATTCGATCAATGGCTGTACGACCATGACTGGACCCCAGATGAATTCCTTGATGAATCAATGAGGATTTACAAACAACTAACTGGCGAAGAATGGCCCCCTGGATCTAAAAAGAATGAGGAGATCAATTAGACATGAGTGACACACTAAGCGACAAAGACATGGAAATCCTACGAGAAGCCTTTGACCTAGCCGATAAAATCGGTACCTGCTTCAAAAACGAGAAGCTAGCGGTCATCCACACTGCTACTGCTGTGGTCCTGGAATTCTTGGTGCGGCACACAGAGCTGGACTTTGACCTGTTCATAGCCTCGGTAAAAGAGTTCCAAAGAATCAATGATCAGCGACCAGAGGAAGACGCTGGCAGTGTCAAGCTTGGTATTATGGGCGCTAAAAGCGACCCCTCAAATTAGTTGACACAAGCCCCTAATTAGGGGATCATCGTTAAATGATTGAAGTCATTGACGATAAAGACGAAGATGAGATCGATTCCATTGACTCCCTGATCTCAATCCTACAATCCCTAAAAGATAGCACCCTAGTCATGGACGGGGAGCAGATATCTCGGGTAGCAGAGACACTGCTCACCTGGGGTATCGTCTTTGCTAAGTCTGTCTGCACAGAGGAAGACGTGCAGAGGTTCATTGAGAATACTTGGCTCGACGCTCCCGAGTGCGACTGGTCTCCAATTGGAGAGGCATAGCCTCAGCCTTCGTATACGTTCCAGTGGCCTTGTCCGGGAAAAAAGAAAATATACCTAGATTTGTCTCTTTGTCTACGTGATGCAGGTAATGCAGGTGTCGTAGCCGCAGAAACCAGTCATACTTCTCTAGCCAGTGGTTTTCGATATGTAGTTTCTCGTGCAACCAGTCATTTGCCCAAGCAACACATATTAAGGTTATTGTAGCGGTTACAGCGATATACCAGGGCCAGATCAAGAAAGAGGCAAACACATATACTATAGCTGTGGGCCCATAGTAGAAGACAGGATTGTCACGCCAAGAGACTGATCTGTATTTAATAGACAAGAAATTATCAGGAGGATATAATACGTCGTGATGGGTTTCATGGGAATTAAACAACCTACCTGCTAAAGGGTTATGTAGCATTTTATGGACTGCATATCCTGCTGCCTGTGAGAAGATATAACTGCCTATAATTGCTAGTAGCAGATAAATCAATTTAAGTCCTCGTTGTATGTAAATTTATGCTTGAAATTCTTTATGTGTATTTAAGATACCTTACTAATCAGGCTAGCGCAAACAAAATAACACATAGGAATAACGCATGAACAAAACAACCTTACTTATCAACTCTGGGATATTGTGTGTAGCCCTAATATTGGTCCTATTGGCCGTCTTTAAGGGCAAGCCCGCATTGAAGCAGGCTATCGGACTATGGACTGTGTGGGGCGTATGGGCTGCCGTTACCGCTCGGTTTTGGTGGCTTTACATCAAAATTGCACGGCAGAAATTTGTTACTAAACACGGAATTAGCGTCTACAAGAATGGACACAAGGTAACAAAAGCGGAAGTAGAGGCCGTAACCGAAGAATTTTACGTTCGGTACCCCTGGACAAACGGTGGCCTGAACGGCGTGTCCTGCAAGTTTGATACCTTCCCTTTTTATCACCAAGCATATCGGAACGGAAAAGCCCCCCTATCGGGATTGGCCTGGCAGGACAGCAAGCAGATGATCGTGGGATTACCTCCTAGTGGGAACCTGATTAAAGACTCTGCTTGGATTCACGAGGCTGGACACATCATGTTTGGTCCTGCCTTTGAGCATCACGAGCACCCGGACTATGAGGCTACTATGGCTCATGTAGCCGATCTGCAGGAGAAATGGGCTAAAGAAAGCTGGTGATACATGAGTCTTCTGCGTTGTCCAACCTGTAGCCGACAAACCTATGTCTTGTTCAATATTGCAAGATGTTCGTACTGTGAGGAAGCAGACCAGACGACAAGAATATTCTGTTACTCCATTTTCGACCCCTTTTGGCAACCAATGTCGGGCCCCCCTGAGATTATCGTCCCAGCGGGGTACCCCGTCTTTCTCTTCCAGACAGAAGAGAATGCAAAATCAGTAACTACTAGTTTAGTAACTTATTTGATAGGAATAATAGATATCACTGACGAGGGGGACATTCCTCCGAGCGAGTGGTCTACTGTTAATAAAATTGTTCCCCACACGCTGCGGTATGATGCTAAGGTGCACTTGAAAGGGGTCTGAATGGATATCGATGACAAAAAAACAATAGATGAAATACTGATGGAGCTTACTTCCGCGCTAGTACTGATTAAGTCTGTAGAAAAAGTTCTCCAAAGCACCTCGACTGCTGTTTTGGGGGTTAGATCCCTGGCCGAGGCGGAGAACAAACTTCGGGACATGCTAGGACCTATTAGTGATCGTCTAGCCGACCTAGACGAAACAATGAACTATCTTCAAGCATACTCCGCCCTCACAAAGCTCGCCCGTCGTCAAGACAGCTAACTCGACGACTCTTTTTTCCTGACAACACTTCTGTCAGGCGTCAAATCACTCTAATCCTGGATTTCTAGCCTGATTAGTGCTAGAGTGGGCGTAGCTGCCGTCGTCAGCTAGTAATTACCAGGAGATACTATGGCCGATAACATTACTTGGGCGGACGTTCTTGACGATATTATTGAAATCGCTAAGAACAGTCACAGCACCGGAGAGATCGCGGAACGATGCAGCGACCTCATGGGTAGACGGGTTACTTACAATGCTGTGAGTTCCGCCCTCCGAAGACTACGAAGAGACGGACAGGATATCCCTCAACTTGCTGACGTCATGGGCAGCGATAGAGGTTCAGCAGGCCAGTTCACCTGTGAAGGACCGGGCCTCAGAATTCCTAAAGAATGTACTCCCGAAAAGACCGTTGAACCAGAAGGTACTGTTTATATCCCTAAGATACCTAATAAGGTACTAGTGATACCTGACATTCACTTTCCCATTGAAGACAAAGCGGCACTTGCCGCTTTAATGGCCTTTGCTCAAGACGCCAAACCAGACATGATCCTACAGCTAGGTGACACCTATGATTTTTATGGGCTGTCATCTTTTGGGCACAGCCAGAAACGAATGACCTCATATGGTGGACGTATTTGGGAAGAAGCTCAAAGCGCTATTCCCTTCTGGAATGAGTGCCTTAGCATCACTAAGAATGTAGCTATGATTGCTGGTAATCATGAGTACCGACTAGAGCGGCTCATTGATGCTAATCCTGCTTTGTTTTCCCACCCAGCATTTAGTCTTCATAATTTCCTTGACATTCCAAAAGCTATCAAGATCTATCCCTATAGGACTAAGCTATACATCGGGGAAACTATGTTTTCCCATGGTGATAAGCTAGGAAACTGGAGACAGGCCCCTAAATATCTCGCTCAGAGGGTCCTAGACGTTCGTCCTACGTCCCACACAATCTTTGGGCACTTCCACCGCATAGAGACAAAGAGCCACGTCCTGTACGGGCCCAGCGGCCCTGAGACGTACTCTGCTAGCTGTGTTGGTCATCTTAGTGATACAGACCAGCAAACTTATGTAGCCAACCCCCAGTGGAACCATGGTTTTGCCCTCATTGAGTACTGGCAGGACGGTAACAAAACTAGGCATCATACCTCTATAATTGAGATCATAAACGGTAAGTTCAAGTTCGGCGGCAAGCTGTATACCGGAAAATAGTGATATGAAGTACCAACGGTCATCCTGGTCTTGCGGGGCTGCTGCGGTGGTCAATGCTATCCGGGTATTTGGTACCAAAGTATCTGAGTACAAGGTACGGGGCCTAGCCGGGACCACCAAAGAAGGCACAGACGAGGTAGGCATAATGAACGCTGTTAGGGCCCTAGGGTTCACGGCTGCTCCCTATACCTCTGATTCCTCGAATAATGCCTTTCAGTGGATTTCAGGACAATTGATTCACGGTAGTCCTGTCATTCTGTGCTTAGATGCGTGGCTTCACTGGGCAGTGGCTGTAGGGTACCTAGGTGACCGTGTGGTAGTTATCGACTCTTCCAACTTCTCTATCAATAAGAAGGAGAATGGAGTCCATATATTCACGAAGAACCAACTTATGAGAAGATGGAAGAACTCCCGAAAGAGCGTGACTGAGGACAGGCTATATGCGATCGTCGTAGGTAAAAAATAATGGCTAAATCAAATAAACCCCCTTATAAAGACTTCCCTACTGAAATCAACATTCTTGGCCAAAATTGGACCATTCTATACATGAAGAATATCGTTGAGCCGGACGATAGACCAGGTCTTGAGCCTAGTCCGGGTATGATATTAGGTCTCTGTGACTCTATGAGCACCACTATCTACATCTGTACGGACCAATCAAAAGAGGCCATGAAGAACACTCTGATCCACGAAATCCTCCATGCCTACTACCATCTTCTTCCCCATGCCATCTCCCCTGAGAATGCCTATGAGGGAGACTCCTTTGAGGAAACTCTGGTTTCTATGTTCTCCGGGGCCTTCTTAGATATGGTCCACAAGCTCAAACCCTTCTGGAAAAGCTGATTTTATTGGTATCTAGCCCATATTTTGGTAGACTATATGGGTGAGGCTCTACCTAGTAGTAATATCGTTAATAGTGGCAGTATTCAGTTGCCACTACTCCAACAACGCTAAAGTCCCTTCAACAGGGTGGCTTCGTAAGACGCCTATGTGGCCTAAGATACCTCTAAAGGTAGCCCTGGCTGCTGATTTAGGTCGATACCAAGATGACCTAGATATAGCTATTAACTATTGGAATACAATGGCCGGGTGCGAAGTATTGGCCATGACCAGCGACTTCTCAGAGGCCCAGATATGGGTATTAGAAGGTGAGCAAAAAGACAGGTACACTATTGCTGACATTGAGTTCACTAAGATGAGTGATGGATGGCTCGGGATAATTCGTATACGAAAGTTTTATGATGATAAGATGTTCTTAGTGCTTGATCATGAACTAGGTCACGCTATAGGCTTACAACATGAGTTAGATGATCATAGTGTTATGCATCCGTATGTACTAGATGTAGTAGCACAGTTAACGTCACATAAGACAGTGGTGGCGCTTAATGAAAGGTACTGTCAGTGAAACGACTAGTAAAAGAAGTAGACAACTCGATACGATGGTTGCCAAGGTGGCTTCCGAGTATACCCTTTTTTAAGAAGAAGAGTAGACCTGTAAGGAAGGCTACTGTAATGGAAATGAAGAAATGGATAAAGAACAATCTGAGTTATGGTTATGTTCTAGCAGAAGAGATTAAGAATTCTACAGAACTAGCTATTCTAATAAACGACCGAGTCAAAGAGGAAAGAGACGCTTGTATAACACTGATAGAGGAACAAGCAAGCTACTGGTCTGCTGAGGACGAGCAGGGTATTCGCGATGGCTGTGCCCTGGCAGTAGCTGTTTTGAGCCTTCGGGAGCATGAATAATGATGGAACTAAAACTATATGAAGTATCAATGGGGCGTGATTTGTGGTGGATAGCGGCCGAAGATGAATTGGAGGCTAGTGAACTATTTCGCCATGACCTTTATGATTCTGAGTTCTCAGACGAGGAAATAGATGAGGCTATGTCTGATTTTGAGATCACAGAAATGGAAGAAAGTCAAGCAGCACTTATTACGCTTGAAAGTAGAGGGCGTAATACGGTATATTCATTGTGGGAGTTATTTAAACATATTGAGGAAAACGTAAACCTAGCAGGAATAGTACATAAAAGCATTTATGACGATGACGATTAGCCATGAGGAAAAAACCGTTTAGATATCAGCTTCTCATTGAGTGGTGTGACCAGTACGAAATGTACAAGGCATTCGTGCCTAGCCTTCTGGAGTACTCCAACTTCGTTCCCGAGTACTCACCCATAGGGGTAGGGGCCACACCAGGAAAAGCTGTATCGGCGGCGATGACCCAGGCAGATCGAATCCTAAGCGCTCTCAAGGGGCTATCCATCCTACCCCCACCAGCGGACATAGTCCCTATCGATTCTTTGGAAAGTACATCCCTATAAAAGAGTGTTCGACAAGGAGACAATCGATGAGGTATCTAGATTTTTCGAGGATTACCGAGGCTCGTGTACAGCGTGTATTGGACGCGGCACCAGATTGTTTGGTGTGCGGCAAAAAGGATAGTTTGGCATATGCAATGATTACAGAAGGTATAGGGGCCGGAGCTGGTCTTCTTTTTTGTGCCGATTGCCATCCAGATCTTATTGACACCCAAGCAACAGAGGAGAATCATTTATCTTCCTAAGCTATGACTCGTAAACTGGAAATTTTGACTGATTTAGATGGAATCGTAGCAAATCTATTAGGTCCATGGTTGGCCGCCTACAACAAAGAGTGGGCGGCCAATCTTACTCCAGGGGACATCCCTGAATGGTACATTGAGAATGTAGTTAACCCCGCCTGTGGCAAAGACGTCTACAAATACCTCACTCCACAAATGTTTAGAGACCTTGAACCTCTCCCGGGAGCTGTTAAGGCTATTAGCGATCTACGAGATATGGGCCACACAGTTATGGTCTGTACAGCCACTGTCTGTCCAGAAATCGCTTCAGAGAAGATGAAGTGGATTAAAAGACACTTAAATATTCCTCTAGAAGATGTCTTTATCTGTTATAGAAAATCAATGGTAATGGCTGATATACTGATTGACGACTCGCCCTTGAACGCTGAGAAGGTCAGGCAGTACCAACCCAACACTAAGCTCATTTCAATAGCTTATCCCTACAATAAATGTACTGAGAGCATTACTGACTGTAGGGCAGAGGGCTGGGCGGACACAGAAAAGGCTTGGAAGTCAATCGTGGAGTATATCGAAGCCTACTCTTCTTCAGAGATCCCGTAGAACGTCACAATCCCAATCTCCCCCTCAAAGGGGATATCGTTCTCTAGCTTAATATGGATCTCTAGTCCCATCGATGCTACAAGGTCTGTGGTTCCTCGGCTCGAATAGGGCCACCTAAAGATATGTACTTCTTGAGGCATTCCTCGCCACCCAGTCCCTCCCAACTTGGGAATGCTAGGGTAGGCTCTTTCAGCCTCATTAATGTAGTCTTGCATCACTTGGTACACTGCTTGGTTCCCCAGGGGAATAACAGTACCTGACGGGACCGCCGGTACCAGATGCGGAGCAAAAACATCTACTAATCCATGAGCCTCAAACAGTACCGTATCTGTTAGAACCAGATCAGCAGAGAACTGGACCTCTACTGTGGTGATACGTATGGTTCTACCGTCTGAGGGCTTGATGGTCCAGGTCGAGCCGTTCTCGTAGTTGTACGACGCGGTTACAACATCAGTAGGAGCAAGCGAGCTATTAAACGTTACTTGTCCGGTTTCGTAGTTTATTGAGTAATCGCCGTTTGATGTCCCAACTGGGTTCTCTGTTTTGGTGGTACCATTTACCTTCACTACTACTTGATACATTGGTCGAAGAGAATACTCCCCGGTCAACTTTCCATGCATTACATCGATCCAAGCTCTTTGGGTCTCTGGATTATAAGTAGCGGAGTCTCCTGAATCAGCCAGAACCTCGTCCTCGACCCTAACCGAACTAGGATACCACGTAGTTCGATCACACCAGTTAATAGATACAACATCAAGCCGCTTAGCCTCTGGAGGCTCCACTTGAATGCGGTTAAACCTACGGCTTGTTCGTGGTGGGTTGTCTACTATCATATGCTTTCTTGGTACCCTCTAGCAATTACTCGGAAGAGAGTCAGCGATGACAGGTTGTCATTTATAGTTATAGAAATTTTATCTGGGACACCGGGAGGCAGAACCACAGGACCCTCAAAACGGAAGTCAAAAGTTAAGAAGTCTGTCTGCGAATCAATAGCATTGATTACATTGACAAAGTCATCCATGTAATCAAAAAAGTCACCCATTCTAGTAATATTATTAATAAAGAAGTTTGTCTGTACACCACCTTGAGTTACAAACAATTTAATTCCGTTTGTAAGAGGAGAACCAACAGAGGTAGCGTCACCGAACCTACGAAAATCGTTAGATTGCATCTCACAGTTTTTTCCGTATATGATGACTCGAACTTCAGTAATCCACTTAGTTTTACCTACCTCAGCCTTAACATTAAACTCCTGAAGACCACCGGAAGCGTTTACATTAAGATCTGGTGAGTTGTCTGTGGTCCGTCTTAGGAACTCTCTTAGCTGTTTACGTTTAGTAAGACTACTCGTATCTACTTCACTAGCGCTAATCTCAACCACACTAACAGCTATGGCCCCGTCTTGGGTGACTTTGAGGCGCCTTCCAGTAGCAGGATCTTGTATGTATGTAGGTAACGCCACTTCTACACCTTATTCGTCATCGATATAGATAATAACATCCACTGACACATCGCACGCAGACGCTGGTTTACACCCCCAAGAAATAGCGTCACCAACCCCAAGAATAAAAGCGCCCTCGGGTTGAGTAGGTTGAGCCCCACCAGCTGAAATGATACTATTGTATATAATAGTACCGTTTGTCACTGTTTTACCATCTCCGGATGCTTTATAAGAAGTACTGGAAAGAGATTTTGTAGACTCAGAGTTACAGTTAGTCACTGTGGCAGCGCTAGCATCGGAAATTAGTGTTCCAGTGGTAGGATTAGTTCGGATGTTCCACTGACTAAGAACAGAGCACTGAAGGCGGGACTGCCAAATACGCCAAGGAGAGGTTCCCGTATTCTTAATATATAGAATCCCATTAAACGATCCCGTGGTAGTCAGGGCTACGATAGGCGCGGAGATAATAAATGCATCGCCCTCTTTGGCTCTTACAGCTAGACGACTACGCACCGCTGCTCGTGTACTTAGCTCATTCTTGTCAGTCACTTTGACTGTAAATTCACGACCAGTACCGTCTCGTATTACAATACTCATACATCAATCTCCCATCCGCTAATGAGAAGAGTCCCAGATCCAGCTGAGACAGGGGCCTCAACAGTGATTAGGGCACCTACTCCGAAGCCCCAAAGAAGAGTACCCGCTACCATAATATCGTTAGGCCCAGTGGTGACATAAGTAGTAAGGGCCTCTGTTCCGTTTGAGGCCACTGTCATTCCCGTTCCCGATACACCGTTCCACACGTTTAGGGTTAAAGCCGCTGCCCTAACTGAGTTACTATTGCTGTTTGGAGCGGGAAAAGGAACATGACCTGCTGTAGGGGCCGATGCTCCATAATAAATTCGGTAAATCGCAACATCGGGACCAGACCAACTGCCATAAAACCTATTAACAGCAAAGGCTTTTGAAGGGGAGTTGGGGTTTATGTACATAATAGGGTACTGTGTCGCGGTCGTGTTAAATGTCCGTTTACTCATAGGGATGACGTAACCATCTCCAGAGTTAGTAAACGAAGCAGACTCAACCTGCGCTACAGCATGCACCCTAAGTCTATTACCGCTGTCAACTGCGGACCTATATCCCTTACCAGTTCCGTCTTTAATTACGAATTCAGACATTATGAGTCTTCTCCTTCAAACTCCGCCTCTGCCGCATAGGTTAATATGCGAGTTAGTAATCTTAACTCTGATAACACTAGATGAAGCACGTTCAGAACCTCATCATCTCTAACGCCCAGTTCAAAGCAACCGTCTGTGTTAATATTTGCGTTTGATGACCCGTTAGTGATCTTAATCCTACCAATTACTTCATCACTAGTAGCTAGTTTGGTGTCTGTAGCTAGTCGGTAAACAGTGCCGTCCAAGACGACAGACACAGCATTACCATCCGCATCGTATAGTACCTCTTGGTTTACCGGTCTGTCGTCTTGGAAAGCCATTAGTCCTAGCTCACTTCATAGTTGGCCGTAAAGTGCCAATCAGCAGTACCCGAACCAGAATTCAAGTTGTCCGAGAAGATAAGAATATCACCAGCAGCAGGAGCAACAGTTCCCGCCGCCGAAACATCTTCCAACGGAGTAGCGGTATTCACAGCAGCCACATTGAGCTGAACATTCTTAACCGCAATGCGAGTAAGAGAGCCCGCCGCAACAGTCAAGTCAAGAGGATCTGGGGCGGCTTTGTAGTCGAGAGCCACTTGGAACAAGGCGCTGTTTTCGGTGTGCATCGAAGACAGCTCAAGATAGGCCAGGTCGGCGTCCGTACCATCAACCCGAAGGACGACAGCAAGGACGACTTTCCAGTCCAAGCTGTGCTTAGACTTAGTCAAGTGCCCGATAACACTGTGGAGCTTCACTGCGGTGCCCGCAGCGTGCTTGTAGGGACCGGCACCGGCTTGATTGTCAACGTCGATGAACATGTAATAAGCATCCGTGGTTTGGCCGCTCTTACCAAAGTCCACACCAAAAACATCAGCGGTACCACCTGCAAGAGTAACAGCCAATTCACCAGAAGCATTGACTGAGACCACATTCGTTCCGTCAGAGATGACGGACGTAGTGGCCAAGCGGTCTGCACCGGCTTCGTTAACAATGGTGATCGGAGTGCCATCAGCCTTATAGAGAATGTTCTGTACTACTGGTTGCTTGTCTTGAAAAGCCATTTAGCTTACCTCATATATTAGGGTGTAGTGGAATTTAGCTGTCCCTGAACCTGTACCCTTTTTTACCAGGACAAGGACATCGCCCACACTAGGGACTACGTCATTACCTGCAACATCCTTTAAGGTGCTTGAAGTATTTACTTCGACAACACCTGTCCGGATGTCCCCCACTGTCAAAAAAGCCAGTGAGGATCCTGATACAGTTAAATCGAGTACATGAGGAGTTACACTCTGCGTTATAGAAGACTCATATTTAAGAGTATCCTCAGAGTGCAACGAGCTAAATTCTAATGCAGCTAAAGTAGCATCCGTCCCATCAATATCCAATACAACTAATAGTACAACATTCCACTCGGCCTGCTGTTTACTCTTGATCAAGTGGCCATGCACCCAGTGAAACTTTACTCCTCCGGAGCCTGAGTGCTTGTAGGGGCCCCCACCCCCTTGATTGTCTAGATCAATGAGTAGGAAATACTGGTCGGCCGAAATACTCGATTTTACATAGTCCAGCCCCACTGCGACAGAGCTGCCGCCAACCACCACGGAGCCCTTAACCAGTAGCTCTCCGGCGGGTGTAACTACGGACGAATTCTCGCCGTCTCTGTCAAGGATCTTATAATATGCGGACATGGGGGTACGCTCAGAGCATACACCAGGTCCACAAACTTTACCAGATAAAAAGTATGTATGTCAATAGATTCTATCTATTATCTACTATCGCATTTACCTCAGAGACAGTAGTGGCTTCTCTAATCTGTTTCTTAAGGTTTGTCCCAGAGTCCAATATGGCTCGAATAGTCCCAATAGCAGTTAGATAGAAGCTATTTAAATCAGAAGAATCTATGATTGAATACGAATCAGAATCGTCAATTGTGTTCCATTCTATAGGGTATACCAGTGCAGGATTATCTTTAAGCTGGTACGCAGCGGTCATCTTAGACTGGGCCTGAATAGATAAAGAAAATTGTTTACTAGAATATGTAAACCCATTAGATATGATGAGGTCAGTTTTTTTATCAATCTCAACAATCCTAGTATACTTAAGCGGAAAATGTTTCCCTATTATACTAGTGCTTGTGGGCGGGGAAGATCCACCATCTAACAGAGTTAAGTCACCCGGGGATAACTCCTCTGCAAATAAAATATTACAGATATCGCCTATTGTTTCCACATAGTACAGTTCTGTGGTTATGTCGCTATTTTGTATTTCTTTCTTTAATCCCTCTCCCGATACCTTTCCAGAATTGAAATCAGTAGAAATCGTATAGCTATATTTAGTAGGTGTGGACATTAGGAGGCCACCTCTTCAAGCATCATCACAAAAAACTCAGTATCAGGTCTAGCCACAGGTCGAATTTGCCCTTCGTTACTATCCACTCTCCACTCAACCTTAAATTCATGAGATGCAGCAGTTAAGGGGTCTGTGAGAAACAAGAAGTAACCACACTCAGACCACTCTTTATTAGCAGTAGATACGGTCATACCGCCTTTAGAGACTCCGTCTAGTGTGAACCTATAGAAAACAGGTTTTCTGTCACTCGTTTGACTACACGCAACTGCTACAGTTACTTTAACACGATTTGCACCCGTTACTCTGTTAACAGTCATTAAATTTACATAAGTTTGACTAGTAGTGGTAGTGTCCACCACCAATCTATGTTGTCCAGGAGCTACGGGAAGAGAGCTGCTGTATACTATTTTATCTCCCGATAAATTATACATCAGAACTTTATTATTACCGATAGCAGCATCATCTACTGTCTTTCCCTGTATTTTATTAGCGTTCCATTGGGCTGTGGTGTTGCCTACTTGTGCCGCTGTTACTACGTGGGGGTTATCTGTTCGGACGTCATGATCACCATCTGTCACCAGGTCCAATTGAGCTTTGTTGGTATGAGAATGAAGCTCGGAGTCTCTAGCTATGGAGTCTGGTATTTGTGTGTCAGGTATCTTCGCAGAACCATCTAGGGTAGCCACACCATTTGCCACGCCCTTTTCAGACAGTAAAACAGTTTCGCTATTGGTTCGTTCTCGCCAAACTGCGGCGCCAGGAGTACTGTCTACAAGAACGTATTCAATACCTGTTGTTGCGTCAATCCAGTCACAACCAACCTCATATCCATTATTTGAGCAATCGGTGACTGTGGGAGGAACAGTCTTAATTCGTTTTTGGTAATATTCAATAGCCATTAGGAAACTCTCATTTCAACTGCGATTATAACGATAGGTTTACCAAAGTCGTCAGGAGCACCGGCGCCTGCAATCAGGTTTTTTCCGTCTCGACCAACATGCAAAGCTACGGCATCGTTATCTGATACGGTAATAGGAAGAACTATGGTACCTTCAAAAACCTCACCAATAGTAGTTGAGTTCACCGTAATGGGAACAAAATTTTCTGCGTCAAATCCTGTGCTGGTATTCTCTCCGGTGCTCCTAACCTTTGCCCTGGCTGCAAGCCTTACGATTGTTCCTGCATGGCTGTCCCTCAAAATGAACTTGGCGGTTACAGTAAGAGAGGTACCGCCGCCTATGAGATAGAGACCTGATATACCAAAAGCTGTTTTACTGTGCTTAATCTTTAGTCCTGGAAAACCATTTATAACAACTTTGTTCACATCATCTGGGTTGTCATCCTGCTTAGCCAACATGGCTGCTACGTCAATGGTGAACCTACCATCACCTACACCATTACCTGCTGCATTTATACGTAACTTTTCATTCCCCCCATCATTAACTTCTTCAAGAAGAACATTAGACCCTGCTATGAGTTTAGTAAATAGAGGAGCAGGAGTAGTGTCATTGTTTGACACACGAGGATCATTCAAAGAAATTACAACACCATTAACAAAGGTTCTAAATTCATTTGCAGTAGTATTAAACCATATCTCTCCATTAGTAGGGGAGACCGGATCAATCGTTAGATTGTCAAAACCAATGGAATCAATAAATTGGGGCATTGGTCACCTAGTTAGATTCTCCGTGTTTAATAGCTGTCCATCTAACTTTAGTCAAACCAGATGTTGATGAAGAATTTTTGTTTATGACAAAGCTACCTGAGGTAATCGATTCACAAGTCAGTAGGTAAGCTTTACCTCCTGAAGTTTCTGCTATTGCTGTAGGGGAGTAATTAGCGTCTGAAAAGGACGCAGAAAAAGTAACCACAGCTGTAGAGCCAACAAAAGAACCAGGAAGTATCTCTCCGGACTTATGTACAAGGGAATTAACTTCCGAACCAAGGTCACCGATGGCAGTATCTATGCCCGCTAAGTGAGCAGTAAGATGTACTAGTGCGCTAACTTCTGTAGGCGCTGTAGTCCGGGCATAATTAGCAGGAACAAAATCTATGTCAAGAATATCTCCATCAACCTCGTCTGAACCACCGCTTTCATGACGGGCACTATGATCTGATACATCGACGCCGTCAACATTACCCACGTTAGTTATTTGAAACGTGCCCATGTTGAGGTTGCCCGACATGTTTCGGGTACCGTTAATCAGGAGATATTGAGTATGATCATCGTCCCCTAAACCAATTAAGTTACCATGATCTTGAGTTAGCTCTAAGATCTCCCAGCTGGAACCGTTGTGCTGATAGGTTTTATTCTCGTCATCAACACGAGTAGTAGACCCCTCATTAGGGGTGTGCTTTAGCTCCCAAACAGAACCATTCCATTCGACAATATCATTAACACTAAAGGGAGACCACAACCCTCCTGTACCTGCAATGATATATCTGTCTCCTGGATTTGGAGAGCCTGGTGCTGTAGCCAAGTCTTTATCGAGGACAGAATTCTGCCACTCATCCCCAAGACCTGCTGCAGTGATAGCATCAATCAATTGGCTAACATTCACAGCATCGGTAGAAGCAGTACCATTAGCAACCTGGATAATTTTATTATTACCCATGTCTATTTGGCCAATTACAGCATTACCAGCAGTTCTGGCCTGTTCTAACGTAACACTGTGCGGATTTCCGGTATCATTTTCATGAGATGTTAGCTCCGAATCCCACGCAACAACTTGTACTGTTCCATTGGCAAATACTTTTAACCTATCTTCAGTAGTATTATACCAAGATTCTCCTTCAGCAGGAGTACCTGGGTCGGCTGCTAATTCATCATACACTATACCATTGATTCTTATTGCCATTGATTATTCTCCTATGGGGATCACTTGCCATGTGAGCAGGGCAAAGTCTGCTAAATTATTTGTATTTAAGTTTACCGTGAAACCATTTATGGTCTTGTTCTCAAAACTAACTAAAAATGATTGGTTATTGATCGCTTCTACGCCCCAAGTAATGGTATATTCTGTATCTATAAGGGAAGTACCAAATGTTACCGATGCTGTTTTAGGATTCCCGCTAAAATTACCTGGTATTAATTTTCCGGCTTTAATAGATCCAAGAAACCCCAGACCTGAGGTCATTAGCTCCCGCTCGTCTATCACAGCACAGATAATACCGTTACTAGCACTTACCCGGGCTAGTCGTATGTGCGGATTAGCTAAAGGAAATCCAGTTTGGTTGATCTGAAGAACACCGGCAGAGTTTAGATAGACGTAATTAAGGGTATCGTCTACTACAGGTTGGTCAACCGCTCCCAAATATTTTATGTGATTAGACCCAATAATGAAGTGACCTAATCGAATATTTATGCTAAGATCATCGGCACGGGTAACTAACCCCTCTTGAAAGTGAGCCCTTAATGTGGACGGTTCGTGACCAGCTGGAAATTCGATATGAGTGGGCATTAGACTGCCACCTTTGTAGCTGTCACGGAGCAGGTAAAATATAGGAGTTGGGGGAGGCTTAAGTCGTCCCGCACAGTGACCTTGACGAAATCACTTGTACCCCCTTTTAAACTTAAGCCTCCCCCATAATCATATATAGCCGTGAGGGTATCATATGCTCCGGATCTGTTAATTGGATCGGACTCTGGATTAGACACAGTCCGTAGAAAGTCTTCAGTTATTTTGAAGTTTGCAATGGTTTTAGAAACCCCATCGGTCTGGAGTTCAAAGAGCAAACCATTTGTTAAGGAAGGAATAGGACCGAAACTGGCACCCGAAGGATCTATATGTTTGCTAACTAATATAAACCTTATATCACGAATATATAGGTCTATACTAGAGCTAGGATCACTAAGAAACGAGAAAACTTTTGGAGAGGTGCCATCCACACGGAGGTCGTCACTGCCTGCAAGCTCAACGGACCCGTGAAGTATATCTCCTGCGCTGGTAGGGTTAGCCTGATCAGAGGTAGAAAAATTACCTGTGACAAGGACTTCCCCTATTGGCGTTACTACGGCTTCATTTTCGCCATTTCTATCTAAGATCTTCGTATATTTCGGCAACTCTTATCACCCCAACCATCACCAACCACTTAAGAGTCTATGCCGAAAGAAAACTGTTTGCAAGTAAAAAATTAAATTATATTTATTTTGCTTTTAATTTCGCCCATATAGCCGCCAAAAAAGCAAGTAATGGATTCACTGAATCCGTCTCTTGAGTGGGTTCTGAAACAGACTCCGGTGTTTGGTCAATTACCACTGTGACCGGATTCACGATCTTGTCGATTTCGGAATAGACAAAATCCCAGTCAAAGTAAGGCGTGGCCCGGAGCCAACCGGGATCCCAACCACCTGTAGAGGTGCTCCTGGACACTGGAGTAATATCCTCGTGCCCAACCAATCGAGGAGTTTTCCACCACTCCCCTTCCCATCCGTTTCTCTTTGCTATATCACAAGCTAGCTCGGCTACTTTTTTGTGCTGGGCTTCAGTGAAGCGAAGGCTTCCTCCCATAGGAGTCGCAGATGTTATCAGCTTATTTGCTTCGTAAAAAATACAGGGAATACATTCAACATGAACATAACAGCTATTTGCATACTTAGTAGGGAACAGTTGTAGAGGTGTCTTATACTTGGGCCACCTTTTCTTCCATCGGTCAACCATGGCTTTTGGAAGGTCGTTTTCCCAACCTCGCGCTACGGACAATATTTGGTTAATCTTTGGGTCTTTATTGGTGACCCCTACTCCGTTAGCCACCATATCTTCAGTAGCTATTTGAACTAGGTCACCATCCCAACCAATAACATAATGAGTTCCATGATTTGTGTTGTAGAAGTTTACAGCGGTATCTACTGGGTTCTCGTTACGCTTAAGAGCCTTGGCAGGGAGACCTCCGCCAGTTGTGTGGACAACAAGCCCAAATACATTACCAACCCAACCTTTAGGTCGTTGCTTTCCCTTCCACTTCTTCTTTGTTTGATTCGCTAGATCTGAAATACCTTTAGTCATTGTTCACCTCTTTTTTACGCTCTACGTAGAACTCTCCAGTAGAATACGCCTTTGCATGTCCTTCGCACAGGTGGACCTCACATGAAGAATCCCTCATGTGAGGAACCTCTCCCCAACACGGGGAGTCATCAAACCACCTATAAAACAGACAATTAGTCCAGCAACGCCAACATCCCTTGTACGCAGCAGACATTGTGAGACACCTTTAAGATCTGTCAATAATCTCTATCTCTGTATAACAAGGAATATGCCCACAATACCGGCACTTATGCCGATTGATAACATTATACGTAGCGCACTGGCAACATCCGAATCCAGGAGCGAGATTGTCATGGCTAATTTTTTGACACCTTTTTGCTGGTTCTTCCATATTTCTTCTTAACTGCCTCTATGTCTAGTTGGGTTAAGCTACCAATGTCACCTAAAGGAGGCGCCGGATACATAAGAGAATGCACATCGTTTACATCATGCCCTAAACCTAGCACATGACCAAGTTCGTGTACATAGACTTGTATCCTTTGGTACCCATCTAGCTCACCCATAGTCTCGTAGGCAAATATGATGGCCCCCAAATGACCATGGTCCTTAAAATGGACAGTACCGGCCAGGGCTACGGCCCCGCTTTCTTTCTCTCCCGGACTGGGTGCCAGCGTGATTATCATATCCCACCCAATTTTACCGGGGACAAACAGCTCAAAACCAACTGTTTCATTCCACACCATCATGGCCAATTCGATGGCTGGATCTGGGATCTCTGAGTTAATGCGAATTGGAAGACTTCCCTCACCCCAGTCAATTTCCACAGGATTTGGACAAGTGGGGGCTACCTGATTAAAATTGTCAACAGGATAAACCACCCGATCCCCGTCCCAACAGACCTTCATAAAAGAAATTTCAGTGATAGGCCGAGGAACCTCGGCCGAGGGTCTGATACAAGAGAAACTGAACAAGGATACAATATAAGCTAATAAAATTAGTGACTTACGCAAGATAGGCTCCTTGTAGAAAGTTAAATAACCCTACAAGTGTACCCTACCTTAGGTAATTCTCAAAGAAATTAAGTACTTAGCCTCCAATGGGAGGAAAGCAAGCGTTTGGACCAAAGAAGGACAAGGAAGTACAGGCGTAGCCCTCGTCTGTGCGACATTGAGAAGGTCGTTCACAGAGAACAAGGCAGAGCATCTCTCCTGTGGGGTTATACCTTACACAGATCTCGTCCTCGGCACAGCTAGTTTCGTCCTCAAAGTCACAACCAGAGCTACACATACCACCAGGGAAGGCGATAGACCGTGTTCCTTGAGGATCAGTAAGCTCGGTCACACACCACCCACCAAGGCACTCTGAGTCAGAGTCGCATGCTTCTCCGTTTTCGATAGGGTCTGCTGGTTCTCCTTTATCATCCGAGCACCCAGTACTGATAAACACTACCAAGAACAAAAATAGCGCGGCTGCGACAAACAGTAACACTTTATTAATCTTTTCAACATTAATGTGCATTAGTAACCTACTTTCTAATCAAAAAATGGAACACCTTTTACTTTAAAGAAGCTGTCACAGAACCAGTATGGTCCGTCATATTGCTCGCTAGTATCTTCTAGCCTAATCCAAATTATCCCCGAATAGTTGTTTTCTTTGCTTAATTGGAATGTTAGCTTACGCACAAAAGGAAACAAACAACTATCATATATGTATATACAGTCATAGTAGAGGCACTGAAGGTGGAAGGTGTCCCCCACTACGCTTATATCTCCACATGTGTAATGATCCCAAGGATACTCGATCATTCTAGGAGGAGTAGAGTTTGCAATTAGGGTAAGATCTACTTCTTCTGCATTGATACAGCTGGTGGTTGTGTTGTTGTGGTAGTAGAGTCTACCAGCTAGGTGGATACTCGTCATCTCACGAGCGTCCATCATAGAAGAATCAGTAACAGTGCTGGGTCTTCCGTCGCTAGGATAACCGCTGGTGTCGAAAGAACACGAAAATAATAGGACTAAGCTACTCTTGGCTACTACGCTTACTAATGAGTTCATCTATTTTTATCCCCACTATTGTCCCAATGAACAAGCCGAAAAACCAAGGTATAGCCATCCACCTATTATCGAAGATCTCAATGTACCCAAACACAGACGGTATCGACGTGAGCACGGAAAAGGTACCGGCACGGATATAGCTCCCTCTGGTAGCCCCTAAAGTCCACAAAACAAAAGCAACGTCAATCATGACGCCGAATGCAAAGACTTTTAGGACTGTCAGGGCTAACAACATGTGGTACCCTCTAGCAGTAACACGTTAACAAGTAAAATTCAACAGATAACATTATGGCTAAGTTAGAAGAAGCATTAGAAGACCTAGATTTAGAGTCCTGGTTAAATGACTACACGGAGATAACCTTTCGTAATGATGGAGAAATACGAATAAGGGTGTGCCCCGTATGCCTGAATGATAAGAGCAAACTCTATGTTAGCGTAGAGAAAAAATTGTTCTATTGCCAGAGGTGTGGGTTCGGGAAGGGCATCAGAGACATCTGTAGGCTGATGGCCGAAGTTAGTGGTCGCCACCTTAATGACATTAAAATAGAACTAGCCCAGACTGTGTCTCCAGCGAAAAAGGAGAACGAGTTTGAAAGTGCTGTTCAAGACAAAATTAAGCCAGATAAAACATTAGATGCACCCGAACCTATAGATACAGTCTCTCTGCCCCAGACGGAACCTTTCGAGGGTGTTACCGGCACCCGCGCGTACAACTACCTCCTAAAAAGAGGTCTCAGCGAAGAGATTATAAAGGAGCGCCAGTTAGCTATGGTTGGCTCCCTAAGAGGACACTCTGGTCCCTACGTTCTTTTCCCCGTCAATTATTTCGGGCTGACAGTGGCCTATCAGGGGCGCTGTATAGTTGATAAGGACCCAAAGTACGTATCCTCAGAGAATATCAAACAGTGGCTGTGGCCCCTAGACCAACTCAAAGAACAAGACACAATAGTAATCGTAGAGGGAGTCTTCGACGCACTAGGGTACCTGAGTGTAGGGGTCCCGGCTGTGTGCACTTTTGGTAAGAAAATATCTACAAGCCAAATCGAACTACTTCAGAAGCACAAAATCAAGAATGTATACTTTGCTTGGGACCCTGACGCCCATCAGGACATTCAAGACGCAGCAGACAAGTTAGCCCACCTATTTTCAGTATACATAATTCCCTTCCCAGAGGAAAGTAAGCTGAAGCTAGACCCCGGACTTGTGCTACAATATCCAGAGCTTAAACCTTGGCTCAAGGAAACTCTTGACACAGCAATCTACACAGACTCTGGAGACTACTGGCTCTGGAAGCTACAAAGGAAAATCAAATGATCTACACAGTATTCTACAGAAAAGGTGAGCCCCGTGCTCCCAGTAAAGTCTCCTTAGACGACTACACAGAAGTTGGAACTATTGAGGCGTCTTATAAGTCTCAAATTACCACTAAAATAGCTAAACCGGATGACCACAGCGAAGCTGTTCTACTTAGACCTAAAAGAGTCTCAGTAGGAGACTTAGTCATTGATGAAGACGACTGCGCCCTGATCTTCACCCCAACGGGTGTGTGGGCCACAGTTGAAGTTGTCTAGCTCCTAGGCACCCACTCCCCCTCAGAAAACAGAATAACTAATTCCCTGATGTGCGAAGCACATCTGGGCGCCGAAGGCGCCTAGTCCTCATATGGGCTGAGGGTAATCAAAGGGGCTGAGGGGTTTTTAGTGGCTCAGATCTCTTGTCTTGATCTCAAGACAGATCTCTGCTTAAAAACACATAAGTGAACCACAGTTTCACTTATTCACATTGACTGGCTTATCAGCCAGTCCAGAAGCTTCGCTTCATAGGGTGAGTTTTTTAGTAAAGTAGTGAATGTGTGCTATATAGAAACTTCTTTACCACTTGTTTCACCACAGCCCATCACTCACACCCCTTTCACCCCCTAATGATAAAACACACGTTTTTTTGGTTGTCAAGTGAAAAATGCAACCCAATGTTATCATGGAGAAATTCGGCACCCTTTTGCTCTTGCTGTGTCAAATCGTTGTTATTTGCGAATATCATTGGGTTTTTTGGAAAAGTCGTTGTCAAGAACTATTTTAAGTATTTTACTATTAGTTGATATTGTTGAGGTTTTCGGGTGATTCTTCGTTGTCAAGTAATTTCGTAAATAAGTGTGCGACCAAGATTAGTCATTAGGGCAAATTGGTGTAGGACTTATCTGACACTGTCCTACATATTTACGTTGACATGGCAATTTGCTTTTGATATGGTGCTTTCATGATGCAAAAGGGAACTAAGCCAAGTAAATTGGCTCGTAATTTGATTAAAAAGCACGGTCTTGAGAAATTCAATTACCTAATAGACTCCTTTCAGAAGGGCGTAGCAATGCCCCAGATTGCACAGGAGTTTCAGGTAACCCGACAACGGGTCCAACAATGGCGCCAAGCTTTGGGCAACCATTATTCTCATTTTACTCCGCACCCTGAGATACGCACACTCCTCAGTGAGAGCGATAGTAATAATAGCCGAATTGTAATCTAGTAATATATTTGACTTTTAATGTCTTATATGTGTATCATATAGCGGCGTACGGTCCCCCGTGCGCTCTGTGTGTTCACTGCAAAGCACTTTGAGAGTCTAAATGTTGTACTCAAATTAAGTAGCATAGCTAATTGAAACAGTTTAGGAAGGCAGTGAATAAATGAGCTATAACCCGAATAGAAATGACAACAAAGGCCGCAAGACACGCCGCCTTGACCCACACGCTGGCACCAAGCACTCTGATATTATGAACCGCAGAGGGATCGGTAGCTCGGCCCCTGCGAATGTTGCTAAGGTGGATACCCTTCATGGGTATCGTAACGAAATATTTAGCAATAGCGAATTCTCCCAATATTTTGAGTGTATGTATGCCGGTAACTCTACAGGGTTCGGAATCAATAAAAAGAGAGATAAAACTGCTCGTGTAATGAGGGGTAGTGTCTATTTGATTCTTGGTACGATTAAAGAAGACAACAGTATTGAGAATACAAACACGTCCCTCATCAATGAGGGTGGTTATATCCTTCTCCCTAAAGGAACTGGATATAGCTTGGCCACCTCTGGCACTTCTCATGTTGAGTTGTTGGTTACTGAGGCTACTGATTATTCTAAGGATTTTGTGTCTGTAGAGAAATCCATTGTAGCTAAGGGTGACAACGTATTGCTGGTCTCGTCCAACTCCACTGTCCCCCGACGGGAACGAGACTCCTCAAGGGCACAAGATCAAGCTGCTAAAAGCAGAGAAGAACGAAAACGTGGGCGGCCCCGCAAAGGTGGCAATGCTCAGCCGAACGCGAACAGTTCATCGTCGGTAGGTGTTAATCCTATGCCGATGGGTGCTGCTGCTTTGGCAGAAACGGATTAAATGAAGTCACCCACTCAAAAGTCCGCTAAGTTTATCAACATGGCCGACATGCAGAAGGGGGTCAAACCCCCTAAGGCCGTAGCCTCCCGGCTGAAGGAAGAGATGATGGGCGGGCCTGTGGGTGGTAATGACATTAAAGGAGCTAAGTGCCCTCAGTGCGGGCACAAGCACGGGGCTGGTAAGCTTTGCTCTTACCAAGCCTCTATATCCGTTGAAGGGCATCGTGTTTCTCCTAATAGTGTGTCGAAGAATATCATAGATAGACTGCCTCTTAAGGCGCCCCTTTCTCCCTCTCCTGTGGACGTAGCAGGTAGATCTCGTGTCTCTACTACTTCTCGCAAGCCAGGACAGAGTGATTTTGAATATGGTGATACTGAGGCTGGGCCGACCGTGGAAAGAGCTGCCACTAGGGTACAGACCAATCCAGGTAAGCTTGGTAAAGCCCTCGATAAGATAAAAGAGTATAGGGATGAAAAAGAAGATAAACCATCTCGTTCTCTTGGTTATCAAATAGCGTCTTCGCCAGAAGTTAAAGACGGTGAAGACGAGGAAACGCATAAGTCACTTGGATGGATGTTTGATGTTTCTAAGGGAACGGGAAAACCCCGGGAACCCGTAGCAGCGGCTCCTACTGCGGCGCCTGCTAAGCCTCGTGCTCCTACTGCGGCTCCTACTGCGGCGCCTGCTAAGCCTCGTGCTCCTACTGCGGCGCCTGCTAAGCCTCGTGCTCCTACTGCGGCTCCTACTAAGCCTCGTGCTCCTACTGCGGCTCCTACTAAGCCTCGTGCTCCTACTGCGGCTCCTACTAAGCCTCGTGCTCCTACTGCGTCTCCTGTTATGGCGGGCAAGAAACCCGCTTCTTCGATGCGACAGCAGAGAGTAGCAGGAGCTAGACAAAAAATAACCGTAGCTAAACCACAGGCACCCCGAGCACAGGCCCCGCAACAGCAGGCAGAGCCCCTTCCTCCGCCTCCGTCGGGTCCCTTCAATACTAGTCGTCTTCCTCTTCAGGCGCCCTTTGATACGGATCGTTTACCGTTGAGAGCAGCTAAAGAGGCACCCCGAGCACAGGCCCCGCAACAGCAGGCAGAGCCCCTTCCTCCGCCTCCTACGCATTTGGTTCCGTCTAGGTCCCAAGCTTCTTCTCGTCCCGGTGCTGGTCTAGAGGACATGTTGCCTCTTCGTGACCCTCCTACCAATTTTAACGAACAACAAAGAAATATTCCCTGGGCAGAGAGGCAGAGGCAAAAAGTCGAACAGGCCACTAGAGCAGCTAAAGAGGCACCCCGAGCACAGGCCCCGGACCCTCAAGCACAGACTCCGGACCCTCAAGCACAGACCCCGGACCCTCAAGCACAGGCCCCGGAACATCTTGATTTGCCGGGAGATGATCCTGAAGAGAAGGATAAGTCTCCTAAGGAAAAGGAATCTAGCTCTACAAGTAAGGATAATCCTTGGGCAGTTAAGTTGCCTACTCTTGGTACAGCGTACGCTATGGGGGCTGGCTTGGGTGACCCTGGTGGTACCGTTGGTCCAACGGCTGCTGCCGTGGGGCAGCTTATTCCGGGGAGAAGAGAGGGCATAGGCGACCCAGGTACGGGTTCTAATTTTTCTCGGCCACCAATAAATTCTCCAAAACCTGGTAAACCTGTACCTTTTAAGAGATCTATGGAAAGTTTAAAAGAATGGCTGAACAAAAAGTAAATAATACAGATGAGTCCATTATGGACTATTATACTTCGTTGTCTCCTTCTAACAGGATGACTGAAGTTGCTATTGTTCATAAGTCTATCAAGAACGGTGTTGTCCCAGAGTCCGTTCGTTATGGTGTTATGAACAATGTGTTTAGAGGCATTGTTAAGTCTTCTAAAGATGATTTGTACTACTTTAGCTACATACCGGACGGTAAGTTCTCCTTGGTGAAAGCAAACGATAGGGACAAAGTATGGGAGGCTAATAAGCTTCTCAAAAGTTGTTCTCTAGGCTGCGATATTGTCCGAATGGAAAAAGCAGATGTAGCCATGGGATCTATGCCTGTGGTGGACGAAGAACAGGATGTGGTCGCCCAGCAGAGACTCGCCACAGCAAAGCATCCTGGTGCCGCTGGTTCTGTCACGCCGGATCTGCCTGAAGTGGGTAGACAGTGGCACGAAGAGGAAGAGATTACTCAGAAAGCAGATGCCATTCCTGGCGGTCTTGCTGATGGTAAAAGTCCGTCTGACTTTGACCAAGATAAATTGGATGAGGGAGTTAAAGTAGAACTTGAGCACACTTCTGATAGGTCCATAGCTACTGAGATTGCGATGGACCATCTTACTGAGGATCAAGATTATTATTCAAAGCTAAAAGAGGTAGAAAAATCTTGGAATGCTGCATCGTTGATCAAGGGGCTGGGGCAGAGTCTCCAGCGCACAGCTCCTAGAACCTTCCATACAGCCTCTGATAAAGAGAAACAGTTTCTACTAGAAGTAGTAGGAAAGACCCCTGAACAAATAGAAGCTGGCGATACTCGTATGAACCCCACCCAGAAGGTGTTATATGCTAGGTGGATGAATAAGTCTCTACGATCCAAGCTGAATGATTTAAAGGGGTGGAGAAAGTAATTTGGCTAAGAAACCTAACAATCCTCCGGATATTGATTATGCTAGCATAATCGCTGAGGCGGCTAAGATGGCCGTCGCAACTCAGCAGATTATGCCGATGGTTCGGGAAAACATCCAGAAGGGGTGGAAGCAGCTTCCTAATACGGATTCCCAAAGGTCACCAAAAAGTTGGTTCAGCGACCCTCTCACCCTTCAGTATAGCTTAGGGTATAAAGATCGTAGATACAGCGTAACCTATGACACCCTTAAGAAGATTTCAGGCCAGCTAAGCATTATTAGCGCCATCATTAACACCCGAGCGGCTCAGGTTGCTTCTTTTTCTCAGCCCTATAGGTCTACTCGTAGTCTTGGTTTTGTGATTAAACACAAAGAGGCAGACCACCCCACAACTGCTTCCGAAGTTGCCTTTATTAAAGAACTTGAAAATTTTGTATTGAACTGCGGTCGGGCTGAAAAGAACCCATACTCTAGACAACCAAGAGATGATTTTGAGAGTTGGCTACGAAAGATAGTTCGTGACTCACTTTTGTTTGACCAAAGTTGTACTGAGGTGGTTCCTGATCGTTTAGGTCTTCCTTATGAGTTTTTAGCGGTTGATGCCTCTACTATACGAATAGCCTCAGACAATCGTTATGTTGGGATCAATTCTTCTTATCATAGTCGGACAGGCTTTGTTCCTTCTGTTCCTTCTAGGTTTGCGGGACTATACCAGGGTCGGGAATATGGTAATGACGACATTCGTACCGCTGAAGGTGACGAAGTAGCCTATGTACAGGTTGTGAACGGACAAATTGAAAATATTTATAGTGATAAGGAGATGATTTTTGGGGTTAGAAATCCTAGAACTGATATCTATACTTCTGGTTATGGTTTATCTGAGTTAGAGCAACTGATTACTATTATCACTGCTCATCTCAATGCTGAGACGTATAATAGGCACTTTTTTACGCAAGGTAGTGCCCCTAAGGGTATTCTTAACCTACGAGGAGATAACTGGACCCCAGATCAGCTTGAAGAGTTTAGGCGGCATTGGTCTGCGCAGGTTGCAGGAGTAGATAACGCATGGAAAACCCCGGTTCTTCAATCCGAGGGCATTGAATGGATCGAGTTGGCTAGGTCGAATCAAGAAATGGAATTTGGCCGATGGATGGAATATCTATTGAAAATTACCTGCGGTGTTTTCCTCATAGATCCAGCAGAGCTAAACTTTGACATGCACGGAGGAGTACAGCAGACTCCTTTGTTTGAGTCCTCTCAAGAGTGGAAACTGAAAGCATCTCGCGATAGGGGCTTGAAGCCTCTTCTGAGATTTGTTGCTAGGATGATCAACAAGAATATTATTGATCGGATCGATGATCATTTTACTCTTGAGTTCGTTGGTTTGGATGAGCTGTCTGAGCAGGACAAACATAATCTTCTTGTAGAACAGCTATCTAGTTATCTAACGCTTAATGAAGTTCGCCGACAAGCGGACCTGCCGGATCTCCCTGGTGGTGACGTTCCCTTGAACCCCACATATCTACAGCTGATGCAGCTGCAGCAAGCAACAGAGGCTGCACAGGCAGCTCAACCTGCTCCTGAGTCTGCGGAGCCTCCTGCTGCTCTTCCTGGTTCTTCTTCACAACAAGGTTTTGAGGCTCCCCCTAAATACAGCGCCGCAGACGGCCTGCCTGATGTGGGGGATCTGGGATGAAGAAATCATATACACCAAATATGACCCCCCAGCAGATTGCTGAACAAGATCGTAAGCGAGGTGGGGGGTATAAAGATAGTTCTGTTGGTGATTTTAGTGTGGACGATTATCCTAAAGATAAAAAACCGTGGCTTATTAAAACGCCAGTAAATAAGGGACCTAATACTATGACTAACTTGCTAGACTTGCTTAAAGCCTCTGATGATGAAGATGAGGACAAGGATAAAAAGGAATCTCACTTTGAGCGGAAGATTTCCGCTAATATGAGAGAGATGAAAGACAATCCCGATAAGTATCCTGGCGGACGAAAGCAAGCAATAGCAATCGCAGCTAACCAAGCTGGGGTATCTAAGGCTGGTCCTCCTCCTGTTCCTAAATCTGGTCCGCCTCCTGTTCCTTCTAAGCTAAAGGGAACAGTAACCTCTGAAACTCCCGGGGAAAGAGCTAAAGGCCCTCTACCAGGTATGCCTCCTGCTGAGAAGAGTCTAGAGGACCTGTTTGATGAAGAGGGAGAGACGCTTAAGAAAGAGTGGACAGACAAGGCTTTTGAGTCTGGTAAGGGATCTGAGATAGATCGAGCTAGAAAAGAACCTACTGTACCCCCGGCTCAAACCGTAAGGCAGATTACTAATAAACCTGAGTATACTTCTGGCACTAAGCCCGAAGCTGGTCATACAATTAGCCGGCAAGCGTCCCTTCATGGAGCGGGACAGAGTTTGACGGCTAATCAGCCTAAGGGTAGCCCAGAGTATTCCTTGGGTACCAAACTTCAGGGTATGGGAAAGGCCCTAACAACTCGTTCTATGCACATCCCCCGCCCGCAGGGAGTTTATGACCCCTTTGGCGTGTATAACTCTGCCATGAAGACGATGACCCGTCAGAACTCGGCTCTTTATAGTCCCGAAGGTGTAGCTCCTCTTGTTGGGGATACCCTTAAAGATGTTTCTGGTAAGGACTATAACCGAGTGGCAGACCCTTATAATAATTGTCCTACTCATGGTACTGTGTATAAATCATCTGTTGGTTGTTTTTCTTGTGGTCTTTACAAATCGACTTGTTGTTCCTCCTGCAATGCTCGATTGACAAAATCTGCTGGGGGTAATCTTTTCTGTCCGAATTGTGGGTGACCTATATGGGTAAGATAGAAAAATCAATTCCTTTGTGGATTTCGGTACCAAACAAGGTTCCCTTGTTGGTAAAGGACTCTTCAATCAAAAAGAGTCAACCTCTATACATTAATATCGAGAGGAAAAAATGAGCAGTAACAGCACACCAAGAGTTCCTCTGCATATGCAGAATCCGAATATCGTAAAAGCTAAAGAGACTAATCCTAGCTACGAGTCGTTTGCTCCGCACGAACAACACGAGAGCAAATACCATAACCTTGAGGACAGACCGAGTACCCATATGATGAGTACTATGCGGCGTTATCCCAACGGTGAGCTAGATTATGTTTGGGCTTCTAATGCCATTATTGATGCTATCCACAAGGCCGAGTACAATGGTTTTTTGACTCCGATGGAGGAGGCTTTGCTTACTGTTGTGTTCCCTCTTAAGTTTCGTAAAATGGAACCAATGATGGCGGAGATCCGTACCCAGCTGTCTCGTACTGAGAAGTCTAAGTTAAAGCAGCTAGTTATGGCACATTTAGCGGAAGAAGTTGCATATAATGCCGGTAGTGGTGGTGTTTTTGTTCCTGGACAAAGCCGTACACTAAGCGGCAAGTAGGAGACTCTATGTCGGACCACGGAAGTATCAAACGTCTTAATTGGGTTACTCCTAATGTAGTGATTCCCCAAGAACGAAAACCGTCCTATATTGAGAAGTCTATAGAGGCGGCCAGGTGTGGTACTCCTCCGACACGAGGTAACAATGTTATCACACCTCCTGTTATTGTTGAGCATGGGCCTTCTCTATACTTGAACAAAGCCATCAGAGTACCAGTGAAATATACTGCTTCTGGCCCACAATTTCAGCGCAAGCGGGACCCTCATTCTGGTAAGTTTGCTGCGTCTGAAGATGTAGGATCCCAGTCAACCGCAGAAGAGGATAAGGCTAAAACTGAACGCGAGCATAAACTTCGTGCTCACGAGAAATTGGAATCTCTTTTGGAGCTACGAGAGGGGGGTAGACATGTCCGTCGCCTGCCCTCGCCAGGGGAAAGGTCTGGCAAAGGAGGAGCTAAGAGATCGGTAAAAAAAGCAGCCCCAAGTGTCCCTGCGCAGCTTCCAGGTGCTCCTAAGGCTATCGCTCCACAGCTCCAAAATGACACTAAAGCAGATGTAATGGGGCATACAACTCATGGATTAGATATCTTTGATGATCCTTATTTCTCTGGTCACGAAGACTTCTCTCCTGAGGATCATGAAGAAGCAGAGATGCTCAACAGATTGTTGAGTGATGAGGCTGAGACCCCTGAAGACACTATGCGGTTCATGAATAATGCTGACGCACATGAAGACCGCAGGAAGGATTCACTGAGTCCTTCTGATCGCTTTGTTGAGTCTATGAACAGTATGGATGACAGAAATAATGGATCATTTGATAATCTTCTGTCGCAACCAGATGTTTCCCCGGAGCAGAATAAACCGTTGATGGCCGCTAGTGGTAGCGGCCCCGCTCCTGGTATGAAGCATACGGCCACTGGTGGCCCGGTGGGTCCCATGACTAATGTCAACGAAAGACCTCAGGACGCAGAATCCTTTGGCGGCGATGATTATGATGATGCGGCATATGATGATGATTTTTCTATGGAGAGTATGCTCCCAGAAGACGAGGGCTCTCTTGGTGGTGAAGAAGATTTTGCCTACGATGACTCCCTAGAAACAGCTCCGACAGGAGACTCGGGTAGCCCTATGGATAGTGGCTTAGATTTAGGAGCCATCCGCGCACAGCTGCAGGACCTGATGGACCTTATTGATTCGGGAAGTGCTGGACAAGAGCTTAATGCTAATGGAACCAAGGAGCTACGAACACCACCAACTCATGCAGGGGCCTTTGACTCGATAGCTGACATATCTGAGGGTGAGATGCCCAGGAATCGTATGTCGGGAGTTCCGGGACATTTAGGCGGTAATCCTAACCATAATACTGACGGAACGTTTTCTCCCCCAGACGGCGCAGCGTCTACTACTATCGCGGTAGGCGAGGGAGCAGAGGATAATCCAGAGGCGCCTGGAGTATACGGGCAAGGTCCCGGTAGTGATTCTTATCAGAGGCAGCTGTATGAAGCCCAGCAGAAGGCCATTGAGGCGATGAAACAGTACTAGGATGTTCAAGGTCACTGAAAAAGCTAGAAAGCTAGCTCGAAAAATTGAGTTTCAGGATCTAGAGATCTCTATTGAGACAGATAAGGGTCAAGTTCGTCATTGGACCGACGAAGCAACGGGTGAGAAAGGTACCACAAAGATGCATTATCCTTATGGATATTTTTGTGGTATGAAAGATAAGGGTTGGGACGGAGATCAGCTTGATGTGTTTGTGGGTCCCCATGATGACTCCCCGAAAGTCTTTGTTGTAGATCAACTAAAGAAACCTGAATTTAAAAAGCTGGATGAACAGAAAGTTATGATTGGGTTTTGTACGGCTAGGGAGGCCAAAGCGGCTTATCTTATGCACTTCAACACACCTAAATTTTTTGGATCTATGAAAGAGTATTCCATAGATGATTTCAAAAATAAGTTTGTGAAGAAGGCATTCGGAGACGAGGAGGCGCCAGTAGAGACAGAGCAGGAAGCAGCTCCTCCGGCTCTTGTGATGAATGTAAATGACCCAATGTTTGTAAACCAAGCTCTCATGCTCATTGATTCTGTTGACGAAGCTCAGCTGATGCCTTTGGCTGCTGAAATATGGGGAGATGGCTATCAGTACTTTCCTGTCACTGAAAACCATATCCGCGCAGAGGTCAAAGGCTTTTTAGAAGATCAACTAGACTTGTTTGAGCAGATGTCTCCTATGACTATGCAGTCTGCAACATTCGAAGATCCAGATCTACTAGATCACTCAGATCCGCAAGCAGGTCCTGAGGGTGTTGCTAGTCTTGCAGAAGAGGACTCAAAAGATGGGTTCCAATACTAAGCAAGAACCTGAAAAATCACCTTTTCTAACTGAAGATGGGCGCCGGTTATCCCGGGCACCCTACCCAGGTGCTCCTGTTGAATGGAACCAAGGTTATCACCCTAATGACCCTAAAAATTTGTGGGCCGCTAGGTGGGTTAACCCTGTTAATGGATCACATGAATACTCTTATCTAGAGGAGGACATGGCGGGGCAAAGTGGGTGGAAAATACACCAGCAGAATGCTCTTGTTGATTCTCGTCTTCCTACTTTTAGATCCTATGTTAGCACCCTGTTTAAATCTCCCCATATGAAGGACAAGTCTGTTGCTTTGATTCTTATGTTGCTGGACCAGGGCAGATTTCGTCTGTGGGAGATTACTGGTCTGAGCATCAAAGATATTGTTTGTGCCCGAGAGATTTGTCGTCTAGGTAAGAGGAGGATTCACTGCTCCCCCGAAGTCTCTCAGGCCCTAAGGATGCTGTGCTCTAACCGAGATCCAAAAGAACCTTTATTTGTTGTGCCTAAGGTAGATAGTCAGAGCGATCTATCTTACTTTGAGCCCCGTAGGATTGGTCCTCATCTTATCACGAATTTACTGGTAGAGTTAGGTATACCTCTAGAGGGTCTACAAACATACCACGCCAGCAATGCCTACATTACTTCTATGCAAGGCTTCCTAGATAGAGGTGCGGATGTAGGATACGCTCACCGACAATCTCTAATTGAAGTAGCTTCAGAGCTGGGGTACAACTTGAATACTTCTGAAGATCTTGATTTCTGCCTCAGCGTTATTCAGGAGCAGTATGTGGACCCTGTAGTTATTCGGGTCATAGAAGAAAACGCAAAGATGAGGAGTAATGTTGGTGCTCCTTTGATGGACCATAGATCATTCATGAGCATCCCCAGAGTTTCTTCTGACCTAACATCTAGGACTCCTAGTGAGTCTGTTTTTAGTAAGTGGTTGCATACAACGCCTTTACATAATTACGTATGAACGCACCAACCCTAACCTGCTCGTGTGGAGAACTAATCATTAAGTCCGATGGCAATGGATTTAAGATTAGGTCTAAGATCTTGATACTGAAGGATAACAGCACATCTTGGGCTGTTTGTAAGGGTTGTAACAAAGAGATACCTGTTCCTATTAGAGCAGATTTTGACAATGCAAATCCTCCTTTGTTTATCAAGGGATATAGCAAAAAAAGTACTTGACATTACATAAACTATCATAGTAAAGTTATCGAGCTAGCACATACTAAAGGACTCCATATAGGGAGAGCTGCCTCGGCGGTCTCTCCCTTTTTTCGTCATGAGTAAGCCTAATAAAGACACTTTCCAGTTTTTCCTTCCAGCAACTGTTGTCAAAGCCAACAAAACGGGTGATGGCACTCGCTGGATTGAAGGTATTGCGTCTACTGCCGACCTAGATCTACAAGGGGAGCGGGTTGTTCAAGATGGTATTGATTTTGAATACTTCTTGAAAAATGGCTATATCAATAACGATCATAAAGAGGGTCCAGAGAATAAAGTCGGAGAACCTACAGAAGCTAAGATAACCAAGGATGGCTTCTGGATTAAAGGGTTTTTGTATAAAGGCAAGGAAATCTCCGATAAGTGGTGGGAGCACCTACAGTCGCTCGATCAGTCTGACTCTAAACGACGAGTTGGTTTCTCCATTGAGGGGAAAGTCAAGCGACGAGCTGGAAAAAGCATCCTTAAGTGTTGGATCAAGGATGTAGCTATTACCGCAGCCCCGGTTAACACCAGCACCTGGACACAGATAGTTAAATCTCTCTGTGCTGAAGAATGGTGTGATTCTATGGATAAAGCAGTTATTTCATGTGAGTGCGGCAGTGAAGACGACATGCACGAGCATGAAGAGAAGGAAACACCCAAACAAGAGAGAGAAGAGCATGAGAAAGCTCTTTCTGTTGGGGGTATGGGTAGGTCTTTAGTTCCTCAATCCTTGGAAGGAAGAGCTAAGGTAACTACCTTTAAAAGTCTTGATGATATTCCTCAAGAGGCAATGCTGTCTCGGGAGGAGTGTATTAAGGCTCTACAATTGGACAAAGGGTGGGGTCGATCCACGGCTTCGCTTGTTGTTGATGCAATTTTCACAGAAAGAAAACTAAACAAATGACTGAGAGGAGTGCCTAATGGCGAATATTAACAAGGGCGAATTCCAGAAAAGCCTGGAGCGCCTAGAAACGATGGCAAAGGGGCAGTTGTACCACACTCCCAGCGATTCGTCAGTAGGCGAAGCAGGCTGGGGTTCGTCTGAGACGGACCAGAATGAGTGGGACAACGGTATCGATGATAACGGTACTGACTATAATGGCATGAGCTACAAGAGCGTTCGCGCTAGCTTGGCGGATAAGGTGGCTAAGAGCCAAGCCTTGTCTCCTGCGGAAGTAGCAATCGCCAAGGGAGCCAATCCGCTTCCGTTGATCGGTAGCAAACTCGCTAAGGGTGAGTCGTTGACCAAGGCAGAGAATTGGGCTGTCGCGAACAGCTTCCAAGGTATTGCCAAGGGCAAAGCCAAACCGGGTCCTGCTGGGACTCCTGGTGAGGATGACGATGCTGGTAGTGTGGTGGACAGCCACGCTGGCGGTAAGGACGACGAGGTTGAGGGCGACGCTAAGAAGTCCTTTAACTCTCCTGAACTCCAGAAGGGTCTTGAGATTTCTCCTTTCCTTGCTGAGTTTACTCGCGCTTTCGGCGAAGCTATTAGCGGCGTCGAAGCTCGAATTGGCAAAAGTCTGGCCAATGTTGTTGCCACTCTTGAGCATCGAGTGAATACCCTTGAGGGTAACCTTGCTAAGGCCCACAGCCAGAACGAGGAGCTTAATAAGGCTCTTGTTGAGGCTGTTGTGGGTATTGGCGAGCATGTCTCGGGTACCACTGACCTCGCGATTGCTAAGGCGCAAGAGCCCGTTGGTGCTCCCAAGTCGCAGCTTCGTTCGGTGCAGGGCGGCCAAGATGTTCAGGTCCTGAAGAAAAACTTCAGCGGCCCGGGCGGCTTGGACATGGACCTGACCAAGGCTCAGATCACCGACATTATGACTGACATGGTCCATAAGGGACAGCTTGGAAGTCTTGATGTTATCAAGTATGAAACCAGTGGCCAACTGCTGCCTGAAGTGCAACAGAAGGTTCTTAACTTCGCAAGCGGCAACAACCGCTAATTCGGGAAAGGAATAATAACCTATGTCTGGTGTTAGTCTCAATAATTACAGCCAGCAGCCCGTTAGCGGTTTCGGAGTAGATTCGTCCGCTAACCTGCAGGATCTGCAGAAAGCTCTTGAAGCTGGTTATCAATTGACTGGTCAAACGGGTGGTTCGGCCCTTCGGGTTGAGTCTCTTGAAGGCTCATTGAAGGTCGTCACCCACACAGCTCACCACATCAAATTCTGGAAGAAGATTCCTAAGAGCCCTGCTTATAGCACGGTTGAGGAGTACAACCAGTTGGTGGACTATGGTAGCAGCTCCGGCGGGTTTGTTCGTGAAGGCGAACTACCCCCCACGCAAGACTCGACGTACGCTCGTCGTACCTCGCTTGTTAAGTACATCGGTGTCACCCGTGAAGTGACGCACCCGATGACTGTGGTCCATCCTGCTCATGGTGATGTTATCGCTCTGGAAAACCAGAACGGTATCCTCTGGCTGCTTGAGAAGATGGAAAACAGTTTGTTCAAGGGCGACTCGTCCTTGGCCGTAGATGGCGAAGCGGAGCAATGGGACGGTCTTGACAGTCTTATTGACGCCACCTCGTTCATTGACCTTGAAGGTCAGCCGATGCAAGAAGCCGACATCGAAGAGGGTGCAAACCTTCTTGTCGAGCAATTTGCCTATCCTACGGACCTTTGGTTGGGTACCCGGGTTGCTAGTGACCTGGTGAAGACCTTCTATCCCCGTGAGCGGATCAGCCTTCCGGCCCCGCAAAACGGAATGGTCGGAATGTCGGTTAACTCGGTTATGACCCAAGCGGGTGTGATGGAGCTTAACCCGAACGTCTTCCTTAAGCAACTTCCGTCGCCCCCTGCCGTTGCTACGTCTGGATCGGCGCCGGCGCAGCCTACGTCCATTGCGTCGGGTGTGTCTGGTACGGATGGTGACTTTGGTAAGGGCGTACCGGCCGGTACCAATTATTACGGCTATGCTGTTACTGCTGCCAACCGTTTTGGTGAGTCGGCTCCTCGATTCATCACGAACAAGCAAGCCGTTGCTACGATTACCAACCATGTTGATCTTACGATCACCCATGCCGCTTCGGGTACTCAGGCTGAGTATTTCCGTGTCTACCGTACCCGTCCGCAAGCCACTAGTGGTGCGGCCTCCACCACCCCGGCTGATTACAGCCTCATCCTTCAGGTTCCTGCTGCTAACGCCACGCCTAGTAGCACGACTACTCCTGATGATGTTAACTTCTTGCTGCCGTTCACGGACATCGCCTACATGGGAGAAATGACTCCGAGCGTTCTTACGTTCCGACAGCTTCTTCCTATGTTGCGTATGGATCTGGCCATTCTGGCTCCGGCATACCGCTGGATGATCTTGCTGTATGGTACGCCCATTCTTTTCGCCGACAAGAAGTGGCTCCGTTTTGTTAATATCGGTCGTCTTAGCTAATAGCTAAGCGCTTGTTACTTAGTTTAGTTGCACTAACACCCCCGGGCTTGTCTTGTTTGGACTAGTCAAGTCCGGGGGTTTTTTGCTTCTCGTATGCGGTTTAATTGTTCTTGTATAATGTGCTAAAAATCTGTATACTCTGGTAAGTTATGATTGAAAAGGAGCCCAAGTCAGTTTTGCAGGTGTTCTCTGGAATGGCGGAGAATGACTTGAAAGGAAATAGAATGGATAATAGTGAAAATTTTCCCACTCTGAAGGCAGAGTGTAAGCGATTAGCCGGTCGCACTATTACTGTTGGTAACAGTGTTTTTAAGTTTAACAATAAAGGTATTTGTGAGGTTAAGGCTATCGGTTATTCTCCTAATGACTTTGCTTTATTGGTAAAGAAGAATGGTGTAACTGATTTAACTCCTGTTAAAGAGGAAGTAAAAGAGGTTGCAGTCAAAGAGGAGAAGAAACCCAATATTGTCGAAACTACGCCTAAGAGTGAGCCATCAAGGACTAAGTCCGAAGAGCCCAAGCCCGTCCCCACAGGACGAAAGTCTAAACGCGACGAAAGAGTTGTTGCAAAAGAAGAAGCAAAAGCAGAAGCAAAAGCAGAAGCAAAAGCAGAAGCAAAAGCAGCGACAAAAAACTAACAATACTCTTTTTACGAGATAGGAATAAATCATGGCTACTACTAAGAAAATTATTGCGGATCTTGGCAGCGAGGAACTTAAGCAAGTCCGTCTCCAGGTGAATAATCTGGTTGATGCTGTAGAGGGCCTTAAGGTGGCTACTATTGCTAACGCTGATGCTGGGGGTACTTACACCTCTGCTGAACAAGATCTTATCAACGAGATTAAAACAGCTCTTAATGCGGTTGCTGCCGTGGACCTTACTGGTCTCCGGAAATTGGTTGCTACCCTGGAGCTTGCAGCGGCCCCTAGTATTCCGTAGTGACTTTACCGGGTAGTATAGCTACCCCAAGGAGGCGTTATGCCTGCTCGTCCTATGAAAATGCGTCATGTTAATGGCGCAGCCACTACTACTCCTACCAAGGTCTCTGTAAACAGAGGTCTTGGTCAGTACATTCGTATCGCTAATCTTGACGGTACCAATAACCTAGAAGTAAGTTTTAATGGTGGAGGAAATTATTACTCCATCTTGCCTGGGCACCCACCGCTTGATGTGGATGCCCAGTTTCACTTCTTCTACGTGCGGTCTAATACCGGAACTGTAAACTGGTCAGCTCTAATTGGTGAGGGTTAGAATGTCTCTCTGTTAAGTTGTATTGTTTGTTTCATAGGTATAATTGTTCCCTACATACCTAATAGCTATAGGGAGGCATCAATGGTTGACTCGATTTTACAGCTGGGAACAGGCGGTATCCTAGCCCTTCTTCTTGTTAGGGAAGTTCTTACTTTTCTGGCTAAGAAAAAGGGAGACTCTGGCACTACCAATTATTATTCTGACGCACGAACGGAAATCATGGCTCGGCAGATAGCCGAGTTACATGATTGGCACGATCACGAGGATAATGATGGCGTTAAGGTGTGGTATGTCCGTAGATCTCTTGAAGAATCTGTGGCTAAGCTAACTGATGCCATACAGACCCAAAATATTATTCTTAGAGAAATGGCTGGTAACAATAAGGAACTAGCCAGAGCTATCAGAGAGGATAGGAAGTAATGTCCCATGTAGTAACCCAAAGTATTGCTGCGGACCTTATTGCGATACTAACCGACTCCTCAGGGCTCCCTGTTACGGGCCTCGTTTATAGTGATGTGACAGTACAGTACCGGAAAGAAGGGGCTGGATCTTTTACTAATAAAGCCCTTACGGCTCCTGATTTTGTAGAGTTGGGATCTGGTATCTACACCATCGCCTTCACAGCAGCCGAGTTGGATACTCTTGGCTCCTTTTTGTTTAAGGTCACAGGAGCCTCTGTATCTCAATTTGTGTCCATTTCTACAGTAGTAGCAGCGGGAGCAACCCCAACCCCTATCTCTGTAAATACTTGTGTGATCAGTGGTCATGTTCTGAATCCCGCTGGTTCTCCTGTTTCGGGGGTGTCTGTCTCCGCCCGAATTCTAGGCGCTCCTAGCATACAGAATAATTATGTTCTAACAGGGGGACGCATATCTGTGACCACTGATGCTGCTGGTGAGTTTTTTATTAGTCTGATTCGACTAGCTCAAGTAGAGATAACTATATCTGCTGTTAACTATAAGCGTAAGCTTGTTGTTCCTAATGTAACAACCGCTAACCTCTTTCAAGATATACCATAATGGCAGCACCTACATCATTATCAGTAACTGTTGATCTTGAGGAGTATTCTCGGTTTGAGACCGAAAGAGATACAGTTATTGTCACTATTAGTCCCACGGGTACTAGCACTGTAGGAGAATTGATCACAGTAGAACTGAGGAAGGCCCGACGAAATCGTGACATTGTTGTGGCTACCAAAACCATGACCCTCGTAGCAGACAACACGGCTCAGGACATGGATTTTCATCTTCCTGATATAGTGGATCAGGAAATGGTACCAAAGGTTCGTCGGGGTAAATATTTCATAAATTGTTTTTCTCAGACCAACCCTCTTATTGATGCTGAATCCTCCGATTTTAGGGTATCTCTAATCTCGGTTGCTCGGTTGAAGAAGGACTACCTACACGGAACCACTCAGCGTGCTTCTGAGACACTAGCGGTCCATAATCAACCTGTTGATATTACAGGCGTGGAGGTAACAAATGTATCGAACAACCACCCCCAGTCCTGGATAACTCTTTCTTACAACTATTCAGAAGATGGGGGTAACACAGTCCAGGCTCTTTCATGGTGCGCTGGTCCCCTGGTGGTGTTGAGCCCGACTCGCAAGAGGTACACACTACGAAAAGGTTCTAGCTCTGATTATATTGACATCAAGATTGATTTCGCTTCATTGCCTACCTCTTCTATAACAGAAGAGATTCTTGTTGAGAAAGCTCCTTTGGAAGAGGAGCGTATGCGAGCTATTATAGATCAGAAGATATCGTGGCTTGAGGATAGTGAGCTATCTGTCTTTCTTGAGCCTACTAGGATTATTACCGATTTTAATTCGGTCACTGAGGCAGGTAGCATAGCCTACGGTTCAGGAACCGATATTCCTACTTTCGTAAATTCTGACTTTGATGAGATAAGGGACGCAGTTACTTATTTTAGGGCTTCTGCCGGGGCTTGGATCAATTTTAAGATGCCCTATTACCCGTTGATCAGGTTCAACGAACTATATGGTAAGGTATCTAACACTAGAATTGTGGATATCGCCCTAGAGTGGGTTGAGGCGAATGAGAAGGGTGGTTTTGTGGAATTGGTTCCATTTAACCAAGAGATCGCCTTCAACTTCATTGGTTTGATCTGGGTGGAGTCTCTTCGTGGTCCAGTCCCCATCCCTAACTTCTGGAATTACGATGCCATAGTAGGGTTCAGAGAGACACCTGAGGTCCTAATCGAGTTAGTAGCCAAGAAAGCTGCTATCGATATTCTTACCATCGCAGGCCAAGCTTTCCGAGGAGGGTTCTCCTCCCAGAGTATTAGCCGAGACGGGATCAGTGAGTCTGTGTCATACACGGCCTCGGCCACTTTTGGTATCTATTCTGCTACCATTGAAGACTATCGTAAATGGGTGGAGATGAACTTGGTTAAGCTTAAAGGAGCCTTTAGAGGTTCTAGTATGGTAGTACTATAAGTTATTATTTTTATTGACAAATTTGTTGTTACACTTTATCTTATGGAAGGAATGTTGTGCCCCGTACTTTAATTAGACACTCTCAAATACGTCGAGCTGAGCCCGTTAATGCGACTGATGAGAGAGATCTTGCCAAGGGTTATTACTTTGAAGCAGATTGTTTAGCCGGGGATATAGTTGGTTCTTTTGTGTATACGACTGGTCTAGAAGTTGCGGGGATACCGCAGGTAACCACTGTTGATATTACGGATGAAAATACTATGCCTTCAGTAGGGGTTATTATCGAAAAGTCTACTCCTACTAGGTGTGTTGTTCAGGGACTAACAGGAGAAACTACTGTTATTCCTACTATTCCTAATTCTAGGTATTGGATAAGTAAGACTGGAGTGGCTACTAATATACCCCCTTTCCCTAATGCTGGTGAAATAGTTATATTGCAAGTTGTTGGAGTGGGAATTGAAAGTGGAAGACTTTTGCTGAGTAGAGATTTTAATTTTGTCAGATTGTTGCCTTAACTCTACACAGAAGGAAATCAAATGGCTAATTTCAAAGGTAGGTACCATGGCCAGATTTAAATATTTAGGGGAAAATAGAAGCCTGGGAGCTGGTAATTCTTTCGGGCCCACTGTTCTTATTCGTATGCGAGGGTGTGATGGGACGTGTCACGAACTAGCCCCAGTCCCGCCCGCGACCTACTTTGCAGTGGGAGAAGACATAGGATACGACATCACCGAAGAGCGCTGTTTGCGTCATATGCGAGCAGACACCCTTCGGTTCGAGGAAATTCTATAGTTTTCGATAGCATAACATACTAACTTATTAGACTAAGGGGAACTAACTAATGGCTACACAAAGAGCGTTAATTATTAACACTGGGGTAATAACCCAGCAGGCTAATACTGATACGCTAATTGTTGGTGACGGTATCGATGTTGCTACCGGAACGCTGACTATTGGCGCAACTACAGCTACTACTATTAACATTGGCCCCACGGCAACCACCACGGCAGTCAATATTGGTGCAGTGGGAACTTTAACGACCGTTAAAGGAAACCTACAAGTAGACGGTACTGAGACTGTTACTGGTACGTCTACTATGAACGGTAACATCAACCTTGGTGATGATACCGCTGACTTGGTTACCTATACGGCTCGTATTGCTACCGATCTTCCTTTCTTGAAGGAGGTCAATCATACGATCGCTGTCGATACCTCTACAACTACCGATGCTGTTGGTGGTAACCTCACCATCAACCCAGGTGGCGGTAACGGCACTGGTGATGGTGGTAACTTGGTTATCACTGGTGGTGCCGGTAATACTGGTGGTGGAGACGGTGGCGATGTTCTCATCAATGGTGGCACTACCGTTAGCGGTGCCGAAGGTGATATCACCGTTGGTGGAACTGCTTCGGGGACCATGACCTGGGGTCGCGCTGCTACATATACTACTAACATATTTAACACCCCTGTTGACGGTGGCGTAAACGTCAGCTTGTCGTCAGTCACCTCCACCCCCGGCGCGAGCACTATTGGTGTGTACGGTACTCCGTTCACTTCCATCTCGACTAGCATCAACGATGTTCAAGAGGCTCTCGTTGCTCTTGACGCTGCTCTTACGGCCGGTGCTAGCCCCAGCCTTCAAACTGTTTATAACAACGATGCAGATGGCTCGGACGCAATCATCACTCTGACTTCTACTGATGGTTCTATTTTATTCCGAGATAACGCTACCCCCTTGGGTACTACTCTGTTCGCTGTTCAGGACAATGCTGGAACCACTGATTATTTGAATGTGGCCGCTTCGGCAGTGGTTGTAAATGCCGGTTCCGGGAACATCACCTTTGGTGGACAGGGTAACGCTGCGGCTATTACTTTGAACCAGAGTGGTTCTGTTGTTTTGGATACTGAGTATACGGCTACGTCTATTGTCGGTGCTCTTAATGAAGTTAAGTTCGCTGATGGTGTTCTTGCTGACAATATTTCGGGGTCTACTTACAGAACCGTTCAGGATATGCAAAACATTTTCCACTCTGCCGGTTGGTCGAGTGGCGGTGCCATTACTGGCGGGACCGACCCAGAGACACAGATTGATGTGGCTGCTGGTACTGGTTTCATCCGTACCACGAATAGCCGTACAGGTGACCTTCTTTTCTTTGATTGGCCGTCCTCCGATGACATCACTCTTCCCGCCGAAGTCTCTTATATTGGTGTTGAGTATAACGCTGGCAGCCCCCAAGTTATTACCAAGACTAGTAATGTTTGGGACTACAATACTGAGTTCCCTCTGGGAACGGTTGTTAAAGTTAGCGGAGAAAACGCCAATATTCTACAAAATGAGCAGGCAGTTGGTGATCACGCTGGTTTCATGATTCGTAGGGCATATGAGACTATGCCCTTTACTCGTGACAATCGTAGCGGTGGTCTTATTCTTGGCGAGACTGGTACGCGCAACGTAACGGTGTCTGCTGGTGCTTTGTGGGATCGGTTGAACCGCTTTTCGATTAGCGCTATTGATACTAGTGTGTCGGGAACTTTTAGGACCTACTACACCGCAGACAGCGGCTCGACCTGGACCACTGCAGACGTGACCCAATGGCCAAATACCCAGTACAACGACATCGCTACTGGTCTAGTGGCTATGACCGCCGGTTTTTATAGTAACCTTTGGTTCTATCTTGACCCTGACGGTGATTTGTACATGCACTATGGTCAAGCCGAGTATCCTAGTGCTGCGGCTGCTGAAGCCGCCGATGCTCCTGCAACTATCGCTACCCATCAGACGATTCTGACTAAATTGATTGGTCGAATCATATTCCAAAATGGTGCGAGCACGGCCACTCAGGTACAGTCTGTGTTTACGGATGTGTTCACGGCTGCCTCGGCTAGTGTTCACGGTAACCTTTCGGGACTTGGAAACGACGATCACACCCAGTACATGTTGCTGGCGGGTAACTCCGCTCGTAACGCGGTTACGGGCAGTATCTATATGCAGTCGGCACAAGGTACTGGATCTACTGACCTATTTAAGGTTACTGGTGTTAGCGGTGCCCCCACGAGCACGCCCTCAGGCGAAGGTCATCTAGTTTATGATGAGACCGGTAACTCTATCTACCTGTACACGGGAGCCGGCTGGGATCAGACCCTCACTCAGAATCTGACTTCGTTTACTACGGATGGGGCCTTTGCCCTTGACGCCACTGGCGCAAGTGCCCTGTCGATTGGTGGTACTTCATCGGGTACTCTGACCTTCGGTAGAGCAGCTGCTATCGCTATCGACGTCTACCAACAAGGTATCGTTACTGGTTCGCCTACTGGTACTGCTGTAAAGTTGAGCGACAACTCTACTTCTAATGCTACTGTCGGTGCTGATGCAATCGGTGTTGATACTTCGGCTTTGAACAATATCTCTCTTACCGATCGAAGTGTCCAGGAAGCCCTTGAGCAACTTGATGCAGCTATTTCTGGTGGCAACTTTACTCTGCAAGATGCCTATACCAATGGCCCCGATACTGGTAACACAGCTGGTGTTCACTTCGAGTTGAACGCCACTGATGGCGCTATTGTTGTTCAAGATAACGCGACTCCGGTTGGTGACTTGTTCCGAATTGAGAAGGACGACGGTACTGATATCCTTAATGTTACTCCTACCGAATTCCAACTCCTTGCGGATCAGGTATTCGCTAAAGAACTTGCTCATCGTATTGATGTTGCTGACTCTACTACTGCTGACACTGCTGGTGGTGCCCTTACGGTTGCTGCTGGTGGTGGTGTAGGTACCGGAGCTGGTGGTGCCCTGATTCTCACTGGTGGCGCAGCCACTACGGGTACCGGTGATGGTGGTAACGTATCGATTCAAGCTGGTACCACTGTTGGTGGTACGGTTGGGGATATTAACATCGGTACCGTAACCTCTGATGTAATCACCCTTACTAGTGGCGGCTTGATGGATGTCAATGCTGGTGCAAATTTGGATGTTGACGTTACCGGCACTTTTGACATGCTGTCTAGTAGCTCTATGTCGTTGGACTCAACGGGAGCTTCCAATGTTAGTGTAACTTCTGGTAATTTGTCTTTAGAGACCCTTACTTCGGGCGACGTAGATATAAACTCTGCTGGTAATGTTCTTATCGACGGTGGATCAATCTCTATTGATGGTACTGGTGCTTCTAACTTGTCGGTAAACGGGGCTACTCTAACTGTCGAGACAATCACCTCAGGTGACCTAGACTTTAATTCGGCTGAGGATGTAATCGTTGATGCCGCTGGTGACATCACCCTGCAAACCTCAAGCACCGATCGCGTTGTTGTCACTAATAGTATCCCTCTTCATGTTAAAAATGGACCTGCCCAAACTGACGGTAACCTGCGCGTAAAGGGGCGTAGAACCACAGGAAATCTTGCTGGTTTCTCATTGGGTGATGGTCTCGTTTTTGACCAGGCTATTAACTATAACTATCATAAGTTTTCGGATGACGTTAGTAGTACTGAAGGTGGTTACTTTGGTCCGGTAGTGGGTCATACTTCAGGTGCTTATGCTGGGCAGCAATTTGGTGTTAGAGCGGAGTCACTTGTTAGTGCCTCCAATACCCAAGCTTGGACTGGTGCTGTCGGTATTCGTGGTGTCCAATCTAGTGGTGGCGCAGAATCTGGTTCTACTGGTGCTATTACTGGTTCTGCGGATTTCTATGCTGCTAACTTTGTTAACTCTGGATCGGTTACTCTTACCAACCAATATGGCTTTTATGTAGGCGACTTGACTGCTGCTACTAATAACTATGGTATCTATGTGAACACTCCGACCGGTACGATTGCTGATGCTATTCATGTAGTGGGTGGTCGAACCTACCTCGGTGGTACTTTGGAGCTGCCTAACACAGGTACTCCGGGAGCGGGTAAGGTTCTGACCTCGGATGCGACTGGCGTTGCTACTTGGGAGAACGCTGGTTTTGAAGTCACTTTCTCTACCGTAGCTGGAGAGACTATGGTTGCTGGAGCCCTGGTAGCTATGGATAATGATGGAGGTTCGCCTAAAGCCTTCTTGGCGGACCCAGATGAAGGCGGAGAGCGGGAACAACCTGTAGGTGTCGCAAAGGCTGCCTACTCTGCCTCAGATCCGGCCATAATTGTGGTGTCGGGTGAGGTGTCCCTGGATGTGTCTTTGTTCGATTCCGCTCCTACGGCAGCTGATGTAGGTAAACGTGTATATGTTAGTAACACAACTAATGGTGAATATACGTTCACCCCGCCTGTTGCCTCTGGTGTGCGTGTTACACGAGTGGGTATTTTGACTGACGGAAGCGCGTCCCCCAAGATGCTAATCCAAATCGGTGAAGGTGTTGAGCTTGCGTAATGCCTAACCTTTGTGTAGATAACATGTAAAGTGATGGGAGCGGGGAAACCCGCTCCCTGTTTCATTGAGCCGTTAATGCTTGAAAATATGACTAATTTGGGAGATAATAGAGCCCTGTGACCTGTAACTCATTGAGTTTATTAGTATATGGAGTTTTATATGGCAAAGAATAAGAGCAAAACAGGCAAAAAGCCACTTCCCGTTAAAAGCAAGACCCCTGAGCCGGTAGAAAAGGCTTCCTCGGTATCCATTACAGAGGAGCAGAAGTCCGAGATTCAGGAGATGCAGACCAACCTCAATAGCATGGATAAGGAGATAGCTCTGTTATCCCGGAGAGAGGCACTTCTGCAGCTGCACAGAGTCAAGCTTACCCAGCAGATGCTTGACTTGGAAAGTGCCATGCGCAATAAAGTAGGCGTGTACGCAGCAGAAAAGGGTATTGATGTGGATGATCCCTCTAAGGGTAAGTGGGATTTTAACATTGCAGAAGGTGTGTTTACAAAGAAAGAAAGCTGAGTCATGTCAACTGAAAAGAAGAGTAAAAGGAGCAATGGTAAGACTATGGAATCTAAGGATAATACTGTAATTGATATCCCGGCAAAGACCAAAGAACTGCGCCTAACCGAAGAGGAGATGCTTCGTATTGACCTGTTCTCTTCTGAGGGCAGGCGGGTTGCTGCGGAACGAGCCGCCTTGTCTCAGGCTGAGCGCGCTTTGAATGCTGAGGAGACAATTTTAAGGAATAATCAATCTAACTTTTTTGGGGCGATACAGAATAAGTACAACATTAACCTCAAAGAAAAGCAAATTAACCCAGATGGGACTGTTGTTGACCGTGAAGCAACTAAGTAGGTGAGATGACAGCCCGTAGGGTAATAGTATTAAATGATGAAGGACAAGTAGCACAGGTCCCTGCAGGGGACTCCATTGCTCTTCCTGCGGGTTCTGCGTCTGCTCCTCATGGTTTTCTTACTAGTCCCGGTACGGGTTTTTTTCTGTCTGCGGCTGATACCTTTTCTATTAGTACAGCAGGGACAGCACGGCTATCGATAGATGATGTGGGTGTCCTGGTACACAGAGGAACTGCCCAGATTGGCACCCATCCCTCTATCGGTTCTTTTTCTCTTGGCGACTTAGTTGTCGCTCCTAAAAATACGAACCCGAGCGCTCCAAATGTTAGAGGCTCGTTTTTAGGGAACGTAATCACCAATACTACAGGAACCCCCAATACCTCAACTGTTAATGTTGGGGCCTATTCGACGGTTACTATAGATAGCGACAACATAGGTAACTGGGCCAGCACAACCATGTCCCTAACGGGCTTTGGTGCTAGAGCCTTTGATATCAACGGGTCGGCCTCTGGTGATGTCCTGTATTCATCTGCTTTTAGAGCCGAGGATGGAACTAATTTAGGCTCCATGACCGTGCAGTATCAGTTTGGGTTTTTGGCAAGCCCATTATCAGGGGCCGCTAATAACTGGGCCTTCTATGCTGTTAGTAACAATAGCTATTTTGGCGGCAACGTAGGGATCAGCAAGCAGAGTTGGGATACTGGAGTTAAGTTAACTATTGGATCTGACTCTGCGGATGTAGGGTCTAGCATAGAAACTGTAGCCACCCAAGCTGCCTTTATGCGGATCCAGGGCGGGCGAGCTTGGCAGATCATTTCAGACGCCTCTGGAGGAGGCTCTCCTGTTATGCAGGTGGGTTTTCGTGTGCGGGATCTGTCCTCTGGCAACGACCGATTAGTTATAGATGAGAATGGTGATGTTGGCGTCGGTGCCTTTACTACTGGTACTATTGACGCCAAGCTACATGTCGATGGTCAAGTCAAAATTGTAGGAGGTTCTCCCGGATCGGGCAAGGTATTGACTTCAGATGCCACTGGTTTGGCAACGTGGGAGACCCCAGCAGGGGCCGGTGCAGCATCAAATTTAGATGAAGCTTATGATGGTTCTGGAGGTAGTGGGTCTGGCAGGACCATAACTGTAGATTCAGGAGCAGTAGTACTTGATGCCGATACTGCCGATACTACTTCTGCGTTGAGTGTTACTAGAGAACCGGGATCGGCTGCGGCTGCTGTAGGTATATCCCTTACAATAGGGGCCAATTCTAGCGGATCTGGTCTTACTGTGGCGCATAATGGGAGTGGTTTGGCTATTGAGACAACGGGATCAGCTGCATCTGTGTTTGGAGGTAATGTAACGGTTAGTGGAACGCAGCTGTTGCTGGGTACTAGTGCTTCATTTACTAATGATGTTGCTATTATACGTGCTCGCAATTTTTCTAACAGCGGATACGTGGATCTTGATGCGAATAACTTTATTGCTAGGTCGGGTGGATATTCGGCGCCAGCAGGGCAAGAGATTAAGCTCCAGCCAGGTTTCTCTACAAGGATGTGGATATATCCGACTGGTGAGGTCGGCATAGGCCAGTCTACTCCAGACACATTTCTTCATGTTCTTGGGGACACAACTGCCAAGGGTGTTCGCCCTCTGCACATTGAAAGTCCTGCTACCGACACACTCTTCAAAATTACTAACAATACTGCTGGTGGCCGAGTTTACTCACTTGGATCAAGTGGTACTGGTTCCGGCATAGGTGTGGGTAATTTCAACATAATTGATGACACCGCTAGCGGAACAGTTAGGTTTACGATTGACTCTACTGGCAAAGTAGGCATAGGTAACATATCCCCATCATTTGGTTTTGATGCGACTGTGTATAATGCTAAGTTTGCTGCTCCTGGCGGCGCAGATACTGTAGTGTATGTGCAGTCCCAGCTAGTGTTTCAAGGAGGGGCCACTATTGGCGGTATAGTCCAGTCTCAGTCGTCAACAGCCCTCCATTTGTACAATACACAAAGTAATGGTATCACGGTTCTTGATGGGTACGGACAGACTGTCATAGGCGCCACTGCAGCCCTAGGTACAGAGCAATTATACGTAGCTGTTAATGGCACGCTAACGCACGCAATAAATACTGGCACTAACCTAAATCTAGGTAAGTATTCCCTTGTGTCGTCCAACGATACTACTAGCGGCTACCTAAATGGCAAGCTTATCGCAGGGACTGACATAACTCTAACCGAGGGAAATGACGGAGGAGACGAAACTCTGACCATTTCGGTAACAGCCACTGGAGGTGCTACTTCAAATGTGGTTGTCCAAAGAGTCAGGTATGTTGCTACGGGTGGCGAAGGTAGTGATTTTACGGTGTTTCTACCCGAGGCACAGGATGATGATTCGTATGTCGTAGTAGCCACTCCCTCTGGTAATAGTACCTTTAGTGTGAGCTGTCCGGATTCTGCTGGGTCCGATAGAAGCACCAGCTCCTTTAGAGTGGTTACTTCGGCTCCTCTTGTTTCGGGTGATCAGATTGATTTTGTTATTGGGGAAGATCAAAGCTCTACATTTGGAGGAGTACTAACCCAACGGTTTAGATTCACGGCGTCTGGGGGTACTGGGAGTGATTTCACGGTAACATTGCCCTCTGCTATGGGGGATGATTCCTATACCGTTACTGGAACCCTCGCCGGGGTAGCTGACTTAGTCTTTATGAATTTCCCGGATTCGGATCCGGGAGATCGGACAACTACTACTTTTAGAGTGATCACATCTGCTGCTTTAACATCTGGTGATCAAATAGATTTCTTGGTGAAGGACAGCGTTACTTCTGCTGTAGAAAACTCTATTTCTACTAAGAGCTTTAGTAGGGTTGCGGGTACCGACTTTACGGCCACTCTTACTGACTTTACTATAACGATACCATCGGCAATGCCCGATGACTCTTATATAGTAGAGGCGTCCTTAGGAACTGTTTCTGGTAGTTTGGTTGCTCTTACCTGTCCGGAGGTAGCGGGGTCGGACAGAACCACAACCACTTTAAGGGTGATACTCTCAGCTCCGCTAACCAGCGGAGATACCATTGACTTTACTCTATCTGATTTTCAGCAAACAGGAATTTCAGCAGATGATCTTTGGGGTTATCCCCTTATAGTCAATGCTGACGATGAGGAGTTCAGATCTACCAGCTTAGATTCTATTTGGGAACAAACAGGATTTACAGCCGCACTTGATTTTAGTGCTAAGCCTGATCCTTACACTGTAGTTACAGCAAACACAGCAAGAGCCCAGATCAGACACAGAGGAAGTGATGCTGGTAGTTCATGGTTGTTTGTCCAACCAGGAATTACTGGTACTCATGGCATTTTTAAGAGCCTTACAATACCTACTGATCTATTCATTTGGTCTAGGATAGGTTTTAGCTGGCGCTCTGGTTCCCCTGTAAGTGGGGACTCAACTGTGTCGCTGCGCTTTTTTGTCAAATCCGGAGGAGGCTTCTCCGCCACAGACACGGTGGAGATTAGACTGCTACAGGATTCCAGTAGTGATGTCCGTATCGAATTTCGTAAGATAGTATCGGGAAGTCCTACAACTATAGGTACCTCGGCCCGTATGGACGACACGGCTGGTGCTGGTGGGGCTGCCTTAGCGGGGCTCCCTGGGTATGTTGGTATTCAAAAAATAGGCACTACGTATCATGGTTGGGTCGCTACCAGCGAGGGGTCCTGGGCTTATCTAGGGTCAGACACGCATGCTGGAGCAATGGATGCTGTAGGCATTGACTTCCAGAACACCTCCACAGCTTCTCCTGGGTCCATGATTATGAGGTGTGATTTTATTCGTTTCGTAGAGAGTGCTACGTTTTTACCGTAAGAGGAATTTATGGCAAAGAATATTAAATCAGAGGGGCTAGCATTTGACGAGGTAGCCTCTGTTCCAGGAGGTGCACCAGCGGCCGGGGACGGAACTCTATGGGTGCGAAATGATACACCTAATGTTCTAGTGTTTACTGACGATGTTGGCACAGACACTGTTCTTGGTGCCGGTGGTGGTGGAGACTTTTCAAATGGTGGTGAGGCCGGTGGAGCAGATCGCACACTAGGTAATACTGACAATTACGATCTAGGTTTTCTTACGAACAACGCCGAAAGACTCCACATAGCGAACAATGGTTGGGTAGGAGTAGGTCTTGTTCCTGAAACAGATCTTCATATTCGCGGAAACACTGGAGCGCAGACAACCGTAGCGTTTGATACATATAGACCTACCGCTAGCGAAGGTAATCAGTTTGTATGTCGTCGTGCGCGTGGTACGTCTTCGTCACCAACGGCTACTGTAATCGGTGACGATATTATGTCGTTCATTGTGCAAGGATCGCACAATGGCACTACTTGGAACAACACTGCATATATGTTGATGGGAATAGACAGCACAGGGACAGTTAGTGCCTCATCTATGCCCGGAAGGATCACGTTCTGGACAGCGGCAGACGGAACACTAACACCTCTTGAGAGGCTCCGTATTGCGAACAATGGTTGGGTAGGAGTAGGTCTTGTTCCTGAAACAGATTTTCATATTCGCGGAAATACTGGAGTGCAGACAACCGTAGCGTTTGACACATACGGACCCACGGTTAGCGAAGGTAATCAGCTTGTGTGTCGCCGTGCGCGTGGTACGTCTTCGTCACCAACGGCTACTGTAATCGGTGACGATATTATGAAATTTATTGTACAAGGATCGCACAATGGCACTACTTGGAACAACACTGCATATATGTTGATGGGAATAGACGGAGCAGGGACAGTTAGTGCTTCGTCCATGCCGGGAAGGATTGCATTTTTTACAGCGGCAGATGGAACAACATCTCCTGTTGAGAGGCTCCGTATTCAGGCGGACGGAGCAATCGGTATTGGCAATGTAGTACCGTCGGCAGGGATTCGATTAGACGCTCATCATAATACTGCTGGACAGCAAAATTATTGGCGCCTACGCCACGGAGACAACACCAACGCGGTCTCTCATGTGCAGCTACAGCTGCAGGTTGGGGGAGCGAGTGGTGGTGATCCCTACGTCGAGTACGAGATAGCCGGGGTCCAGGGCTGGTCTGCGGGTATTGATAACAGTGACTCGGACAAATTCAAGTTCACCGCAAACACGGCTCTCGGTGCCAATACTTTTTCGATTGCAACGAACGGCGATGTGTCAGGTACCCACGGAACCTACCATACGTCGTCAGATCAGAGACATAAAACAAATATTGAGACAGTGACAGATGCTCTATCTAAAGTTCAGATGCTTAGGGGTGTATATTATGACTGGATCGAACAAAAAGACGAGCGGACCAGTAATGGACATGAAATAGGGCTCATCGCACAAGAAGTGTTGGCGGTGATCCCAGAAGTGGTCCATGTGCAAGAAGACGATCTTGGCACTATGGCTGTGTATTATGATCGGCTTGTAGCTCTTTTGATTGAAGCAGTTAAGGAGTTGTCTCATAAGAATGACGCATTGCAAGAGCAGATTAACGATATCCACAAATTGATTCCTTAATCGATAAGGAAGATTAATGACCACGGTATTTACTCCACCGCTCATTACCATAACTGGGAATAGCAAGAACTTTTTACAGCTACAGTCAGGTCAGGCTGTAGCTGAAGACTTGTCTCTTGTTACTACAGCCCTGTTTGAGCAAGTGGGCGTGCCGGGGCAGACAAGTCTGTTAGTAGACGGCAGCTCCACTCCAGTTATTTTTCAGTTGGACGCTATTCCAGGAGACTCTCCGGAGATAGATGAGCATATAGTTGAACTTAGGTTTACCTTAGTTGCTAAAGAAATTATTACTGATGGTAATCATTTCGCTTATATAAATCCTCTTGTGAATGGCATAGCTTTGGAGATTAAATCCAATGGCATAGCAGCTGAGTTTAATCGGTATAAACTGACTGAGGATTTCGTGCGTCTTACGCCAGTGGCTGGACTAGCCTATGGTCATGAAGGTAAGAACGATATCTTGACTAGTAGTCTAAGCTTTGGTGGCATTACAAGACTAAGGGGCGACACAGATGATTATGTGAAGATTATAATTAATGATGATCTCACAGACTCCTCCTTCAAGTATTTTACCTGCCATTACAGCATTATCAGACAGGAGACCACCCCGTGACGACAAGGAAAATTACCATTTTTGTTCTTTTGGGTATCGTAGCGGTCATAACCATTTGGGATATTATTGCGTATTCCAATGGTATTGAAGGGGACACAATAACTGAAGTTATTGCCCAGGGCGGAACTCCTATAGCCTTTATACTGGGTTTCCTGGGCGGTCACCTTGTTTGGCCTCGTAAAGGACGATAATTGGCCAACAACAAGCTACGCCAAGATAAGCAGCTGTTTAATAGCACTGCTTACGATGATACCGTTCCGGCGGGTCCTACAATGGAGCCTGGTCCTGGTATATCTACGGCTGAGTTTGATTTCAATGCTCTTAGATCCCAAATACAGAGGATCATAGAGCTTATTGACGCCAACCCCACTGCTCGGTGGTACACCCCTCCTACAGGAGCTGGTATTGGTGGCGGGGGCGGTGGTTCGTTAACTGTAGACAATGATAACACATTAGTTCTTACTAATGTTTCTAGACTGGTGTTCAAAGGAGGATCTGAGGTTGAAGCTATTCAGACCGGTCCCTCTGAGGTTACAATCTACCACCCGGCCCCGGCATACCAACCTTACTGGCCCACAGGAGTCACTGACCCGGTTGAACGGGTGTCCGCTCGTATTGCTGTGCCTAATGTAGCCGAAGGGAATCCCTTCGGTGCTGGTACAGTAGGGGCTACTAATCACGATGCTTCAAGATCCACTTCTATTACACTAACCACTCCTGCCAATACTACTGGTTTTGGCGGCGATAGCACTTTTGTTGTGCGGGTGTATGACGCTAACGGAGTCGCTGTTCTAGACAGTTTTACTACGCCTCCTATTACGAACAACGGTGTTTTTGTGTCTACCAGCGGTTTCATTACCGTGACAATCTCGGGTTACGGTATTGATGTCAATAAGTTCCAAGCGAAGGCGTCGGTTTCTATACAGATACTGAACATATTGACCAGCGCAGGTAGGGACGGTGGTCTGTACCATGTAGAGGCCACACATATTACCGACACAGCAACTGATGGCGGTCAGGTGTTGCCCTTTAACCAGCCTTCAGTTTTCTTGGATACAGATCCCACTACTGCTTACATAAATGGCACTGTTTCTATCATAGAGACCCCCGGTCAGGTGCTGACGAAACATCTTAGTGGTGTGGAGTACTACATCCTAAATAGTAAGTTCACTGGTGGTGTAACAGACATCAATCAATTGAATAAAAACACAGCCAAGACTGCTAGTAACTTGGTGTTTACGGGAACTGAGTATGGTCTACCTATCCTTAATCATTCACCTTTCGGTACTGGCTCTGCAAATTTCAGTGGCTATACATTCGCTGATAACCAAAATGATGTAGATTACCAAATCACGGATTGGTCTATTACTGCTAGTAACTATAGGTTCCTAGGAAATACTGCCGACGTCTCCGCTAAGCCTCAAGACACCTGGAACATTGGTTCTTCAGTATCCTCTCCTAATGCCTCCATTCTGGTAGATACATACGGAGTCACCAGCACTGCTCTCTATGAGGGTTTTGATGATGAGGCACGCAGGGAGAATATTGATGGTATAGGTGCGTTGGCTAGTGCTGGATCTTTCTCTGGGGCGGGTTCGTTTTCTAGCACCGCTACTCTTGTTGGTACCAGCAACTTACAGGTGTGGAATTCTCAACTGGTAGTACCGACCGCCACTACTTTGATTCAATCTCCTAGTGGTCCCAATACCTCCAATTCTAATTGGACTTCGTTTGCTCCTTCAGTTGGCGGTACTAATCCCGATTACACGAGTCTAACTGTGGGTTCTGGACGAAACTATGGTAGACGATTTACACAGACTCCAGGTGTTGTTATTAACTCGTTCAGTATGGTTTTCTCCGGTACTTTTGCCGGAGCAAATATGTTAAGTGATTTGATTGCCGGTAATGTTGAGATTTATGTATATCGAATAGCGATTCCGGTGGCCACTACAGGAGTGTACGGTCCTCCTCCTGGGAATAACCAGCCTCTAAGGCCCCATGTCAGTTTTAATGTGGCCTTCTTTGATGATGGATTAACGGTATCAGGATCTGGTATCCGAGAGGGTAGCAGTTCAGGCAATACTATCAATTGTACATTTGCCACTAAGCCAGCAGATACAGGAATTTACGTACACATAAAGATTCTCAATGCAACAGTAAAGATAAATTCTGTTGCAGTTTCTTTCTTCTAAGTATAGAATAATTTGACATGTTTACAGAACCTGTTAAAATAAATATCAATAAGGAAGCAAAAACTGTGTCCATCAGCATTAAGGCTACAGATGGCATGGTTATTGTTCACCATCTTCCCCTAAATGAGTTCAGAAAATCAGTATTTCAGTTTCTAGCTGAAGACCAGTCTGATTGACTGTAGGGTATTTATTTGAGATGCTATTTAAGTGCCAAAAATGTGAGCATGAGAAGCCCGCCTCAGAGTACTTCGCAGCCCGGAAGTCAGGGTTAGACAGGTACTGTAAAGAATGTCGCATTGATCGTCATTCGTCTAAATTATCCAAATATAACCGAATAACCGGCAGCAACGTCTCCTTAACCACTAAAATTAAGGAGAGATAATTTTTGTCCTTCACCGACGCTGAAGAAATCAAAATTGCATCTAAAGCTCTGATTGCCGGAGTTAAAGATGCAGATCCAGCCAAGGCTTGGTATGAGAGCGTTACTCCCAACGCCTTTGTGTCAGCCGGTGGTAGCGTATGGACGGACCCAGATTTGTCTGTGCTATTGGCTAATCCAGCCGTTAACATTACTACCGCACAGACCTTAGCTTCGGTTGGTAATCCTCTAGAGGACATAGTACAGGACCTCAGTGTTCCGGCTAACTCTATTCGATTAACCCCTGTTCCTGGTACCGCTGGTACCTACATGGCCTTGTCTACGTATGGGGATTTTACCAGTAGCAGATTGAATAACTGGATTCTCCCACAGTTTGTACCCCTAGCAAACGGTCTTCCGAGTACGGGGTATACTGTTCGCCTGTTTGAGGGCGATCCTGGATCTGGGGGTACCGAAGTGTTCACGACTACAGGCACAACTGGAACAGGAGCAAATAAAAAGGTTGCTTGGTTTTGGGACTATGCTACAGGCATCCTCCTCCTCTCCAGCGACTTCTCGGTTGCCAATCCTTACGTTATGGGCTTCAGGTATATTGGTAGCACAGCCATCAATACCACCACCAATGTCTTTAACGTCTTTGGTGACGCTATCGGAGATATCGGTGGTAATGTTAGCTTCGTAGACGACGATCTTATCGGTAATGTGAGTAACGTTGGAGTAGTTGCCGGTGATGTAATTAGTGTCGGTGGCGATGTCACCATAGTCGAAGACGCCAGATCTTACGATCAACCATTAACCGGGGTTATCGACGGTTTCAACACAGTATTTACGTCTACCGTTAAATGGCAACGCGATACTACAATTAAAGAAAGAGTGTACTTGAACGGAGCCAGCCAGAAAGAAGGTTCTGGTAACGATTATGAGGCGACTGAGTCCATAGCCACTGAAGGGTATGATATCATAACGTTTTCCGAAGCACCACAACCAGGTGATATCATTATAATAGATTTTACTCCGGTCTCTTCGTGACCTTATGGGACGTAAGAGTATCATAGAAGATGCAATCGGTGTTCTCGACGGTGCTAACGACACCTTCAACACCTCAGCGACTTATGTGGTGGGTACTGTCCGTGCCTTTAGGAACGGTCAGCTAACCCAGAAAGTATGTGTTGTAGAGTTAGGTGGAACCACTTTTAGGATTAATGAGATACTAGAATCTTGGGAATTTCTCCAGGTTCATTATACTACGGTGGTGTAGGTTGCCTAATCCCATTGAATTAATAGAGGACCATACGATCAGTGTTGATGGTGTACGTACTACATTTGTTGTTAGATTTCCTCCATATCTGCCTGGAACTGTTCACGTATTCGTTAACGGGATTCTTTGTCAAGACACAGCCTTTGTAGAGACTGACCCCTCTGCCGGGGTAGTCGCTTTGGTAGACCCGCCTTCAGATGAATCTAGTCTTGATATTAGGTACCTGACTTTTGAAGATCCTACTCCTCCTATCGTTGTGCATATTACTGATCTCAAACCAGGGGATGTGGTTCGCATAGCGATGAAGCCAGGGTGGCATTTGCTTCCTAAGATTCTTCCGAATAAGCAGAAGGTATTGGAACCGAATGACCGTTCTAGATCTGCCAGGAAGGGCGGACATAGGACAGTGATAGTAGGCAGGGTTGTACAAAACTTGCCGCAACAAGGATACCTTCTTGTGGACGACAATAGGGGCCAAGCTTCAGATGTGTACCGCGCCACGGTTATATATGATCATATATTGATAATACAGCGGTACATCCCAGACCTACGGCCCGAGCATGAGACTGCTCCTAAATCGCACCCTGGTACTGTTGCGCTTGGTACGAAACGATTGTCTTCTGGTGCTTTTGTGTCTGTAAAAGTCTGATTGCTATGGCAATAGTCAAGACAAATCAGCTGTACAAATAGCTTGACTTTAAGGGCTTTTAAGAATAGAATCCACTAGTGGCTAAGGGTCTTAATAGAGGTTTAGGTATCGATTTTGAGCCTGGCTTACAGGAAGGGCTCATTAATAATCGTGGGCTCCAAATGCTCCACGAGATTGGTGTAGCTTGTACTTGTCGCGTAGAGGATGTCTACGCAGGTCTCCAAGATGACGCCGCTCAAAGACGACGAGATCCCTTTTGTGATCGCTGTGGTAATGATGGCTGGCTCTTTAGGGCGCCTGCACTTCTTACTGGGACCATTACTGGGATACGGTTTCAGAAGAATATTATTGATACTGGGATTGCCGAACCTGGTGACGCGGTGTTTAGCCCGCAACTGTCAGAATCTGATTGCTCGTCGAATATGACCCGAGTAATTGGAGCTAATGATAAGCTCACTGCTACGTGGCCTGAGCCGCTTAATGACGGGCATGTTCTTATCCGGGGAGCGGGTTCCCTAAGCCGAAACGAAGGCTACAGGACCTCTTTGGTGGACAACGAAGACCGTCTCTGGTACGAGCCGGCTAGCGCCATCTGGTGTGAGGATGAGTTTGATCGGGTTTACAAAGAGGGTACTGACTTTGAGCTGGGTCCTGGCCGGCTTATTCGTTGGGTTGGCAATCAGCCCTCTGTCGGTACTCGCTTCTCTATCAAGTACAATGCCTACTTTGAGTGGCTTGTGTTTAGGGCGCCCATGGAGCGTCGAGACAGGGATGGTAAGAACTTGGGCGAGTTAGTGTACCTACGCAAAAGACATATCGCTTTTGTTAATACGAGTCCACTGGCTACTCCTACCGATAAAGTTTCTCTTAAGTCCCGGTTGGACTGCTAATGGCTGACTTTAAGACTATAGAAAAATGGTTCCGTAGTATTACGGTAGGTTACGAGGGTCTCTTTGAGGAGATGCTACAGCATATTCCTGGGGAGCTAGAGCAGCGCTTGGCAGAAGCAGGTCACGAAGGTTTTAAAGTAGAGATGATTGGTACTCGGTTGCATGTGGCTAAGGTAATGCATGATGTTCACGGAGAACGAGGGAACGCAACGCGGACAGCACCTGGCTATGACCTTAAGTCTGGTTTTCTACGCGGCGGCAGCAAACGGGTAATTCCTTTTGGTGGCGGCGTCTATCGTAACGTATATTCTTACTCTTCTGGGTGGTGGTACCCGGCTCGTGAGGTTCCTTACGATGTTACAGGAGAACGAGAGAAACTTGAGGCGTCCGTTCAAGAACAGATTCCTGAAGTCATTAACGATTTCTTAGCGTCTCGAATGACAATCTAATACGGGAGTATTAGCCATTTCTTTAATACCAGAATTCGTTTTGCAAACTACTATCGTACGAGGAATTAAGACTCTTCGTAATGATTCTCGTTTTATAGATCAGCTATTTCGTAATCTTAGCCAATCTGATCAAGAACAGATTCGTAGTTTCATTACGAACAATTCTATCGATCTGACCATCAACTACCCAAGAGATACCCTTAAGGTACCTGCTATTGTTATCCTGCTCCGCTCAGAGAATGAAGCGCCTGAGAGGCAGGGTGTATATCTTGGTGATAGTATGGGTTATGAAGGCTTTGAGCCTTTTGATTATGATGGAGGAATTCCTCCTGAAGTGCTGATGGGTGCTGGATCTGTGTCCAACATGTCAGGTCTGGGATCGGTCATGCTGCCTCCTACTAGGGCCGCAAGTGGTACCCCTACCTCAGTTATTATGCCGCCTTCAGTATCGATGGTGATTAATGACTTTGCTAGTTCAGAAGGCTTCCCCCTTGGGCGAAGGACCCTTCATATTATTGGGGGCACAGGTGCTGGACAGGTCCGTGATGTGGTGTCCAACACTAACAGTACCCTGGTAGTTACGCCAGCCTGGACAGTTGTTCCAGACAACACTAGTATCATTGAAATACGCAAGGAGGCTATGGAGGTTCTTGGGGAACCTTCGAGTCTCTATGATGCTCGTAACAATAGACAATTTGTTGAGCGTAAGGGTTCCCTTTACAGCTTGTCATATCAAGTGCAGGTAATTGGCTCTAATCCTGAGCAGACAATTTATCTGTACACAATTCTTAAGGCTATTTTGACTCTTTCTCGTCTGTTTCTAGAGGGACAAGGAGTGATCAATCTTAAGATGGGCGGTACTGATTTCCTGCCTAGGACAGATTACCTACCAGATATGGCATATATGAGGGCTCTAAACCTTCAGTTCATGTATCCCTTTGATGTGTTTGAGCCTCTGGAAGACCTTGTTACTCAGTTTAATATTAGTTTGATAGCTACGGCCGAGGGACAGTCAACCACGTTAATTGATTCGGAACTGGAAGTCGGCAAGCCTCTTATAACCGTAATTTAATGCTAAGGATTAATTATGTCTAAGAAAGAACTTAATGTGATTGAAGAAAAGGCCCCAACAGAGAAACTTATGCAGATTAGCGAACCTAAGAAAGTCTCCGTTACGGCCCCTGTTGTGAAGTCTGGACCAGTTGTGCTTCTAACCTTTGATCGATATTTTGCTTCCCTCGGGCTTCCTGCGCACCATAAGGCGGGCATGGCTACCTATGTTAAAGGTAGCTCAAAGAAGTCTAAAGAAGCGTGGGACTTACTCTTTAAGAACTACTAATCAGGAGAAAACACTATGGCGCGCAGCGTTACGTTTGGCGGTATCACGCAGTTTAAGCCCGGGGCAATCACCAAGATTAACGCCCGGGCCCTAACCCCTATCGGGTTGTCCACCAATGGCATCATTGCTTTGATCGGTGAAGCAGATGGCGGAAAGCCTGGTGAAGTCATTGCTATTGATGATCCTGCTCTTGCTAAAGAAGCTTTTCGTTCGGGACCACTAGCGGATGCTATCCGGCTAGCCTTTGACCCCTCAAACGACGCTAGGACCCCTAGCGGTGCTTTCCGGGTTCTGGCATACAAAACCAACGCCTCTACCCAGTCCTCCACCCAACTAGCAGGGGACGAGGCTGTTGTGGCTGACACAGTGGCCGCCGCCTCTACTGCCACGGTGATTAACCTCACCACCGGCGGTCTAACAGTAGGCGCGCACGTAGGCAGGTGGTTGCAGCACGTAACTTCAGGCGAAATTCGTCGCATCACCGCTAATGCTGCAAGTTCGGTTACTGTGTCTCCTGGATTTTCTTTTGTGCCAGCTACTTCAGATGCTGTTAATGTCCTGTATTCTCAGCTAGTGGTAACGTCTAAAGATTACGGGGAACACACCAATCAAGTGGCGGTTGAAGTTGAAGAGGGAGTAACCGCAGGTACTTTTGTAGCCACTGTAACATTTGAAGACATTGTTGAGCAATCTGGTGACCTAGGTGGTTCTTCGTTCTTGAATATTCGCTATGCTGGTGGAGCGGTTCTGGATAGCGGTACTGTTTTGTCCACCACTGCGTCTGAGGTAACTTTTGGTACTTTGGCAGGTGGTGGAACTGCCGCTGCTAATGAATATGACGGACGGGTTATTCAGTTTGCTAATGGAATTCAACGGTTAGTGTTGAGCCACACCACAGGAACTGCTCCGGTTGTTACTCTTGCTGTTGGTCATTACCTTACTACGGACGAACAAGCAGATGTTACCGGTACGGTAGCCTCTATGCGGGATGTGACAGCGGCTACTGTGTCTGTTACGGGAGCCAATGGATTGTCTACAGGCATGACCTCAACGGTATCGCCCGCTAATGACCCCTTGTCTGTTGCAGGCCCATTTACGTTTTCTTCGGGAGAGACCTTGCGTCAATTAGTAGATCGGATTAATTCTACTACAAACTATGTAGCCTCTGTTCCTGCTGGAGTTAACCCAGATACGGTACTTATGTCTACGTATGATTTTGGGACCCGTGCCACTTCTGTCGATGTCCGTTTTGACGCGGCCATTGATCCTGTTAATAAAGGAACTTTCCGAAGAGATCTCCAGGTGTTGGTTGACCACTTAAATTTATCTGATCTGGTTACAGCAGTTAAGGCTAGCGTGGGATCTGATGAAGGGTCAGAACTACCCGCCTTTACCGGTGGTGTGGCAGGATCTGTTTTAGATGCCCCTGTTTACCTTATTGGTGCGGTTGCGGGGTCTTCTTCTAGCGCTGCCTTTCAAGCGGCTTTCGATGCTATGCTGTTAGTCCGAGCAAATCATATTGTCCCGCTAATCTCCGCAGATCTAGGCGGTAACAATGCTCGTTTTTCTTCTGTAGCAGCGCAATTGCTGTCTCATGTGGCTACTGCCAATGCTGGCGGCAAAAACGAGCGCGGTGGTTACTTGGGCATGGCGGGCACCCGTGCACAACTCATTGCGCAAGCAGCTAAACTAAACAGCGCCGATGTCCAGCTATTTGGTGAGAAGCACACTGTCCTTAACGTGGACGGTAGCCTTGTTGAGCAGCCTGAATGGTCTGCGGCAGTGTTGGCGGCCGGTATGCGTGGCGGTGCTATCGAGGTAGGTGAACCCCTTACCTTTAAGTTTGTTAAGACGTTTGGTGTTACCCGTGACAGCTCGTGGAACCCCAAGAGTATCACTGATGTAAATGCTCTTATCGCTGGTGGCGTTATGTTCTCGGAAGTTGGTCCTAACGGCGGCTTCCGATGGGTGCGTGATATTACTACTCATCTTGCGGACGATAACATTGCCTTCATTGATGCGCATACTCGTGACGCGGTGCGCTACATTGCTTATGAGTTCCGCACTTTCCTTGAAAATACTTTCACTGGACTTAAAGCTACGCCCGCCACTGTTGCTACTATTCGGGAGCAAGCAGGCGTCAAGCTTCAGCTTCTCCGAGAAGAAAATGTGCTAGTCGATTCGTTGGATCCCGAAGATCTTAATAGCACTACTGTAATCCCTGGTTTCCGAAGACTTCGTGTGTCGGTGTCGGGGAACATCGCAAGTATCAAAGTGGAAGTGTTCCCGGTAACTGGTATTGTTTTTGAGTTGGTTGATATCTTCCTCCAACTTCCTAGGTTGTAATTTGTTGATTTAGGCTAAAAAACTTCATATAATTAGCTTAGCTTAGTTTGTCGGCCACGTCCGCAAACACCGTGGTGAACCCACCCTTCCTCAACGTCTCTAGGTCCAGCCTTTACGGCACCTTTCCAGGCGTTTAGCCCGAGAATCCCCTTCTAGGGCACAAAACAAAAAGTAGTTTAAGGTCGGAAAGGTGCCGTAAAGGCATAATTAACTTAGCTTAGATAAAAGGAGAATAACATGGCTGCACAAGTGTTTAGCGGAGCGAGAAGTAGGTTTAAGATTAACGGTCGAGTAATCGGTTTTGCTGGTGGGGTTTCAGGAAGCGAGAGCATTGACTATGAGCCTATTGATGTTCTAGATCTTCTTGAAGTGAAAGAATTCGTTCCAGTTGCCTACAGGGCTACGTTGTCTGCGCAAATTTTTCGCATTGTAGGCAACTCCTTGAAGTCCCAGAGTATCTTTCCTACTCTTGAGAATATTCTTACATCAGGTGACCTTACCTGTACGGTAGAAGATAAGCTAACAGGAAGCACTCTGGCTCAGTTTGAGGCTTGTAAAGCTCAGGAACATTCTTTTGACATCACTGCACGAGGTGTTGTGTCTGAGAATGTAACTTTTGTTACTATTCGTTTGCGAGACGAGTCTGAGCGACCATAAATAATTTGAAAGGTTTTTAATATGAATAAAGGAAAATTGAATACTTTTAATTTGGATTTCACTTCTGAAGAAGATGACGAAGTGTACAAGGGACAGTTCACGTCACGGAAACTGTCAATTATGGATCATTCTAAAGTTCAGAGGCGTCGGAACGAGCTGAACGGGGGACACCATTGTGTTACTGATGATGATGGCAACTTTACCGGTGTAGGAATGGATCCTGAAACTGATTATTTTCATTATATGATAGCTGTGTTAGAAGTATGTTTGATTCAAAAGCCTTCTTGGTGGGATTTTGATACTCTATATGATCGAAGTGTTGTTATGAAGGTCTTCTCGGAGGTGATGACTTTTGAGAATTCCTTTCGTAAGCGAAGAAGGGGAACCGCTCAAGAATCAAACACTAGTGCTGGCAGCCAAGGAAATAGCACGAAAGAACCTGAAGAGCCCCTCAATGATCACCTTCCTCAGAAGGTGGTGGGTAAAGAAGTACAAGCTTCCTTGGACGCATAAAGCTTTTCAAGGATCTACTAAATTAGAGTTGTTAACAGAGTTTTATGAGGATCTGTTTGAGGAGAACCCAGACGCACTGTTGAAGGCGGCGAAGAATGCTGATGGAGAGATTGTCTTCGACGAAACAGGAGACCCGTTGATCGATAAATGGGAGAAGGAATTGGCGCAGGGGATTACTCCTGATTTGACCGAGGGTATGTCCGACGAAGCATTGGCCTCTTTGGAGAAGGAAGCCGGACAGACCAGTAATCGTAACAAAGATATTTTGCTCGATTTTGATTCTGGTAAAGGACTATCTAGTAACAGTAAGAGCACCACTAGAGATATTCGTGACCTTATATTAGGGAATAGAGGATAGCAGTGGCAGACGCTAAGATTGATGTAGAGTTAACTACAAACGCCAAAGATCTTAAGAAGGCGCATAAAGAGCAGGCAGAGAGGGAGCGTAAGCTTCGTCGTGAGAGATCTTCTGCTGAGGCTTCTCTTAACAAAGATCAAACTAAAGCAAACGCAGATCAGCTTAAGGCGATTAACGCTAGGGCTGCTGCTGAGCGAAAGAGGTTTACTGCGGCTAAGGGATACCTTAAGCAAGAAGCCCAGATATTCTCAGATTTCTCTAAGAAGCAACTATCTCACGTAAAGAACCTAGCTACAGCCAGTACCAAAGCCCTTAGAACTGTTGGTGGAAAAATGGGGGGTTCTGGCGGGTTTATGAGGGGTGTGGGAGGAGCGGCGTTAGGGGTAGGTGGAGCGATTGCTGGTTTTGTGGCCGGCGGGGCAAGCGCAGCCTATGGTAAGTACGCAGAATACGGACAAGCCTTAGGTAATGTTATTGGGCTAGATTCCGGAAGGAATATTTCTGGTGGGATTAATAGAGCGCCTGGTGCTCGGTTAGGCTTCAGTAAGATAGACGCAGCTAAACAAGTTGCCATGATGGGTCGGGCCACAGGAGTGGTTGGGCCTGGTCAGTTCCAGCAAGCTCGTAGAGCTACTGGTATGACCGATGAAGAGACAATGGCGGCTTTTTCTGGTTTACGCCAAGCGGGTACTACCTTTACAGGAAGGGGGGAGACACAAGGGGGACGACAGCTAAAACAGATCATATCGGCTGGATTTGTGTCGGGATTAGAGAAATCCCGTTTTCCTGAATTCATGAGCGGAATAACGAGTCTGACAGAACGAGTAGCCGCGCGCACCACAGGAGCTGTGGATCCAACAGCCATTGCACATCAGCTAGCCTTTTTAGGAAAGACAGGAAAACCAGGACTACAAGGAGCACGAGGAGCCCAGGTTATGGGGGCTATTGATAAAGCGTTAATTTCGCCTGGTGGAGGTGACTTTGGTGCTCAATTTATCCGCATGGCAATGGGTTTTGGTAAACAAAAGGGTGGCGTGAGTTTTGTTGAGGCCGAGAAGAGAAGAGAGAAAGGCGTAGAAGACCCACAGAACATGTTCAGGCTATTAGGAGAAGTGGGTCAACAATTTGGCTTCGGTGATGAAGGCGCCTTAGCTATGCGTGAGCTTACTGGTCTATCCGTTGAACAGTCCCAATCGTTGTTGGAGGTTGCCAGCAGTGGTAAGAGTGCAGAGGAGCAACTAGCTGCTATTAAGGAAATTACCAAAGAATCTGATTCAATAGAAAAGCAATCATTGGAGGCAATGAAAGGTATAGGTGGTTATGTGAAGCACCTTGCCAGCATGGATAACCAGTTGATAGGCATAGGCGCCACTGTTGCTCCTGTTATTCAAGCGTTAGAGAAACTTCAAGTGAGAGCGCTTAAGGCTCTTATCGATCTAGCCTCCGATGTTGGTGCTATTTATAGCTTCTTAAAAGATTTTTGGAGTGATAAGTTTCAGTCCTCTGAGGATGTACAAGAGAGATTAGATGAGTATGAGAGCGTGCGTCGTCATAACAGGGAAAAAGGCGCCAAAGATATAGAGGAATTGCGGGCTCATAGAGAAGAAGAAGCGCGTATGCTGAGAGTCTCGGCTTCAACAGTCAGTAAAGCACAGAGTGGAGCATGGGGTACAGTTCAGAGTACATTAGCCACTACTCGTGAAGCAGGTAGAAGCATTCCTGGTATTGGTAAGTTCGTATTCGGAGAAGGACTTTCGGAGAGCGAAAAACAAGCTCAACAACAAAATAAAATTATACTAGAGCAACGAAGGGTTGGTAGGGAGTCTAGTGCCCAACAGCAGACGGCGCAGTTATTGGCTGATGTTGGGTTGAAAAAAACTGCCGATCAGCGGCTAACGCAAGCTTTACTAAGCTCCCCTGTACCTATGGTTGGGGGAAAGACTGCTATGTCTGATGTAGGCACGTATAATCCTGAGGCTCTGGCTATACTATCAGAATTGGTAGCCGAAGCTAAGAAAACATCTGCTAATACTAAGAAGTCGGCCGAGGGCTTGGGAAATTCCGAAGCAGAAGGACGAGGCTCTCACTAGGTTTGAGTGACTTATGGCCAGAGGCATGAAAACAACAAGAACACATACCCGAGCTTTGGTTCTGGTACATTCGCACGTCAAGAAAGAGCCATTTAATGGGACCATAGACTTATCTATGGATGTTATTCAAATTGATACTTCTAAGAGCATAAAAAGTGTTGGAGCAGCTACTTTATCATTAGTTCCTAGGCGTAATTATTTGAATTACATATTTCCGAATGATGTGATCAATATATATTTTGATCCAGGGGATGGCCAACGAGGTCTTGTGCGGACTTTTTTTGGGTACGTAGATCGCATAGAAAGAACCGAAAATACCGCTGAGAACGGCCAGGTGAGCACTCAGTATCGCTTATCGTGCTCTGACTTTATGAAGGCAGTAGATAAAACAGACATCTATTTTAACCCCCACCTGCAGAATAGGACTGAGTTTGATGATCCTGACCTTGGTCTAAGTCCTCTGGGAGGATCTGGTCTGCGCACCAAAGGAGTTACTGCTTTTGGATCCCCTTCTGATATGGTGGAGAATATACTTGAGATATTGATGGGTTTCGGCTCTCAATGGGTTTTGCCCCCGCCTTTGGTCAACAACGATTTGATTATCAATAGGCGTAAGATCAAGCAACAAAAGGCATTAGAGAAGATACCAGACAATGTAATCAGTACTCTTGGAGAGCTGGGTATTGTTAGGTATGATGATGCCAATAATCCAGTTTCTTCTGACATAAGGCAAGTAGCTGACTCAGACACCGTAATTTCAAATTTGTTAGCACAAAAGACTAAAGAATCTTTATCGATATCTTCGTATACAACAGACGCAGAGGCATCACTACAATCGTCCTTTATTTCTAGGAAGGTAGAATATGATAATTTATTTTCTAGAAGTACCTCATTGAGTGCTTATAGGAATCTTCTTAGAAACGAAAGATCAGGAGCTTCTTTAGTTGATTTAATCGATACCTCATTTATAGAGGCGTTGTCTATTGACGGGTTTATTCAGTCTGCTGGAATATGGCAGGGACAAGGATCTGTTCTGTCGCTTATGCGGGGTTATAGTAATGAGATTGTTAATGAGTTGATTTTTGACCTGAGGCCAGTTGCGGTGACAGACAGTGGCGGAGACTATGTAGATTCCTGTTTTGGCGAGACATATTCACGGTCAGAGGATGATGTGGGTAATGGGGTTAATATCTATGGAACAGTTAGTGTTCCTGGGTCTGTTCCGGCTGTGAAGTATGTGCCAGCTATCGTGTTTAGGGAATATCCGTTTTCTACTGTTGAAGGCTTAGATTTGCAAGGTATCTATTCTCTTGAAGGAGAAGGAGAACTGGATTATACGCCTTTTGGTCCAATATTTGCTGCTGGAGTAAAAGATGGTGACCCAGTTCCTCGTCGTGTTCTTTATGATTATTCTCGGATACCACAAATAGCCAAAAGGGAGAATAAAGCACTAGGAAGTTCTTCATGTAAGTTTGAAGAAGGTGCGAAACCTCTTAAACACCTAGATGTTTTGCCTATATATAATACTGATGTTGTGTCGTCTTCCTTAGGGCGGAGTGACACAGATGTTTTCAATTTCTTTTCTCTTTATGCTAATAATTCTTTGATTAACATCTACAAATTTCTTCTACAAGGGATTATGCCGGTGTTGACACCTGTGAGTATTCAGAGAAATGGGCTTAGGGTTGTCGAGTTTAATACTAAATTCGCTAATTTTGGAAAAGATTTTATATGTGAGCCTGGTAGCTCCGCTGTCGATTCTGGGCAGATACGTAAGAATCTAGTTAGATGGACTTTGTTGATTGACCACTGGAATCAGCATAATGCCGAGTATCTTAGTGGCACCATTACTCTAAGAAGTATGCCTGAACTACGTGTGGGGTATAGACTAGACTGGGTGGACAGAAATGAAAGTTATTACGTTGAGAGTGTGTCACATAGCTGGTCCTATCCTGCTGGCATGACAACCTCTATACAGGTATCTCGTGGGCAGCGTAATGATCCTCTTCCCGCATATGTTCCCCCTACTGTTTCTCGTTCTTTTGGGTCTAAAAGTACCAATATACTTGGCTTTGGAGAGCTTACTGAAACGTCTGAATTTTCTCTTAAAGGGGGCGGAAATAGAACCGATACGGGTCGTTTGGCTGACTATTTTGAACTACGAGACACTAAAGCTACATTGGGTAGCTCGGAGAGAAATGTATCGGCCCAAAACGATGAAAACATCGCGGACACACAACCAAACGCGGACAAGGGCCGCATAGCTATCTATCCGGATCAAGGTGTCCTACTGTATAACGGACGAGGAAATTCATATTTAGAAGTACCGGATTCGGATGATAGTGGAGATTTTGAGGATATAAAATCCTTAACACAGAATGAACTAGATAGGATATTGTTTAACGGGAATAAAAGGTCGGAGTAAGCATGGCTAGGGACAAAAATGGATCAGTGCTACAGAGCTCCTTTGTTAAGAAGAGATCGGAATATTCCCATGAAGGGAGAATGAATTTTCCGGTAGTGGCTGTAGTTACGGCAATTCATTTTTCTGATGCACGAGTCAACCCCTCTGCGGCGGTCAACCCCGATCAGAGAGGTAGTTATGCTGTTGCCGACGTGGTTGTGCTGAATGACGGAACAGATACCCCGTGGGTTATCCCAAAGGTCACTATCCTCCCTCCGGGAGCTAGCGGTGTTGATGATTTCCATGAGGAGTTGCCTACGCCTACTACGGGAATGGTAGATGGCTCCAAATATAGTACAGATCTAGTTGATGTAGATCCTACTAAAATGAATGGCGATTGGTGTGTGGTACAGTTCATTGGCGGCTTTATCACCCAGCCTATAATGACTCATTGGTTTCCTCATCCTTCTAACAATAGAGATGTTTCTACAGGAGGCGCAGTGGCTGCCTTAGGGAGCCGAGCGCTGCCACAAGGACATAGATTATTTAAGCGATTTGCTGGAGCCAAGGTAACCGTAACGCCTACAGGCAGTATTTACCTCGATACCGAGGAGGCTGGTGCTCTTTTGGATCCTAAAGGTTCTTTCACCAGAAAGAATAAAGATATTGGCGGAGACATAAAAGTAAGCGTAAAAGATTCTAGACAATTTGAAGTAAATTTTAATAAGCAAGTAGCCCTTCCTCGGACAGAGCCCGCCCTGCCTCAAGCTAATCCTCCTAAAAGTACTGAGGATGGTGTTCGCGACGATGTCTTCACTAGATTAACTATGGATAAAGATTTCGTTCAAGCAGTAGCCGGCCAAGTTATCGAATTAATATCTGGTAGCATGTATCTAGGGACTAAGGATACTGCTAATGAAAATTTTGTATTGGGGCAACGATGGAAAGCCCTGATGGACAGCATACTAGAAAAGCTTATCGGACACACCCACCCTACAGCCTTCGGTCCCTCAGGAAGCTCTGTCGAACTATTTGAAGATTTTACCGTAAAAAGACAGTCTTTGGATGATCAGTTAAGTGATTGGATCTTCGGACAGAAGGAGCCCCCAAAGTAATGGCTATGAAGGAAGCCACATTATCTTCTGGCCTAAAGAGCCTAGGTCAATATGAAACTGAAGATGAAGCCGTGGCGGCGTTGGTAGCCGTATATGCTACGTATGTTGCAGAGGCCCAGGCACTGACCCCTATACTACCCTTAGGTGTTGAAGCAGGTAAAAATGCTATGGTTTTGGCTCTTGAGGGGATAAAAGAATCAGTAGATATATCTACTGGTGCTATTAAGTTAGTTGCTGCTGTAAATGCTTTTTGGGGAGCCGTGTCTTTGGGTCTTACTGCGTCGTTTGCTGGAGCCGTAGCTGTCGTCCCTCCCCTACATGCTTCTATGGTTGGGGATCTAATCCCCCTTCTTACAGACAATCTAGCCAACAACAGATCGTTAAGTGATGCTGTTGATGCTATTGCGGGCATATGGCACAACCAGACTGTTTCTGGTGGAAAAGTAATCACTCCTCCCAACATTAGCACTCCTATAGTATGAGGTCATATGGCAAAGGAATTTACTAGTCCCCCTAGAAGCAATTGGAAATTGTATCAATCCAACCAGCAAGGTCTTTATGCCTTGTCGATACTCTCCACAGATTCAAGTTTATTTCTGTCTGGTGGTAGCACTGGTGATTCATCTTTTTCTTTCGCTGGTTTTGACTACATATTTAACCTACATCCTAAGGCAATAAGTACGGACGAGCCTGCGGCAGTCCTTGTTACGCCTACACAAGACGGGGGTCAGTTTATTGAACATCAAGGCCAGATTTATAAGAATATAAGCATATCGGGAACTACTGGTTTACGGCCTTTTCCTGTGGTCCGTGTTGGCGAGGGCTTGTCTTTAGAAACTGGACTTAGTAATAGTGAAAAGACAGGTTTTGATAGGCTTATTGAATTAAAGAATTTTTTTCAGGCATACTACGAAGCAAAGAGGGATATTAATGTAGCCCATAAAGTAGTAATGGTGTGGGGAGATAGTAAGAATGGGGAATTTTATATCGTAGAACCTATGTCTTTTAAGACTAGTCGTGAATCATCCTCTCCTCTCACTACCTCGTATGAAATTGTTCTTAGGACAATCTCTAGGATTGAGGCACATAAGACTTTCTGGCGGATTCCAGACCCTCAAGCAGCTAAAAATTCTCCCATAGGCTTTCGAGATCGATTAAAATCATATAGATCTGATTTGAACAGAGTCCTATTCAGAATTGATGCCTTGTCCCGTGAGGGACTTTCCTCAGCGGTGCGTTTGTTCTCTGACATAATTGCTCCTGCTAATCAGATCTTAAATACACTAACCGGTATTGCTAACGTGGGGGTTTCTCTTCGGTATATTCCTGAGGATTCACTTCGCGTTCTGTCTAGGAATGCTATAAGTACCCTAGAAGCACTAGCCCAAGCCTCTAGCTCGTTATATATAACACAAGGTGTCATACAGGTTCGAGATAGGATACAGCGAGCACTGTGGGGCTTGTCTCGTCTAGTGGCAGCTGTTGCTGGTGAGGACCAATTATCTTCTTCCCCACAAGGGTCTATAATCTCTGCAAAGAACCATTTGTTCACTAAGAACAACACACAAAGACAGATAGGTACAGGGGGAGATCCTTCTAGTATTTCTAATCAGTTTATTGGTAATTCGGCCGCAGAAGCCACCATAGCTGTGGGAGAAACTATTCAAAATATAGCTAATAGGCTTTTAGGTAACTCAGCTAGATGGAAATCTTTAGTTTTTTTGAACAAGCTAAAAGCCCCTTACATAAGTCCGGACGGTGATGGTGTGTCTGTTTTGCGTCCGGGAGACAGGATGCTATTTCCCACAAGCTCGGCTTCGGTAGGCTCTTCTATAGGACGCAGTGTCTCTGCTAAGTTCAATGATGTAGGGGCCTTAGAGAGCCGATTAGGCAGAGATCTAAACTTAGAATCAAGAGGACTTGACGGTATCTTGGACTTGTCAGTAGACTCAGCCAGTGGAGATCTTAAGATCCTGTCCGGAACCGCTAATATAGAGCAAGCAATGTTTGTTAAATTTAGTACCGAACAAGGGGAACTTCCTTTGCATCCATCCTATGGTATCAGATTCCCTGTAGGAGTGAAGCAGCCTAGTTTATCTTCTATTAATTTGTTCCAGATAATAGCTAGGGCCTCGTTGCTATCAGATAGTCGTATACTTGATGTGGAAGATTTCAATATATCTTATACAGGCAACACACTCAGTCTTCAAGCTAATGTTAGAGTCATAGGTACCGATCAGGCAGTTTCCCTCGACTTTGGGGTTCGGAGATAAGTTATGGCCTTTATACCTAGAACATTTGATCAAATACTTACCGACATGATTAATTATGTCAAATTAAACACAACAATAACAGATTTTACTGTAGGATCTGTTATTCGCACAATTTTAGAGGCTGCCGCCATTGAGGACGACGAACAATATTTCCAAATGGCAGAGCTAATCGATGGCTACAGCCTGAACAGCGCCTCTGGGGTTGACCTAGACGCTCGTGTGGCTGACTTTGGGCTAACAAGACTCAGACCTGCTTCATCGGTTGGATCGGTTGTCATTACTGATGGTAACTTGATTACTAATTCTTTAATTTTTGATACCTTGGTTGGATCCATAACTGTATCTCTTGAGGACTCCTCATCTTTTCCCACTTCTGGGTATCCCTATACTGTCAGAATAGGCGAGGGGACTCCATCGGTTGAAGATATTCAGGTCCTAGACAACAACGTCGCAGGAAGCATTCTTACCGTCCCGTCTGGTTTATCTAATAATCATTCATTGGGGGACCGTGTATCCCTGGTCTCGGGTGCAGCTGACGTTAATATAGCGGCGAGCTTACTGATTCAAGTTCCCTCTGCAGGTGCGTCGGCTGCTATTAAATTTACGACCACTGAATCAGGTATTTTGGTTAACGGAAACTATGAATCAACTACTATTTCAGCCAAGGCTATAGTACCAGGATCAGGAGGAAACGTAGGGGTAGGAAGAGTATCTCAGTTCGTTTCGGCACCCCCATTCACCGGGGCTTTAGTGTTCAATACGTCGATATTTGGAGGAGGGCGGGATACCGAGAGGGATTCGCAACTGAGATCCCGAGCTAGGTTACACGTACAGACTCTTAGTTCTGGAACAAGAACTGCTCTGGAACAGGCAGTTCTTGGTGTAGCTGATCCTGTAACAGGACAAAGAGTGGTTACGGCCAAAGCAGTAACTCCCCCAAGTAATAGCGAGGTTATTTTATACGTAGACGATGGGACGGGGCTGGTTCCTGACTCAGTTGTTCTAGCATCATCTGATGTAGCAGTAGCTATTCCTTCCTTCCCCCCTGCCTCTTCTTTGTCCATTGACAATGGTGATGACTTTCCTGATGAGGGTTACCTTATTGTTAGTCCAGAGAATTCTTCTCAAATTGAGCTACTGCAGTACACCTCTATAAATAGAACGATTTATCCGAATGTTGCTGCGTTGAGCACACCAACCTCTAGAGAGCATGATTTAAGCGACGAACTTGTCTTAGTAGAATTAATTACTGCTAGCGCAGAGGCAGGCCAAAAGCTCTTTAGAGTAGCTAAGTTCCCAATAGTTAATGGGAGTATACGCCTTTGGATTAACTCTGGTTCTGGTTTTTCTTTAAAGGTTCTAAACACTGATTATTACCTAAATAGAGGTACCGGAGAAATACAGTTAACGGGATCAGGAGCCCCCTTAGGTTCTGTTCTTGTTGCCTCTTACTCCTATTACACAGGTCTTTTGTTTGAGGTACAGAGAATAGTTAATGGAGACCCTGACATTAGCGAACTCCCTGGGGTGGCGTGTGCGGGAGTTATTGTGAATGTGGCTGTTCCCTCTATTCGGCGCGTGTCAGTCCGTCTATCCATAGCCGCTCAGAATGGTTTTGAAGAGATAGATTTGGCTCCCTTAGTTAAGGAAGCAATTGAGTTGTACATAAATAGCTTAGGGATAGGTGAGAATGTTATTCTGGCAGAGATAATAGAAAGAGCAATGGGTGTTACGGGGATGCTTAATGTGACGGTACAGAGCCCCGCTTCTGATGTGGCTATTCTAGAAGACGAACTTCCAGTACCCGCTGATCCCGCAGGGAACTCTCTTATAACGGTGATTTAATGTCCGTAAACAAAAATAAATCAGCTATAAAAGAGGCTAGGGATCAGCTGTACGTGGACACGGCTGATGGTCCCTTCCTTAACAATATAGGAAATAACCTAGGATTAAATAGACCTTCTATTGGTTTTGGGGACGATAATAGGTGGCGAGCTGCTATCAAGAAGCTCGCCATACAACCCAAGTTAATTTATAAAGCGTTTAGAGACATATTAGAGATTTGTTTAGGCCCGCAGTTTGGCACAAGGCACAATCTTACTTCTTCGGTGTTGGTTGGGGACAAAAGTATAGTAGTAAGAAATACAGATCGTTTACCCCAGATAGGTTCCATAATATTAGATCCGGGGTTGCCCTCAGAAGAGACTGTAGACTATTGTTTTGTTGACTACGCTACTAATGAAATATTTCTTACCGCACCGCTAGAAACAGGTCACAGCGCTATAGAGGATGCTTCGGGTATACTAAAATCAGTAGCCATATCTGGGGCTACTTCATTGTCCCTTTTAGATACTAGCTCTTTTCCAGAGACAGGATATCCTTATCCTGTTCTAGTGGGCAGAGGAACTGAGTATGAGGAAGTAGTTTTAGTATCCTTTAACGATACAGCATTTAATGTCCTCAGCTGCTCACCTTTGCTTAATTCTCACTCTGGTATAAAATCTGATTTCGTAAGAAAACCACTGGAGGTTGCAGCGACGCCTGGAAGAACCTACCTGCAGTTGGACGTAGGGGACACTAAAGTTTTCCCTGTTTCTGGTTTGTTGAGGATTGATAAGGGAGAGGGAAGTGAAGAGATTGTATATTTTGATGGGAACGATGTCTCCTCTTCACAGCTTCTTTTGCCTCTTCCTTTATCGTTTTCGCACAGCGTAGGGGCTTCCGTGGAATTGTTGGTTTCTGGGGCTTTGGTTGAAACTGCCGGGGTTTATCAAGTAGGTAAACACTGGGACTTATACAGTACCTCGCCTAGAATTCTTACTGTTGTTATTCCATCTAGTCTAAATATAATCAGAGATATTGATTCCTCGTGGTTTCACGACTCCGTACAATCTCCGGCTTCGTCTACTCTAGCAAGAGCAACTATTTCTACAGATAAAAAGTTGGAGTTAGATTCTGTATCTGGTTTTCCTGATGAGGCAGGGGTTATTCTTGTTGACGGCACCCAAACCTCATTTTACATATTTAGACAAGAAGATGTTTCTGCTATAAACCCATATTCCTTAGATCTAGAAGCGTCCTCCGCTCAGTACCTAAGTATAACTGATGGTGCGCAAACTGGTCTAGATATTACTGATGATATCACTATAGAGCTTTGGGCTAAGTTTGAGAGCACAGCTACGAACACATTTGTAGCCAAATGGGGCGTGGGATTTACCAGATCTTACTGGTTTCAATATTCTGGGGGTAACTTATCCTTTAGGTTCTCCAATAACGGAGATACTAGTGTTCAGGCTCTTCAAGCGTTTACCCCTACTATAGGTGTGTGGTACCATTTTGCTGTATCAAGAAAAAGGTCAGATGGTGTTTGTAGGTTCTACGTGAACGGGGTGCAGCAGGGCGTTGATCAGGTTCTTTCGGCCGGCAGCACCATTTTTAATGGGTCCTCAAATTTTGAAATTGGGAGAGAGCAGGCAGGTTCGCCTAATTATTTTGACGGGTTGATAGATGAAGTACGAGTGTGGTCAACTGTCCGTTCTTTAGCAGATATTTCGGATAGTATGCTACAGGAGCTGCCCTTGCCTCAGGCTGATCTGAGGGGGTATTGGAAGTTTGCTAATGATTTTAAAGATTCAACAGCTAATAGTAATGATTTGACAGCGAATAATTCTCCTGTTTTTTCCACGGATAAACCTTTTCCAAAGCCATCATTAACCCTCACACAAGAGATTGGCTCTGTCTATTCGGCAGGCACTAGTGTGTCTCTAGTAACTTTTCCTTATGGAGACTCTCCCGCATTAGAAGAAGGAAATGTTCGTGATGCATCGGGGAATGTTATAGACTACAGATTTGCTGGTCCGTACTTATTCTCCCCCGGAGAAAGAAGTCCGAGTGATACGTCATCTACTCTTACCACCTTAGTCCCTCCTCCCACCCTGGTTGTTGCCGGTCAATTATCTGGTCGAACTAATATAGAAGTAAAAGATGCAAGTTTACTAAATATTGGGGATATTATTCGTATAGGAAGACAAAGCGGTAATTCAGAAGATGCAACGGTACAGGATTCCACTAATAACACAGTCGCGGACTCTCTAGATGGTTCCGTAGGTATTCCTGCTCCTGGTATACTCTCGGTTGATATAGCCTTAAATGATTCTAGTGCTTTTCCGGAAACACCTATACTCAATGCTGCTGGATATAGGGTCATAGTGGACGAAGGAGGTCCCAATGAGGAGATACTTACGGTGTTGGATAATGATGGTGCCACTACTCTAACAGTATTGGCGAACACTGTGGCTCATAACGATACTGAAACAGTTCGTTTATTGAATGATGTCATAACAGTAAACAACGGGTTGATCTTTCCTCATTTGTACAATGAATTGGTTGAACCTCTGACTTATGAGTTAGTTCTGTCCTCTGTGTCTGGTTTCCCTAGCCCGTCCGGAACGGTGTACCTAAACTTTGGGCTAGCGACGCCTTCATCAAGAGCTAAAATAACTAATGTAGTTAGCCCGACTGTTTACGAAGTACCTGACTCCAGCATCTTCCCCCCTACAGGGTCCCCCTACCAAATAACACTTGGGCAGGGCAAAGCAGGCGAGGAGAGGGTGTACGTGTCAGTAAACGATACTGGCCTTAACAGGTTGACAATATCAGCTTCTCCCATCAACACTCATTCGGTAGGTGAATATATAGAGTTTAACGCAGGTGAGGATGAAGTAGCAATCTATCAAGATATTGATGGAACTTCTTTAGTCTTTGATCCTCCTGTGCTACTGTCCGGTCATGTTGTTGGAGAAAGAGTCATGTTAAGCTCTTCAGAAAGCACGACTCGTACTGATGGTTATTCCTTTCCCTTGGTTATGCCCCCGGATATCAGTGCCTGTTTTAGGGAATTATTTGATTTGGTTAAGGGTGCTGGTATACTAATTAACGTCATTAATAGTAGGTAATAATTATGCCCAAAAGAGTAAACGTACTACCGAATCAACGAATAGATGTAGTCGATTTTAAAGCATCTACAGAGACTTTTGCTAACGAGTCAGACAAGCTAAGGTGGGAGTCTTTTATACAGGACAACCTACCTAGGGTATCTGATGGGTTTCGGGTGGAGGTTTCGGGCCTTACCCTTACTGTGTTTAATGGGTTGGCTTTTGATAGAGACGGGGAAATTGTAGTCAACGAAACAGACGACTCTGCCCAGCGGTCAGTCACCCTAGCCTCAACTAACGCCACATATTATGTTGAGGTAGAGTTTGTTACCAGTGAAGGTGATGTAGATTCCCGAGCTTTTTGGGATCCAACCTATGATAATGGCTTGGACACTTCCGGTGACGTAATTCCGGATGGACGTGAATTTAGTGAGAATGTAGCTACGAGATTAATTCCAGATTGGAATATTGTTTCGCCCATTTCAACTACTTCGTTTTCTTTTAGCACAGACAATAACAGTGTAAAAATACCCGTAGCTATTGTGACGGTGTCTGGTGGCGCTATATCGATTGGCACAAAACCTGCTAGGGCTTGTCTGAAACAAGCTGTGTCTATTGGGGGGTCTTTTGTGCCTCTTCTTGATTCTCGCTTGTTCCCGAATAGCGGAAATATAACAGTTGGTGAGGGCTTGGGGACCTCAGAGACAGTAACAATAGCATCGAATGACCGAAAAAATAATGTATTGAATCTTACCGGAACCTTGGCTAATAATCACGGTATTGGCGAGAGGGTAGTGGATATTAGCGGTTCTCCTAACTCATATATATCTGAGAGGACTTCCCATAACCCACTTCTTCCGACAACAGCCGGAGACGCTCGTCCCCTGTTCTGGCAAGGAAACTCTGAGCTTGGCTACGGACTTTCTCAAGATCCTTATGCTGCTACAGGTAATAGCGATGTACAGGTTAAGAACCTAAAGGAATATGTAGATTTCCTGGCTGCACAAGTGAGGCAACTAAAATGGGGATCTGCTAAGGACTCGGAGGTAGGTAACGTAGCTCCTCCCACCACCTTCCCCGCAACACCGAAGTATTATGATAATGTTGGTGGCGTTCAGGGCGCTAGGGCCCATACAGTATCTGTAGGCAACGGAACCACTACTTTTGGTGACTTCAATGGAACCACTGGAGTGCCCATTCAGGCCGCTATTGATTCGTTACCGGCAGAGGGAGGTATTGTCTACCTTAAAAAAGGCACCTATGCGATTGCTACTCCTATTACGTTGACTACACCAGTGACACTGGTTGGAGACGGAACAGGAGCTACTATTATCCGCACAGACAGTGCCACGGCTGGGATAGTCTTGGCCGCTGCAGGAGCAGCTAGTAGTCAAATAGCTATAATATTGAAAGATATAGCATTCACTCTAGGTGCAGGGGGCGCTTCTCACTCGGTTGAGTCTACTAGTGGTGATGTTGTGGTGGCTACACAATGTGTGTTTGAGGGATTTGCCACTTCAGGATCTGGGGTTGTTGATCAATCCTCGTTCTACTCGTGTGTGTTTTCGTCTCTAGCAGGGCTTGGATCGGGACTTGCTTTTAGTGGTAAGGTTACTACTACCAATTTTATTGGTTGTAAGTTTGTGTGCTCATTTGTTAGCGCTAGCAGTCGGGCCCTTACTCTTGCTAGCTTCTCCACTAATGTAGGTTTTAAAGAATGTGTGTTTGACATTTCGGCCGCTACTGGCGCCACTAATGTGGTGAACTTGGCCGGTGTCTCTCTTGTTGACCTAACCTTCTCTGGTTGTAAGTTTGTTGGTATTTCGGGAACTAGCACTGTTTTTCAAACTACTAATGGGAGTAACGTCACGATTAGAGACTGCGCCAGCAACACTGGGTTGGGTACGGTTACTAATTACTCTAATTGGGTAGTTGATCATTGTAGCATGACTATCGGTGCTACTGGAAAATTTGGTATCAAGTTTGATACTGCTTGTGTAGATTGTCATGTATTGAATAGTTCTATTACTCAAAGTGCTACTGCGGGTACCGCAAGTATCGGAATTGATGCCGTGTCTGTAAGTGACCTGTTTATTACAGATACTAAATTCGTAGATTGCGATGTTGGTGTGCGCCTCGGCACGGTGACAAGGTTCTCTATTTCTGGGTGTCTGCTCAAATGCCAAGCAGGAAGAGGCCAGCAGGGTATCATTGACACAGCGTCTTTGGTCATCCGAGATGGGTCTATATCTGGGTGTCATTTTGACTTGTTAGGAGACGATGCGGCTACATTGATAGCCGGCATCAATTTGTCTAACAATACTACTGCTACTAAAACTAGTGTAGATATTAGGGGTTGTTCGTTTGTGGATGTAGGGAACGGGGTTTCAGGAGGGGATACTTACGGTATTAAGGTTGCGAGTATTGTTTCTCTTTCTATTATGGGGTGCTCTTTTAAGCGCATCCAAATGACCTCAGGTACCTCAGTGCATGGTGTACATATGCGGAACTGTACCCGAGCGTCGGTTCTAAGTAATACTTTTGATACAGTGGGTTCAGGTGCTGCATCTTCTTGGACAGGCATATTTGCAGATAGCGTGACACAAACCTCCATAAGTAACAATGAAATGGATGCCTTAGGTTCCTCCTCCGCAGCAGTTGATAACAATGCATTTATCAAGGTACAGAATGATGGGGCAGGCTCAGCCTCTGACCAAATTTCAATCATTGGCAACAATTTAAATGGGGTCCTGAACGATGCTTCATTTAAGTGTTACGGTATATTACTTTTGTCTGGAGTGTCCCGCGCTTCTGTGGCCAGTAATAATGTTTCAGTAGGTCCTCTTATTACCGGAACCGTATTAGAAGCTGGTGTCCGAGCAGAGTCTGGGTCTGAGGTGGTAGAATCGTTGGCCGTAACAGGAAACACAGTAGTAGCCACAGACTCTACTTATTTAAATAATGGTATTTCTGTTTTTTTTACGGGAGTGGGGACTACAGAAGGTAGATTGGTTATATCGGGTAATGTAGTGAGTAAAGCCAAGGTAGCGGGGATAGTGGTAGAAGGACCGGCCGCTGGAAATTCTTTTTCTTCCGTAATCTCCAGCAACACCGTTCAGTCTAATGCCGCAGCAACCACTGGTATAAAGATCAAAGATGTGAGTATTGTATCTATATCTAGTAATAGTATTTATCTAACAGGGACTGGTCTCACCAAAGCGATCGATGCTAGTTCTGCTTCTCCTACTAATGATATAGTATCGATCACGGGAAACTCGATAACTTCTACCTCGGGTAGTGCTGAGGGCATTGTTGCTGTTCTTGTAGACCAATGCTCAATTTCTGGTAATGTAGTAGATTTAAACAGTTCAGGACCGTGTTTGAGTGTGGGGTCGTCGCTTAGATCGTTTGTTAGTGGTAATTATACACGGAATATTGGTGCTGGAGCAGCCATATTTGGGACCACAGCTACTACTGCGTTTAGCAAAGCTAGAAAAGACAGTGACACTGATGGCTCTCCAACCAGTGATACCGATATGGGATTAAACTTGAGACTTAAGTCGTAAACTAACTTAAAAGGAGAAATAACTATGGAGACAATGATGGATTTGAGTATGAGTGAGTTTTTCACGAAGGTAATGGTAGCCGCCCAAGGCGGAGATGGCTTGATCATGCTAGGTTTGGCCTTGATGGCTATCATCTGGGTCACCCGAAAATATGCGGTTAAATATGTGAGCTGGTTCGGGACTGACTTCGGCGGAATGGTTTTTGCCTTCTTGATGTCATCGATGACCGTTGCCGCCTCGGCTCTTGCTGGGGGTATGGGAATGAGTATGACAGTGCTGTCTTCGGCGGCTACTGCTGGTTTAGTGGCAGTCGGCGGCTGGTCGGGCGTGCTCAAGAAGATTCCCTGGCTAAACAAGTAAACATAGAGGATAAACAATGGCTACAACACCCATCATCCAGTCCACTGGATCTACCTCGGGAGCAGGCGTTGCTGGTCGGGGTAGAAACAATCTGGTCTTAAGTGAGACCGTCACCTGCTCAGACACAGAGGCAGCCAATAGCGGTGCTTCCTATGTCTGGACCTTAGTAGAGAAACCACAAGGTAGCTCTACGGTAATGAATAGCCCCACTACTGCTACTCCTGACTTCGTTCCGGATGTGGTTGGTTCCTATAAGGTGAAGGCACTGGTTGATGGGTCGTTTAGCAGCGTTGAAATTTTTGCTGTTCCATTGGCTCGTACCGGTGCCCGTATTCCTGCTTTTGCGGAAGGTTTGGAATACGATGAATCAGGAAACACCAAAGGTTGGCACCAGGCCCTAGATTACTTTATGAGACAAACAGACGCCCTGTTTGCTTTTCTTGGATCTACTAATACCTTCACGGGAGCCCAAGGATCTTCTCCGGTGGCTCTTACGGACGCTGCTAATATCTCTGTCAATGCATCCTTGGGTAACTCTTTCCAGGTAACTCTAGAAGGAAACCGCACGCTGGACAACCCCACGAATTTGGTCGCTGGTTTTACTTATTTGTTTCGTATTAAGCAAGATCCAACCGGCACCAGGACGCTGGCCTACGGATCAGCATACAAATTTGAGGGGGGATCTGCTCCCACCTTGTCTACTGCTGCAAATGCCGTAGATATCCTTACCGGATATTGCCCGGATGGTGCTATTCTGGAGTGCAGCGTTCTAAAGGATCTTAAGTAATGTTCCTGATGCCTGTGTCAAATATGAAGACTCCCTCTGGTGGAGGAGGTCCTTCTGCGCCGCCTATGCCTGTCACCTCTGGTTTGGTTCACCATGTTGCTGCTGATGGGCCCATGACTACAGACGGTAATGGGGTCATTCAATGGACCGACATCAGCGGTAATAATACCCATTGGACCGCAGTGGGTGGGGCCGCCGGACAGCCAGATGTTATTCCTGCTGCCCAAAATGGTCTTCCTGTTGTCCGATTTGACGGGGCTCCGTCTTGGCCAACCTTAGGTAACCATATGAATCAACCGGCATTTAGATCTGGTACCCAAGACGGTGAGATCTTTATCATGCTAGCCCAAACCCGTGCCTCTGGTGTTACCAACGCTTTCTGGTTGTTCGGTGCTAGTACGGCTGCTCCTTTGTACCCATTCGCGTCTCCAGTGTGGCAAGTGTACGACGATTGGGGATCTTCTGTTCGGTATAACTTCACAGGTAGCGCTTTCGCCACTCAGAATCAATTTTCGATGTATAACGTGACTAACGGAACTGGTAGCCCAGCTACCTGGGTTGCAAGAGCAAACGGAATACAAGTACACTCTGCTGCGTCCACTCCTTCGGGATGGAAGACCCCTAGTTTTTACATCGGGAGCAACAACGCTCAAGGTATGGGTGGTGGCCAGAACTATTTCTGGAAGGGCGATATAGGGGAAATCGCCATCTATAACAGACAGCTAAGTGCTGGTGAGAGAACCACGGTAGAAAACCATTTACGTGCACGATGGGGCACTCCATAGGAGACTAAGATATGGCTGGCTGGGGAGAAAGTCTTTGGGGAGTATCTGGGTGGGGTGCCGGTGAGGCCGCCGCTCCTCCTGAATCTGACGTGGTTAGTGCCGATGTGTATGCATCGAATTTAATTGCGCTAACTTTTAGTCTTCCAATGAAGAACAATCTTACTCTGAAGAACAAAGATTTGTACGCAATTGTTCCAGAGGGAACAGGATCCCCTGTTCTGGTCCACGAGGTTCGCACAGGTAACACGCTGACAACTAGGACAGTGTTTCTGGTGGTTAGTGGTTTTACGGTGGGCGAGACCTATACTGTGACAGTGTCAGCAGGGCCGGTAGCCTCATCAGGTGCCCCCTTATCCGTCCTTGATAATATCGTACAGTTTATTGGCCGCAGGACTAAGATTGATAGCATGGTAGACTCTCGTCCTGGCTTTTACGATGTCAGACCTTCCTCAAATATGTTTAGTATACTAGCCGCCATTGGAAGGCAGGATGACCTTATTGGTGGTTCGAGAGATGATGACCTATGAATAGTGATTTGGTAAAATGGTTCATGGAGCAGGGCGTGAAGCAATTAGATCGTGACACGATTAGCAAGCTTACAGTTAAGTCCTTGCTTTTTATTGCTGTGATGCTTCTGATTACCTACTTTTCTGTTAAAATGTGGTGGCGGGATAGAGAATTAGCTAGACTAAGGCATGAGCTGGATGTTAAAGAAGAAGAGGAAATCAGGGCTAAGGTAAGGGCAGTACTGGACACTAGTGACGCCCACATTGCGGAACATGAGGCTGCTATTGCTCTTATTCGTAAGAGCAGAACTCTTGTCCAAAAAGATATTAAAGAGATTGAAAAGTTTAAAGCTGAACAGGAAGAGAAGATCGATGCAATCAAAAATTGGGAAGATGTTGATAAGTACCTCGATAGTGTTACTCCTAAGCCTTAGTCCGCTCACAGCGTCTGCTGACCCCCTACCTTTCCCTACAGGGATTCGTTCCCAACTGGTGATCGATAATAAGCCCCTGGTGGTTCAGTGCTTTGACCTAACAGAATTCAAGACACTTATAAGCATTTACTTTGCCGGATACCTCCCTTGCGAAGACAAGGTGCAGGCTCTTAGTGATGAGGTTACCTTGTTGACAGATGAGGTGGCCAAGCTAGATAAAATTGTTAGTGAATGCCGCACCCAAGTTGTGGTGTTGAAGAATGAGAATGAGAGGCTCTTTAAGAAGTGGAAAAACGAGAACCTCCTTCGACACCAAGCAGAATCTAGAGATTGGAAGTATTACCTAGCTTGGGGTTCCGCTGGTGCTCTGGGTATCTCCACGGCTGTGCTAGCGGGGATACTGTGGTATAAGAACTAATGCTTATTCTGGAAGTACAGAGGAAGACACTCTTTATGAAGATGGTGGACCTCTACCCAGAGTGTCAGTTTCTGATTGAAGACGAACCTCAGTTGTATCCTCTTAAATGCTTAGTGGACCAGTGCCATCGTAATCAGAACTGCATGACAACCCTGGCCCACCGGATCAAGTACATATTCGATCATTTTGAAGAAGCAAATCTCATAGTTTTGTATTTTAAGTATAGAGACGCCCCAAAGCGCCAGAGGGCCGGCGTATTTTGGAGAGACATGAGAGAGCCTCGATATATCGTAATGAATCCCTACGCCTGGGAGAAGTTGAAGTCTCTAGGAACGATTTATGAGTGGACTCTGCCCCAAGACTTGTTCTTGAAACCTCAAGACCTGGTACAGATACGACGATGAAAACTTGTACAATTGAAATCTACGGTAACACTGCTAAAATAAGCGGTGATTTTTATGTTGACCGAGTAAAAAAAGCCTCATCCTACTCGGTAGAAGGCGCCCGCTTCTCCCCAGCCTTTCGTAAAGGGTTTTGGGACGGTAAAGTTCACCTTTTTAATGAGAAGGCGTATACCTTCCCAGCAGGGCTTACAGACATCGTTAAGGAAGCCTTAGAGAAGGACAACCCTGACCTGTCTGTGGTGGTCCTTGATCATCGGGAAGGGATAAGCCGAACAGAGGGAAGTAATGGATTTGAGTTGAAGGGAGTCTCCTTCGGAGAGGGGATATACGACTATCAGAGAGAAGCGGCTGAGACGATAGTAAGGAATAAGCGGGGCGTATTAAAGATAGCAACAAATGGGGGAAAAACTTCCATAGCCGCTGCCGTCACTCAGCACTTGTCTTTGCTTACTCTGTTTGTGGTTCCCGGTATCGAGCTGCTATACCAAACTCAAGCTAGCTTCGCAAAGTATTTGGGAATCGATCCTGATGATATTGGTATAATTGGTGATGGCAATTTTAGGGTAGGTAAATGGATTACGATTGCTCTTCTGGATAGTCTTCATTCCCGATTAAAGAAGGGAGAGCTAGAGGAGGAGAGAAGACAGTGGCAAATGGTATGGGTCGATGAGTGCCACACTGCGGGCTCTGAGACTTGCTATGAGGCTCTGAACATGCTCTTTGCCTATCGGCGCTACGGGCTTTCTGGGACCCCTATGGACCGGTCTGATGGGGCCGCCCTTAGGCTGATTGCCCAGACTGGTAATATCATTTATGAGGTGAGGAATAAAGCTCTTGTCGAAAGGGGCATCTCCGTACAGCCTATTGTTGAGATCATCACGATTAGGGAACCTGTTATCCCACCAAACGTAAGCTGGCAGACAGCATATACTAAGGGTGTGGTGGAGAACACTAAGCTGAACGAGAAGATTACGGAGAAGACCCACGATTACTGTGTACAGGGTAAACAGTGTATTATTATGGTTGAACGGGTGAGTCACGGGGAGAACTTCTTGAAGCTCATGGAGGCTCGCTCAGATGGAGCGTATCAGGTTCAATTCATTCACGGGACCGATACCTCCGAAGTGCGAAGTAAGGCTCTGAAGGACTTCTCAGCCGGTCACATACAGTGCTTGGTTACGACTTCGATCTTGGATCAGGGGGTTGACCTAGACTGTATTGATGTGATGGTCTTCGCGGTACAGAAGAAGGGCACTATTGGGCTGCTTCAGCGGGCAGGACGCGGACTCCGAACAGGTAAGGGGAGAGAAGAAGTAATAATAATTGACATAGCTAATTTTTGCCATCCTTGGCTTATCAAGCATTCCCTAAAGAGAATCAAGACTTTCAAGAAAGAGGAATGCTTTAAGATTGTGATGTGTGAAGAATGATTTTAAAGCTAGTTTCAGAAGGCGACTGGATCCGTCTGGACGGAATAATTGAACCAGGTTTCATATCTCTGCTGAAGCTGGCTATGGGTTCCGGGTCTTACCATAAGTTTGATCTACCCAGGATGAAGTGGCTAATTCACTATACTAAGATTGAGGAGCTTAAGGATGCTGCTTCTCACTTTTATGATAGTGTTGACGTGACCGGTTTTACAAAACAAAGTAAAGCAAACAGAGTAGCTTCTACGCTTCGTCAAGCTTATCAGTCGCTTTATGTGACTGAAGATGCTCCTTTGGAAGTTGTCAAAGCGAGCTACCAGGTGCTCACGCATAAGTATCATCCTGATCAGGCAAAGGATGGCGGCAATGCTGTGAAGCTTAGAGAAGTAATGGAAGCATACAAGCTAGTTAGAAAGAATTTTTCATCTTGACTTGGTGGTTGTAGTTGGGTATCCTACTTGGTACATTTACCTAGTTGATTGATTGGAGAATTTTTGTGGGTCTGATTACGGATATTGCTACTACTAAGTTGTACTCTATCCTTATTCGGTTCCCGCGATACCTCCATTCTCAACACACTCCTGATAACTCCGCCTGACATGTCGTTTGTTAGTTTGTGGTCCTACCTCTACGGGGTAGATGAGGGTATTCGTGCGTAAAGTGAAGAGCAAGAAACTAACCGGTAAAGAGAAACTAGAATTAGCCAAAGCAAAGGCTAAACAAGTAATCGGCAATGGGCGTGAGATTACGCCAAATGAACAAAGAGCCCAAAAGATGGCATATGCTTATGAGGATGCTCTTCGTAAATATGCTTGCCTTCCTACCCTGAAGTTTCTCCGTAAACCGATCACGTCAGACCACCCCGCCACATATCATGTGTGGCTTAGGGCAGCGATGATCGCCGAAGGTCTTGAGATGGGTTATGACGAGTACATCAAGGCCCAGTTCTTCTACTTCGATAAATGGTTTAATAAGGCTCCTAAGCCTTTGGACATTGCTTCTTACAAAACCGAGAGGTCTGCTCTTAAGCGGGCGATGATGTATCGCCTGGAGGAGAGCGCCCCCAAGGGTAACATTGTTGGTCCCGTACGCCCAACACCAGCGGTCCCACAATCTGTTAAGTGGACTAATTCGGATCGAGTGTTGAAATCTATGAGTAGTAATTTTAAGGTCTCTGAAGAGGAGATCTTGCGTGTATTTGCACAAAAGGAATCTGCCGATTTATTCTTTGATTCCAGTTGGTTAAGTCAACATCCTATCTATTTAAAGCTAAAGGCAGCAGGGGAAATTAGTTAATGCAGAACGAGAAGATTCTTTACGAGTTTCGGCCACACGGAAATATTATCGCCTCAGAGGAGGAGCCCATGGCATTGGAAGATCACACTCTTAGCTTTGAGCCTGAAGGTCTCGGTAAGGAGGTGTTTACCAAGCGATACGCTCAGCATGACAAAGAGACGTGGCCTGAGGCGTGTGAGAGAACGGCTCATCATGTTGCTATGGCCGAGTCGGGGGATAATGCGGTAAAGTACAAGAAAGCCTTTTATGAGCTTCTTAGAGATAATCTGTTCATGCCTGGGGGGCGTATCTTGTACGGAGCAGGCAGAGCAAAGGGTCAAACTCTTAACTGTTTTGTAATTCCTAGTGGAGACAGTAGAGAAGCTTGGGGGAAGACTGTCAGTGACATGATTGTAGTGTCAGGAACTGGCGGTGGTGTGGGGATTTCCTTCTCTCCTATTCGTCCTCGGGGACAAAAGATTGCTGGAACAGGGGGACTAACCACTGGCTCTGTTTCTCTTATGGAGGTCATCAATTCAGCTGGTGATGTGATTAAAGCAGGCGGCGGGCGCCGAACGGCCCTCATGATGTGTTTGGATGTGGGTCATCCTGATGTTTTGGAGTTTCTTGATAAGAAACTGGATTTGAATCAGCTGAACAACGCTAATGTGTCAGTGGTGTTTAGAGACAATCCTGAGTACTTTTTTGAGAAGGTTAGGTCAGATTCTGAATTTGAACTTACTTTTAAGAACAAGGTTATTGCCACTATATCTGCTAAGGATTTGTGGAATAAGATCATCGATAACGCTATGAAGGGCGGAGAACCCGGACTTCTTAATGGTTACTACGCTAATAAGATGTCTAATATTTGGTATCACGACGAACTTATAAGCACCAATCCGTGTGGAGAAATTTGGTTAAGTGCTTATGATTGTTGTTGTTTGGGCGCTCTTGTGCTGCCTAGGTTTGTTTCCCCAGAGGGTCTTTTTGACTGGCGAAAGCTTAAGCAGTCAGTGGCTCTGTCTGTCCGCTTCTTGGATAATGTGCTGACTGTTAACCACTATCCTCTCCCTGAAATTGAGGAGAAGTGTAGATCGATCCGGCGGATTGGGCTGGGTATTATGGGTCTACATGACATGCTGTTGTCTATGGGTTTGAAGTATTCCTCACCTGAGGGTCTTGAGTTCGTTAATAAGACTATGAAATTCATTAAGAATTGTGCCTATGAAGCTTCCTGCGATCTAGCGGCTGAAAAGGGCTCTTTTACGGCCTTCGATTCAGATAAGTTTTTGAAGTCTAATTTTGTAAAGACTCTTAAACCAACTATTCGTAAAGCTATTGCTACCAAAGGCATTCGTAATTGTGCTCTGCTTACTATTGCTCCTACTGGTACTACGTCTATGGTGTGCGGAGTATCATCAGGTATCGAACCTATGTTTGCGCCTGCTTATAAGCGTAGGTGGTTTAAAGGTGATAAAAGAGAAGAAGAGATTGTGGTACACCCCCTCTTCAAGCAGCACTTAGAAGAAGGTCGTGATGTGTCCCACTTCCAAGGAGCTTATGAAATCGGTATTCGAGATCATTTTGAGATGCAGCGGGTGTGTCAGCAACACATTGATAATGCTGTGAGCAAAACAATCAATGTTATGCCCGGAACCTCAAAAGAAGAACTAGCAGATTTGTATATGGAGTACTTTCCCGAACTTAAGGGTGTCACTATTTACCCGGAAGGTAGTAGGGAGAATCAACCTCTTACTCCTATTTGCTTGGAGGAAGCCATCGAGTATGCTAAAACAAAGCATACCTTAGAGGCCACCTCTAAGGATTCCTGCAAAAATGGAATGTGTGACATTTAATTAGGAGATAATGTGTCAAGTAAATATTATGAAGTGAAACTTCCTCATGTCTCTCCCTTTATGGACCTAAAATCAAGTATGGAATCGTACTTTGGAGAGGACCTGTCAGATTCTGAGCTAACTGAGGCGGCGTTTTTAGCCCACGCAGAACTGCTAGAGGAATCAGCCCATAAGATGCGACAACTAGCAGGCGCCGCTAGGGAGTATGACCTGATCATATCACAAGTAACTAGATCGTCTGTGCAGGTAGAAGTTGATGATGTTCCAGGCGATAATATGGTTGGGAAAGGCTTGCTGGATCGTTGGTCGGACTCTGAGTCTCTAGATCCGTACTGGGGCTCTGAGGCTGACTATCTGAGTTATGAGGGCACCATTCTTTCCTTAGCGGAGCCTGTTTCCTCATATGTTTTGCCGGGTTTTTGGGAATATGTTGATGAAGAGGCATATATTTATTCGGACGAGGATTGATGCACCCTACTACTAAGTTGGTTGTAGCTCTATTGGTCCCTGTCTTGGTGCCTCTGTGGATCTTAACAGTGCCCATTGGTCTTGCCCTTCGGTGGTGTATCCGCGAAGTCGAATAGGTCTTACCAACCTGTGAAAGGGTTCTGTGTCTGAGTCAGCGTCTGCTCCGATCAAATTTAACTTTGATCGAAGTTTTCAGATCTCCATCTTGGGATTGATCTACCAAAACTTCAGCTTCTTGGTTTCCGCCAACGCCATTGTTAAACCTGAGTATTTTGAAGATAAATGTTTGATTTGGTTCTTCCAAACCATGGCAAACTTTTACGATGACTACAACACCAAGATGTCTGAGGTGGTTCTTCGTGAGGAGATCCTTAAGGCTGTTAGATCCGGCCGCATAAAGGACAATGAAAAGGATGCTTACGTAGAGGTTTTTAAAAAGATTAGACAAAGGGTCTCCAACGAAGATTATATTCGAGACCAGTTGGTGACCTTCTGTCGTAGACAAGCTGTGCGGCAGGCTATTATGGACTGTGCCGGGATGGTGAACACCTCGGATGACGAGGTTTGGGGCCGTATCGAGGAAAAAGTATCCTCGGCTTGTTCTGTCGGTGTCAACTTTGACGATGTTGGGACTCAGTACTTTAAAGAGATTGATGAGCGCACTAGAAAGCGAATCTGGGGCGGGGAACTTCCTCGTATTCCTGTGGGTATATCACAGTTGGACAATGCAATAGGTGGTGGACTTGAGGCTAAACAATTAGGGGTCTGGTTAGGCGGGACAGGACGCGGAAAGTCACTGGCACTGGCCCATTGCGGAAAGCGAGCAGTAGTACAGGGGCTAAAAGTAGTACACATCACTGCTGAGCTTAGTGCTGAGGTCGTTGCATCACGTTATGATGCTAGTTGGTCTCGCGTAGATTTTCAGGAGCTTACCCACTATGCCACCCAGATCCAACAAAAAGTTCAAAAGGAGTATGCCAGATATGGTAACTCCTTGATTATAAAAGAATACCCGACTAAACAAGCATCGGTCAAGGACATCCGTGCTTATCTAAAGAGACTAGAGGGAATGGATTTTTTCCCTGATCTAGTCATTATAGACTATGGCGACGAGCTTCGCCCCACTACTTCCTATAACGATGAGTATGCTGATTTGGGTAATATCTTTTCTGAGATGAGGGGGCTGGCGGGGGAGCTTAAGATCCCTATTTGGACAGCCACCCAGACCAATCGTGGGGGTATTTCTTCTGAGATTGTTGATATTGAGCATATTGGTGATTCTATTAAGAAGGCTCAAGTAGCTGATATGGTTATAGCTATTTGTATGACTAGGGAAGAGAAGAATGCCGATCAGGCCCGTTTGTTTGTTGCTAAAAACCGCAATGGGCCTGATAAGGTAGAGATTCCGATTGACACAGCCTATAATCGGATGGTTTTCTATAGCCCGTGTGGTCCGCCTCCTGCCCCTCCTGGGTATGTGCACAAAGGAGATAATGAATGAGTGCTACTGGCCGAAGTCCTGTAAGGGACAAAGACGATGCGTATTTTACCCCTGATTGGCTCTCTGACATAATCTTTCCGGAGCTAGATTCTTGGTTCGCTAATCGGGGTCGTCCTATTAAGATGATGGAACCGGCTTGTGGGGCCGGCGCTATATGTAAGGCAGCAAAAAAATGGTCCCCTTCGATCGATATTGAAGCTATAGATATACGGGATCACGGGTGGCATGACACGTTTATTGCTGATTTTTTGGACCTCCCACCAACCCCTGAGTACGATTTAATTATCACTAATCCGCCCTACAGCCTTGCCCTCGATTTTATTCAGCACGCCATGAAGTTCCGTAAAGATGAAACTTCGGTAGTGGCTATGCTGCTCCGCCTTAATTTTTTGGGGTCACAGAAAAGGGCCGGCTGGCTCCGAGACAACACACCTAGTATATTTGTCTCGCCAAGGAGACCCTGTTTTAAGAACGGACGGAGTGACGCTACAGAATATGCGTGGTTCGTTTGGAGGGATCCTTGTCCTTCTGTCAAAATACTATCTACCGAAAAGTGAGTGTAACATGCCAATTTTGTTTGACTTTAAGTGTAATGAATGTGACCAGGGTTTTGAGGATTACATAAGTTCTACTACGGTAGCTGTTGTCTGTCCTCATTGTACCTCGACAAACGTAGAAAAGGTCCTCTCCGCTGTCAGAGTGGGGTTGTATAATAACCGAGAGACACGCACAGAAGCACTCAAAAGACGATCTGAGGAGCACACAGCCAGGGAGCAGAGAAAGGGCAACATGCCCTCAGTGAGAGATTTGGCCGGGGCAAAAAGTACCAGAGATTTGAAATGAAATCTGAAATTAAGACATACAAAGGTGTAAAAGGGGGTGTCTACTCCCTCATTGATACGTTGCCTAAGTTTGAGTGGTTCATAGAGCAAGCCAAGAACCAGGTGGCCCTGGCGGTTGATACTGAGACTACGGGTCTGGACTGGGTTAAGTCTTATGCCTGTGGAATTGTTATCGGCTGGGGTGTTGAGAACAATTATTACCTACCCATAGCGCATAGGAATAACGAAGACGGCGGACCTTCCCTAGAGCGCCAACTCAACCTGGAAGACATCCGCAAGCCCCTACAAGACCTTTTGGGGAACCCTTCGTTGACGACATACTGGTGGAACGTCAAGTACGATTTGCACATATTGAGGAACGCAGGTATCGAGGTAGGAGGAGTAAAGCACGACGGGGTGGTTCTTTCCTACCTGCTAAATGAGAATGCCTTTCACGGGCTGAAGGCCCATGCTACCGAGCATATCGACAGCAACGCCGACAAGTGGGAGCTAGCTGTAAAAGAGTGGCGCTTCGAGGAGTCAAAAAGGCGCCGCCGGATGTTTAATCTTTTGGTAAAAGAAAAGGCAGCAGAGTTGAAACTGGATCTGGAGTTGTACGCTAAGATTGCCAATGAGGTAGACACAGAGAATGTAGTAGAGGTCTCTGATGATGAGTCTCTTACCAAGCGTAGACGCACAGCAGCTATTACAGCTAGGTTCAAAGAGATGGCCATCAAGGCACTTCATGGGCACTACATGTCCTATAACAAACTTGATCATATATCTTATGATTTCATACCCTTGGAGACGATGGTCCCATACGCTGCAGCAGACGTTCATTATACCTGGCTGCGGTGTAAGGACATGTGTTTACAGGTGGTGCAGCATCCTACCCTTAAGGACCTATATATTTGCGAACTTCAGATATCTCAGATATTGTTTGAGATGGAGCACAGGGGTGTGCACATAGATCGGGCCTACTTGGACCGAATAGGTCCTGAGATGGAGGCTAAAATTAAAGAATGTGCCGATACTATCTTCCAACAGATTGGTTATGTGTTCAACCTGGACTCTGACGGTGAGCTTATCAACGCTCTTCAAAAGTCTGGATGCACCCTGAGAAAGCTGACTAAGGCATCGTACGAGCGTAAGGAACAGGGCGACACGGATAAGCCTTTAACCTATTCTGTTGATCGCATTGTGCTAGAAGAACTAGCTTCTAAGTATGAGTTTGCGGCTCTTATCCTAGAATATAGGTCCCTTAAGAAGCTCAAAAGCACCTATCGGGACACTATTTTAGAGAAGCTGGACAGCAAGGACAACTTACACCCCCAGTTTAACCAGGTAGTAAGGACGGGGCGTATGAGTTCTAGTGGTGGTGTGAACTGTCAAAACATACCAGCCAAAGACAAGAGAATTAGACGAGCTTTTATTACTCCTGATAATGATCACTTGATGGTATTCATCGATTACTCCCAAATTGAGCTTCGTTTGTTGGCCGAGATGTCCCAGGATCCCAAGATGCTTTCTTGTTATCCAAAAGAGGGCGAAGGTCTAGATGTGCACTCGCTGACATGCGCTGAGGCTATTATGGGCATGAGTTATGATGACTTTTTGTCGATGCGTAGTGACAACAGTGCTCATAATCCTGCTACTGATATTTGTGAGTGTAGGTCCTGCAAGGCAGACTTCTATCGTAAGATCGCCAAGGTAGTAAACTTTGGTATTCCTTACGGAGTAGGACCCACTTCTCTTCAAACCCAGATATCAACTCCGCAACGACCCATTACTCTTGACCAATGCAATGAGTATATCGAGTCTTGGTTCAATAGATATAAGGGTGTTAAAAAGTGGATTGACAACGAGCAACTCAATTTGCTCAAATATTCCGAGGTGCAGAATTTATTTGGCCGACTACGCAGGTTCCCCGGGATCCGGCAATCCGAGAATAAGCTTAAGTTTCGGGCGTATAGGCAAGGGGTCAATTATAAGATTCAGGGTTCGGCGGCTGATCTTTTCAAAGTAGCACTAACAAGAGTAGACAAAGCCATTGACGGTACGGGAATTAGTTTGGTAAATGTAGTGCACGATGAGATCCAGTTCTACTGGCCTAAGGATAAAATCTATTTGGTGCCAGAGATCAAGAAGGTCATGGAGGATTTTAACTTCACTGTACCTATTATTGTGGATGTGTCCTATTCTGACACCAGTTGGGGCGATAAGAAGGAGCTAAATTTAGATGAGTTCTGACAAAGAAAGTAACGAAGTATTTGATTTCCCGATTAGTATCAACAGTGTCGAGTATCTTAATGGTCTTCGTAATGACCTAAAGATTGACAAGACTATGTTGGATGACGATTTCTGCACGCAGCACGAGAGGTTTGCCTATTACGCAACGCTTTATGAGTTGGCAAAAGATCAAGAGCTGAGGCTGAAGAAAGTTATGGAGGATACGTATGCTCATGTAGACGCTGAAAAAAGGTTCGATGCTATGCAGGTGCGATCCCGTGATCCTAAGTTCAAGTACACCGAATCTATGTGTGATAATGAGTGTAAGCTTGACACGCGGTACCAAAAGGCGTACTTGGAGTATCTAAACGCTAAGAAGCTAACCGGGCTCCTAGGGGTCCAAAAAGAAGCTTTTGCCCAGAGGAAGGATATGCTCATTTCTTTGGGAGCTAATATGCGAAGTAGTGTTAGTGATTTGAAGCTAATGGAAAATGCTAAAAACATAATGAAGGGCGAATAGGAGATAAAAATGGGTATTGATTTTTCAAAGATTCAGGCGAAGATTCAAGAGGAGAAAGAGAAGGAGTCCAATCGAGGTGGTTATGAGAAAACCCGCTTTTGGAAGATTAAGACAGGTGAGAACACCGTTCGTCTGATGCCTCCCTGGACTGAAGGAGGTGTTAATGCAGGTCAATTTTGGCGCCAGATCGAGCAACACTGGGGCGTAGGAGAGGGTGGATATGACGAGAAGAATGGGTGGACTATTACCTGCGCTGTCAAGACCGCTGACATCCAGGGGGATAATTGCGAAATTTGTAACATCGTGGAAAGTCTTCGTCGTAGCGGTTCTGCTGTGGACGATGAGCAAGCTAAAGCTCTAAGGGCTAAGTCTCGTTATCTATCGAATATTGTTGACCTTAAAGATCCTGTATTTACTAAGGACGACGTTGAGGAGTGGGAAGAGGGTCATCCGGGGATGGAGTGTCCATGGGCTGTAGGCGACACTAAGATCCAAGTGTGGAGCTACCCCTACACCATTTTCAAGGAATTGCTTGATATCTTTACTGATGGTATTGATATCACGGATTTGGATAGCGGGCGTAATCTTTCGGTGACTCGCGAAGGCAAAGGCAAGTTGAATACTAGCTATCGTCTACGTACGAAACCAACTGATTCTGTTTTTGAGATTGTCGGAGAGTATGACAAGCTAATTAACAACCTCGACAAAGCCCTGCCCGCCTCTCAGCCTGATTTCATCCATCGGTTGCTGACTGGCGAGCGTCCTGGACAAGAAGCAGCTGCTCTTCCAGCAGTCCCTGTTAGTGCGGCGGTGTTGCCATCTCGCCCGAGGGCTCCGAGCGCCTCTGCAGAAGAAGCGGTTCTAGATATGGAAAGGGAGCTTAGAGAGGCACTAAAGTAATGGCCCGCAAAAAGTCTGATAAGGGAGACGAAGTGGATCATACTAATCTACTGCTAGAAGCGTTGCAAGAGGAGTTCGGTAAGGACGAAGTGATGGTCCTTACCGCGCCGAATGCTCTCTGTAATGTGACTACTTGGTGTTCGACAGGCTCTATGGTGATCGATAAGATCTTGGAAGGGGGCCGGCCTAGTCCTTGTAGTTTGATGCCCTTTGGACGACAGGTAGAGATTTCTGGTACCGAAGGAACAGGCAAGACGACTTTGTGTGCTCAAATTGCCGCCAGGGTACAACAGATGGGTGGTGTTGTAGTCATTACCGATACGGAAGATCGAGTTGATGTGCCGTACTGGGCCTCTCTGGGGGTGGACTGTGACCGTGTTGTGCACCTTAAAGCAGCTACCCTTGAGGAAGTGTTTGAGAAGCAGTACAGGGCCATTGAGGTTCTTTCTGAGAAGATGCCTGAGTGCCCTTTGCTTCTTCTGTGGGACAGTGTTGGCGGTACTAGTTCGGGACGGGTAGTAGACTCCAAGGCCATGAAAAAAGACGGATTTATGGCTACCGCTGAAAAGAATATGGGTCGAGATGCGAAAGCTCTTGGTATTGGTGTTAAAACCCTGAATGCCCTTGTAGCCAAGAATAAAGTACTGTATTTGTATACGAACCATATCTATACCCGCATGAATGTGACGTATGGGGATGCTAATGAGACTCCTGGCGGCCGGAAGCTCAAATACTTGGCCACTGTTCGTATTCGTCTATCCGAGGGAGCCTCTCTGAAAGAAGAAGATGCCCTAGGGAACACTGCCGTGGTTGGTAAGAGGGTCTATATTGAGACGAAGAAAAACTCAATGGCACCCAAGTTGATGAAGAAAGATGCTGTGATCTTGGGTGGCTATGGGTTCTCTAATGAGTATACTGTGTTTGAGGTAGGCAAGAAACTAGGCATCATCAGCACCAAGGGTGCCTGGAGTACTTGCAACATGCCTAACGGTGATGAAATCAAGTTTCAGGGGTGGTCTGGCTTTCTAGAGAAGGTAGTAACCCACGAGGAGTACAAGCACCTGGAACAATCTGTATACAAAGATTTGTAACCAATGACAAAAGTAATTCTGTTCAGTGATCTACATGCTCATCCCTTCAAACCGTATTCTAAGCTTCTTCCTGGGGGCATAAACAGCAGGCTCCAAGACTCCCTAGACTGCATTTCGCAGATTGGGGAGTATGCTGTGAACAACGATATTGATACTGTCCTTTTCGGTGGGGACCTGTTTCATGAGAGGAAGCATGTGCCCACTCAGACTCTTAATCTGGTACACAAAGAGCTGTGTCGTATGGCCGCTGACGGTATTAACCTGTACATGATCACAGGTAATCACGACCAATATGACGCAGAGGGAGTGTGGGACAGCTTAAGTGTTCTTCGAGACAGTGCTATACGGGTTTGGGATGTTGGTTGGCACAATATCCCGGTGGGGGACAAAAAACTAGCAGTACTTGCTATCCCTTACATTGAGGACTCGGAGCGTCTCAAGACTGTGCTGGATAGAGAGGCTCTGGGGCGAGATCCCTCTCTTCCCTCTATATTTTTTGGTCATTTAGGGCTTAACGATGCCATGGCCCAAAATGACTTCATATATCGTAATCCTGTGGAGTTATCTATTAAGGACCTCCATCCTGAGTGCTTTGACGCGGGCTTTATAGGACACTTTCATATACATCAGGGGCTAGGGCACGGCTTCTATTATATTGGAGCCCCTATACAACACAACTGGGCGGACAAAGGGCAAGATAGAGGTTTTATTGTATACGACATTGAGACGAAAGAAGCCCATAGGGTTCTTCTTGATACTCCTAAGTTCGTAGAAGTCGATGATATTTCTTTTTACGATAGTCGAGATGACAGGTCGAAGTGGGAGAATAACTATGTTCGCCTAGTGGCGAAGGAAACCTGGACGGATGAGGTAAGAGAGGCCACGCGGCTGTCCCTCGGCATGCGGTTTTTTGAGGTAGTTAACCCAGAGGTGTCGATACCCTCCGCTGTTCCTAGAGTAGAGTTGGACCCTGCCGATTCGTACTACGAGGTCGTAACTAAGTGTATTAACTCAGGAATCATGGACTCAGGAGATTTGGATAAGGACAAGCTAATAGCTTTAGGACATGAATTGATTAGAGAGGTAGAAGGATGCGACTCACAGAGCTGACAATAGAGAACTTTCTTTCCTATGGTGCTGAGCAAACCATCTCTTTAGGAGGACTTGGTTTAGTCGGAGTATTTGGAGATCATGTAGATAGCAATGTAGCAGATAGTAACGGGGCGGGTAAGAGTGCCCTGCTGGACGCCCTAACATGGGTTCTGTGGGGAGAAGTTTTAAAGGACCTTAAATCAGATCAAGTTGTAAACAACAAGGTTGGAAAGAACTGCAAGGTCCAATTGACTCTAGAGGACGATGCTGTGACTTATCAGATCGTTCGTACTCGCCTATATGAAGGAGAGAAGAAACCTAACAACCTCCAAGTATTGATAAACAACCAACCTTCGACCCTGGGCAGCAATTCGGAGACTCAGAAGCTAGTTAACTCTATTATAGGGTTGAGCTTTGAGACCTTCATTCAATGTATTTTGCTGACCGACGGCTCCGCTTCCTTCTGTGACCTAAAAGACGATGAGAAGAAGGAGGTACTAGAGAACATCCTTCAGATAGATCTTCTTCGCAGGGCCAAGAAAGCTGCCGCAACCAGGATTAAACAGGCTGAGGAGGGTATGCGGGCTATTGATACAGAGCTGCTGCACCTAACTGCCAGGGAAGATTACCTCATTAGACAGTATCAAGACCTATTAGAGTCGGACAGAACCTATGTGGCTAAGCTGGATAAGATTAAGAAAGAGCTTTCTGAGGGTGTAGCTGATTCTGAACAGCTATTGGCCGTAGCTAGAAAGGCAGTACCGGTATTTGAAAAGTACAAGAGCACCTACGAGAAGAACGCGGTTCGAGTTAGTGCTCTTAGGGACGACAAAAGTACTCGCATGCACAAATTGATGGAGCAACAAAACTTGGCTAAGGAACAGCGGTTCCAAGTTCAGACCAAGTTGAACGAGTTACTCATCTATAAACGGCAGTACCAGCAGGATGCTAGCGCTGTTAGTCAATTAGCTGGGTCTGTGTGCTCCTCTTGTCGTCAACTAGTGGATCCCGACACTGCCGAGGAGCAGTTAACTCATTGGGGTAATCAAATAGCTGATATTATTGATAAAGAGGCTAAACTTAACTATTTGCTTGAGCAAGTAGATGAGCTAGAAAAGACCCATACCGAAGATAATAAGAAAGCCCTATATAACATAGATCAAGAAGAAAGAAAGTTAGAAGCTGATCAACAGACTATAGTGTTTGAGATCCGAAAGTTAACCTCTAGGGTTACTGAGATTCCCTACATTGAAAAGAGGCTTGAGGAGCTGAATAAGAGAATTGAGGAGGAAACCTCTCAACCTAATCCTTATGCCCCTATGATCGCTAACTGTGCAGCGGAAAAAGATAAGTTGACGGAGCAGCGTGCTATTAAGGAAAGTGAGAGGGGTAAGATCTCTGACCATCTAGCTTACTTGGAGTTCTGGGATAAAGGTTTTGGTAATCAGGGTATCAAATCTTATATGTTGGATAATGTGGTTCCGTTTCTTAATGAGAGGGCGCAGAACTATCTGAGTATTCTGTCCGAGGGCACTCTTACCGTTAAGTTCAACACCCAGACCGAGCTTAAGAGCGGCGATAGCAGGGAACGGTTCAACGTAGAGGTCTCCAATTCTCAAGGGTCCGATGTATATCAAGGCAACTCTTCTGGGGAAAAGAGGCGTAGTGACATAGCTATAGGCTGGGCTCTGGCAGACCTAGCCGCCAGCCGCGCTAACAAATCTATTAGATTTAGGGCACTTGATGAGCCCTTTGAGTCTCTGGATGAGACCGGTTTAGATGCAGTTTTTAGGCTTCTTAATGCTGCTACATCTGAGTATGAAACAATTCTGTGCATCACTCATCGTAGCGGCCTTAAGGATAGATTTCAACGAGAGCTTGTGGTAGAGAAGAGAGATGGGTTTAGCTATTTACGAAATGGAGGAAAATGAATATGAGCAGCGTTTGTGGGAGCATTGCGCCGGCGGTTGTCACGTCTTGCGTCCCGGTTGGTAAAGATGGGTTACTTAGAACTCCATGGTGCCACCTACTACAAGGGCACGGTGGTCCTTGCCAATGCGGCGAATTCCGCTGGCAGGAGACGACAATGAACGAAGATAAACAAAGAGGTGATAAATGAGTGAAGAAGAAAAACCTAATCATACAATTCAGGATAGAGTAAATGCGATGAGCGCGGAAGAGAAGGACATGTGGTTGTCCATCTTTTTCATGCTGTCCGCCTGCCCTAGATACACTAAATTTGTCAATAACAATTTCAAGATAGACCAAGTTATAGATCACGAGAACAAAATGGTGGATGTACGGGTACAGGAGAAAGAGCCGCCTCCGTTTGAGTTTGACACTGTTCAAAAAATGAAGCTAATGTTGCTGTGTCAAAACTACAACTGCTCTAAACCGGCCGACCTTTGTGAGAAGATTGCTAATCTGATGGCAGGCAAGAAGGTGGGGGATGTACCGCCTCTTATCGCTAAGGCTACCGATGCTGACGTGGCAGTGGCGGCTAAAGAACGAGGTAGTAAGTTGGATGTTTAGTGCTTACAAAGCCTTCTGTGATGCCTCTATAGAGGGAGGAAACCCCGGGGGGCATGCGGTGGCGGCTTGGGTGCTCAAGGCCCCTGAGGGCTCTGTGGAGGCCCAGGATGTTATAGATTTAGGGTCCTATCCGACTGTGACCAATAACATAGCAGAGTATACGGCAGTCAAAGGGGCCGTAGAGTATATTGCTCATAATCTGTGCAGTGAACGGGTGGTGGTCCATACTGATAGCAAATTGGTGGTGGAGCAGCTAAACGACCACTGGGGCTGCTACGCCCCCGCTCTAAAAGACCTAAAGGACCAGATTTTGTCTGCTGTCGAAGCCTCCTCCTGTTTAATATCCTTTAAATGGGTTCCTAGGGAGGAGAATGTGGAAGCGGATACCCTCTCAAGAAGCTTGTATTAGTCCTCTTATTTTGCTAAAATATTGAAATCTGTGATGTGCATGACTTTACCGAGAAACAATATTGTCTTTAGCCCTAAATACCTGTGTGCCAATGAAGGATCCTAAGAGGGTAGCTTCGGGGAAGAAGTCTCGTCGTAAGGGTGCCAATTCTGAGCGTAAAATAGCTAAACAGTTTGAGGAATGGTGGGGGCACGGGTCTTTTGTGCGCACACCATCTAGCGGTGGTTGGGCCACCAAGGATGTTCGCGAAGGGTTTAGGGCCGTTGGAGACATTATGACAGATGCCACTGATTTTTCATTTGTCATTGAAAACAAGGCCCAAGAGGGCTGGGATCTAGACCAGTTGCTTAAAAATGATGGGTGCAAGGTGTACGCCTGGTGGGAGCAGACCCTTAGCGAGACTCCAGGAGGCATGATTCCTCTGCTTGTGTGTGGGCGAAACTACGTGGCCCCCATTGTCATAACTGATGCTAAGTACTATAAGGGGGTAGACTTTTTAAGCTTGATTAAAGATTTTACCCGGTTTACCTTTATAAAACCTCCACAACATGATCTTGTGGTACTATCTCTCGCCGATTTTTTCACTATTGACCCCAATGAATTTAGGAACCTATGAGTAAGAAAGATAAGAAGGAAAGTGTAATACCCCCTTGCACTTTTTGTAAGAAAATACTCTTGAATTGCACTTGCGAAAGTAACCAGTTACGAAAGCGAATGTAATGCAGAAGATCCCGCGCATTCTATTGGCATGTGATGTACCAAATGTCTATAAGGTGTGTCGTGAAGAATACGGACCGAACGCTCGTGTAAATTTTGAGATTCTTAGAGACGCAGTGGTTTCTTTTGCTGGGAACTCTATTATCTCTTTGGTTGCCTATATAATCACTCATCCTAAGGCTACCCATTATAGTTTCTCGGAAATTCTAGCAGGAACCGGTTATCAGGTTAAGGAGAGGTGCATACGTTACGCTGATGAGATTAGCGGACCGCTGTGCGGAGACTGGTCTTTGGGCCTAACGATAGACGCTCTTAACCGCACAGACGATTTTGACACCTTTATTTTGGTAGTTGGAGACAATGACTATGAGCCTCTTATTTCGGAGATTAAAAGTAGAGGCAAAGAGGTGATTGTGTTGACTTTTGAGTCGGCTGCTGCTAGGGTTTTATATGGAGCCGCTGATAGGCTCTTCTTTTTATCTGAGAGTATAGTTTACAGACAGTCTTTAAGTAATGGAGAGTAGTTGTTTGCTAGAACCGCCTAAGTTAGGCATAAAAATCGCCCGTATGGACGTAGCCCATTGGATGGGCAACCTAACAGGTGTACGAGCAGATGACCGAGTTTTGTCTTTGGCTCTAATAGGAGGTAGTATTTTTGCGCCCAGTCATGTGGAAGTAAGATCGTGGCACTACTTGACTGTGGATGAGGATACCTTAGATTTCCCTGCTAACTTCTACGATGTTGTGTTCTTGAACAATGTTCTAAGTGAATATCAAGAAGATCATCGCCGAAAGCTATTAATGAGTTGTTTAAGAGCGGTTAAGTCGGGTGGTAAAGTTATCTCGGTCTGTCCGGCCTGTGATGACGCAGGAGAGCTATATGGTCTGCTTAAACCATATAATTTCGACCTGACCAAATTCGAGAATAGCCGTCTAACCAACAAACAAATAGCGGTGCTCAAACCCACCCAAGCAGTCTTTCTAAAATCCACTATTCATTTGGCCGACAGGAAAAGGCTAATCCAGTATATTCGGGATTTGGGGTTTGATAGCGTAGGTCTGGAGCATATGTGGGGTATCCCTCACAAATTCTCCGTTAATAGGCTAATGATCGGACTGCTATGGCAAAAGAAGTAAACAGCGACAGGTTCACTCAGCTGCTAGTTCGTGTCCAGGAGGAGATTCCTGGAGCAAAGGTTTTGAGGCGATCGGACAGCACCTTAATGTCCTTGGTGCAGTGGCTTCTGACGAGAGTGCTTCGTATAGACCCCACCATCAACCAATACACCACCACTATAGGACGCACGGTTTATGTGCCTGAGGATTTCTGGGACCAACACCCGGACAGCCGATATCGGCTACTCAGGCATGAGCTGGTGCACCTAAGACAGTTTCGGTGCTGGCCGGTCGCCTTTTTGTCGTCTTGCTTTTTATGGCGTATTAATTCTTTCATTATGTCTTTTTGTTATCTGTTTCTGTTTCCTATCAAGATGACTATGAGAGCGAAGTTTGAGCGGGAGGGATACACGCAGACTATTTTGACCCATCACGAAGAGGGATGGCCTGACTACTTGCTAGATCGATCGGCGCTAAAAGAACATATTGTGGATGTGTTCTCAGGTCCCCCTTACTTCTATATGTGGCGTAAAGAAGCTGCCGCTGAGTGGTATGACGAGACCTTAGCTAAGATCGAAAAAGGTGAGATTGTAAACACTAAAGATAGAATCTATTAAGTTCTGGTAACACTATGGAAGATGGAAAGAAAAAGGCCCCGGCCTATGTACAAGGGATTCGTCCCTTAGATGTCAAAGAACTGCTTGCCAAAGCATCTGAAAAAGAGATGAAAGGGCTCATGGCGGAGGATTTCGCCTTGTGGGCCACCTACTCAGGAGTTGAGGTTGACGGTCGTCATTTAGAGTTTGACAACCATAGGTATCTCCTCCCTATCTATCAGGACAACAGTAAAGAGATAGTGTGGATGAAGGCAGCGCAGTTGGGTGCTACTGTTTATTTGCTGTTGCGCCTGCTGTGGTTCTGTCGAAACTACACCCTTAAAGCAGGGCTATACTTCCCAACGGGTGAGGGCGTAGAGGTCCTTTCTAAAGACCGATTGAAGCCCCTCATCAACTCTAACCTGGAGTTAGCTACAAATATCAACGACGACGCTAACACCTTGGGCCTTAAGCAAATTAATAATATATACCATAAGCTGTCCTCTCTCTATATGCTGTATGTAGGCGGTCGAGCATCCAAGGACTCTGTTCCCCTTGATGTTATTGCTTTTGACGAAGTTCGTCTAATTGATCCGTTGGACATTGATCAGTGTATGGAGCGCATCTCACACAGCTCCATGAAATATCAGATGTTTATGAGCACTGCTGGGCTTCCGGAAAGTGACATCCATGCGAGATTTCTCCGAGGCACACAACTTACTTGGCATGTAAAGTGTAATTGCAGCGGGGGTATGATTCCTAGTGAGTGCTTCCCTGATTGTATTGTGGAGCGGATTGCTAAAGGGGGTGAAAGAGAAGTACTGCTCAGATGTCCAGTGTGTAAGTACATTATTCGTGATCCTCAAAACGGTAATTATGTAGCGCATAATCCTACAGCAGATTTTAACTCCTACGCAGTCTCCCAGCTTATCTCCAAGTTTATCTCTCCTAAAGAAATCTGGGACGCCTATAAGACCACCACCAACAAGCAAGAGTTCTACAACGCCAAGTTGGGTATGCCGTTTGTAGACAAAGCCAACAGACCTGTTAGTGATGACGTCTTTAATGGCTGCATTAACCCGGACATCAAGTGGTACAAGCACTTTACTGATAACCGACAGAAGCGGGCAGTATACGCCATGGGCATAGATCAGCACCGGGGTAACTGTTTTGTGGTTATCGTTAAGCGAGATAAGGACGGCAACAAGCAACTAGCCCATCTAGAGCTGATTGATTCGGAGAATCCAGCGTATTGGGAGGCCAATCCCAACACTGGGCAGATGGAACCTGTATCGCCCTTTAAAAGAGTGTACAAGATCTATAAGGAATTCAATATTGGCCTAGGTATTGTTGACGCTATGCCAAACGCTAATGAAGCCACTCAACTTGCTCGGGACATGACGGGCCGTTGCTATATTGCTTGGTATAAGGACACCCCAACGGGCGATATGGTCTCCTGGACTGATCGTGTTAAGTACAAAGAGGCAGTCAAGAAGGGTAGCCAAAACATCAAACTGAAGTGGCAGGTAACCCTTAATAGGTATCAATCCCTAGACTTTACCTTAGGTCATTTCGTGGATCGTGCTATTCAGATCCCTCCCGTTAGTGCTTTTACCCAGGTAGCCCGTAATATGACCACTGGTCATTTTGAAGAGATTGAATTAGCTAATGAGCTAAGGGAACACGCTAAGAGAATGATTCGACAGAAGAGAGTGCTTGACGAAAACACGGGAAGACACCGGATGGAGTGGGTTCAGGTAGGTGGAGAAGCTCACTGGATCCACGCGCTTAATTATGCGCTGATTGCTATGGAAAGGCTACGCAGGGCTACCATGTTTTCGTTCGCTTAGGACTATTATGCGCCCAGACGACCTGATAGATAAGTTCCCGCTTTTATACAAAGATTTTGATTCCCACGAAGTAGGAGAGGGCTGGGGGCAGTTGCTTCACGCTCTGGCTATCCGCCTGGAGCCCCTTATTAAGGATATGGAGGGCTTGCAGGTTTGTCTCGTGTGCGATCATATCAAAAGCGCTCATGATGGCAAGGGTTGTTGCTTTGTGGGGACTACTTTAGACAATAAGTATGAGGCATATTTGTGCTCTTGTACTTCGTATGAAGAACATCTTCCTAAGGTAGTACAGGTTAAGGAGAAATATGGTGGTCTTCGTTACTATATGTCCGGTAATGTAACCGAGCAGATGGAAGCGTATATACAATCGGCTGAAAACATGAGCTTCACTATCTGTGAGCTGTGTGGAGAGCCAGGAAAGCCCAGAGGAGGCGGATGGATTACCGTCCGATGTGATCAACATGTCAAATCCTGATGATAGCAAAGACGATGAGGCCCTACAGATTATTACTGTAGACGAACTTAATGAGCTTGAAATTACCCGGGAACAGAAGGTGCAGGAGCGGCAGCGACAGGTCATGCAGCTTCGTACACGCGGGTACACCTATCAGAACATAGCTAATGCCTTGGGCACTTCCATTGCCACCGTTCAACGGGATCTGGAAGCTGTTAAGAGTTTAGGTAAGAGCAATTTTTCTGAACATGATCGAGATCAATTTCTAACTGGCCTTTTTAGTGGCTATGACGATGTGATCGCTAGGTGCTGGGAGCTGCACAGCGAGGGCACTCCTGACGAAAAACTAAAAGCCCTTAACTTAGTCCGCCAGACGCTAAACGATCAAAAGAAAGCACTTATTGATACTGGGGTGATTAAGAAGGAGCACCAGATTAATCAACAGGTTGAAATTGGTCTATCCAATGCTTGGACTCCAGAGCTTAAAAACGAAGTAATTCGTGCCTTTATGGAAGCCAAGTTAACCAAAGAATTAGAAGCCCCAGAGCCATACATGGATGACGAAGAAGTTCAGTACATAGAAGTTAGCGAGAACGAGGACGAGGACGAGGATGACAGTACAGACATTAATTAATGAACTCCTTAAGCTGGATTTTAACCAGGAGGTGATGATCTGGGCTGCCTGGCCTAACGGTTCGTACTGTCCTATGCCTATACAAGAAATAATGATTGTTGATAAAAATGCTTATGTAATTGCTGTATCTGACGAAGTACCTATTAGTCTTGACAAATAGCTTAACAAAGGAATAGAACTATGAGTAACGACAAGTATGATGATCACAATGAACCCGAACTGCAACTGCAAGAAGTAGAGACCCCGGAAGAAGGTCACATTTGGCTAAATTGTGTGTCCTGTAGCCGGAAGTTCTTCTTCAAGGACTCGGAGCGCGCCTTCTACGAGAGCCAAGGATATGCGCTTCCTATTCGGTGTTGGAACTGCCGTAAGCGACGCGCCGCGCAGAAGAACAAGAGAGCTAAAAATGCGCTCTATCAAGGAGCCGAAGTCAACAAACCTCTGTGGAAAGAGGATGACAAAGAGTAACTAAATGGAAAGAAAACCACCTGTTATCGTCGCCCTACTTGGCCGAAAGGGCTCAGGCAAAACTACCGCTGCACAATTTGTGCGGGTTGTCCATGGGGCAAAAGTTTTCTCCTTCGCCACTAAAGTGAAACAATTAGCTGGTATTGTGTGGGGGTTCAGTGAAGAACAACTTTACGGTACACAAGAGGAAAAGGAGAAAGTAGATGCCGATATTGGTATATCTGGTCGTGATGGTGCTCAGCGGCTTGGACAGGGCGCTAGACAGGTTATAGACGACAACATTTGGGTGGACGCTTGTCTCTCCCAAATTAGAGAACAATGTAAAATAGATAGAGACTCTCCAAACCGCCCCCTTTACATCATTGATGATGCTAGGTTCACTAGCGAGTGCACTGCTATACGTAAGTATGATGATGTAAAGGGGATCGTGGTCAAAGTTGTCTGCCCCTCTTCAGATCGTTCTGATCACCCTACAGAAAAAGCTGTAGACGAAGTTCCCTCTTATTGTATTGACTATACTGTTGTCAACGATGGAGACGTAGAAGCTTTCCAGAGTGAAATCAGTAGGATAATAGCTGAAGTTATCAAAATTTGATTTTGTTTGACACGGCAATACCGGTGGAGTAGAGTTGTAAGCAGATGAGTAACTGGGATTGGCTTATTAGGTTCCTGATTAAGGTATCTTTCTTATCCGTGCTGGTTCTTATTTACGCTATGTTAACTTGGTTTTACGTGTTGGGTGTGGGTACCTTCATTCTAGAGGACTGAAAAATGGAACAATATCTGAGTCTGGTTCAAGATGTTCTTGATAACGGAGAAGTACGCTCTGACCGTACTGGTGTCGGCACTTTGTCTGTTTTCGGCACCCATTCCCGCTACGATCTTCGTAATGGCTTTCCGATTGTAACTACAAAGAAGATTCTATTTGATAAAGTGGTCGATGAGCTGCTGTGGTTTATTTCGGGGTCAACTAGCGTGAATGAACTACCCTCCAGGTCCCAAGTGATTTGGAAGCCGTGGGCCGACGACGAAGGGGACCTAGGTCCTGTATACGGTAAACAGTTTCGTAATTGGACTCCGGGAAACATAGATCAGCTAGCAACTGTAATTAAGCAGATTAAAACAGACTCTCATTCTAGGAGAATTCTTTTAACTACCTGGAATGTGTCCGAGTTGTCCTTTATGCAGTTGCCTCCTTGTCACGGAATCGCCATTCAGTTCTATGTGGCTAACGGTTATCTAGACTGCCAAATGTATCAGCGCTCTGCTGATATTGCTCTGGGGGTGCCTTTTAATATCTCATCTTATTCTTTGCTATTGGCAATGATAGCCCAAGAGTGTAGGATGACTCCTAGATATTTCATTCACTGTATTGGAGATGCCCATATTTACCTAAACCATGTAGACGGGCTTAAAGAGCAGCTAACTAGGAACCCGCTGCCGCTCCCCACCCTTGAACTGGAAGACAAACCAGTAGTGGATATGGAATTTGACGACATTAATTTGGTTGGCTACAGGCACCATCCATTTATTAAATTTCCTGTTGCAGTGTAAGGATCGGCTTAAGGTGGTCCTTTCCTCTAAATCAGTTTATGTAACAATAAACGACGCAGGGACCCAGACGTGGTATAAAAACGGGAAACCGCACAGGGAGGATGGACCCGCTGTTATCTTCCGTAACGGATCTCGCCACTGGTGTCAACATGGGCAGTATCACAGATTAGACGGCCCGGCTATCGAAGGTTGTGGCGAGGCTCTGTGGTACGTGAACGGAAAAAGGGTCCTGCCCACTGCTATTCAGCTAGCTAAATATGAGTGGGAGCAAGAGAAGAAGATATATCATGAACAAATTGATGAGATTGAATCTAGCCCTTCTGTTTTTAGCGACCTGTAGCCCGGCTCTGCCCGGTGGTTATCCCGATACTCTAGATCCCCTTCAAGACGCTTCTGTACTTGACTCTGAGGTAATAGATGCTATAACTATTGCTGATGCTTCTTGGGGCGCTTTAGTGCCCCTGGCTGATGCTGAGGTTTGGTATGATGCCGAGTACTGTTCAGACGCTAAGGGTAAGAGCAAGAAGTCAAAGAAGTCAAAGAAGAAATCTAGGAGCAAGGATTAATAATGTTTTGTATGAAATGTGGCGGAGACGAGTCTGAGTGTGGTTCGTTTCAAACGTGCCCCTGTGGTTCAACAATGTGCTCAATGTGTTTTGATGAGTCTGCCCTACACTTGGGTCACTGGAAAAAGAGCGTAGAGGCACTAGTTAACCAATTGACTGAGGATTGGAAGGAAGAATATGAGTGATCTAGACAATCCATATGACATGTGGGCACACGAGTGTGACAAGGCAAAAAATAGTGTGCTAAGTTGTGAGGATTTTGAGAATGTAGGAGACCTTGCTATCGACAGGGCGAAAAGACTTGGAGCCATTGCCTATAAACTAAAGGGCATTGCTTGCGAGTCTTGTTCTGGGTATGGTACAAAAGATTATTATGATGTAAAAGGAATTTGTGAGCTATGTTGGGGCACCGGGAACACTGAGAGTACGGGATTCAACTTGAAAAAAGCCAAGTCTCAAGCCCTAGACGGGTTGGCCCAGCTAAGTGAAGCTTATGAGGACCTAAAAGAAGCTAATGATCACAGAGACATACTCATAGTGGCTATACGTACTATTATCTATGATCTAGGTTATGATGAGCCCTTAAACACAGCTAAAACAATAGCTAAAAAGGCTTTGTACGATGTTAGCTACATGGATGAAAGGTAGATATGGCATTTAAAGATGGTACAACTTTGTATATTGCTATGTTCCGCCATGCTGACTTTGATGGCTGGTACATTGCTGGTTATAGGGGTGAGTTCTACGTGTCGGATAACCCCGATACCGTAATAGAGAAAGCCAAAGAGGATTTGGATGACTCTTTATACTTCATCCGAGCGGTACCTTTTTGTGTACCAAGTGAATAACATGAGGGAAATATTAGAATTGTTGGAAATGTTCATCGTGGGGCTAGCTCTGAGTGTTGAGTATCTAATGATAGCGATACCCGAAAAATTGTATAAACAGTGCTTGCTTTAGCAAATAGTGATGCTATATTTGAAGTATGGGATACGACATTAGGTATATGCGCCGGCCCTGGCAGGCAGAAATAGCGCATAACTGCTACCTACAGCGAAGGAACAAAGGAGCAAAAAAGTTCATAGCAAAGGATGAGCCCGGTAGTCTGACAGACCACAATTTCTCTGGAATGAACTTTAGATCTGCTGATTTCTCTTATGCGGATCTTAGCGGCTGTACCTTCAAGAGGGCAAACTTGAGAAACGCAGACTTCACTAAGACCAATCTGACTGGGGCTGATTTTAGAAGGGCTCTGGTGTCGGGAGCCCTGTTCACAGGGGCTATTTTGGTGGAGGCAAAAGGGCTGCTAGTGCTTGCAGAGGCCGGGGTTGACCTGTCGGAGTGCGACTTGATCGGATACACACAATATTGGAAAGAGATGGAAGAGTAATCATGGACACCATCAAGGCATTGTTTAATCTATTTTTGGAACTAGTTTGTTTTCTGCTCCTTGTAGGTTGTAAGATCATTCATGTACTTGCTGTGTTTTTGTTCTATTTCGTATTAGGGTTCGTGGGCGGATCTATGATCTTAGGAGCGTTTAGGAGGTAATAATGGGGCTAAAAGTCAAAGAGTTAGTAAATGTGCTCACGCCTTTGGTGAATGTAATTCCTGAGCCCACTTCTGAAGGGGTGAAGTTGCTCATAACGGAAAAGGCGTACAGGGATCTTAAGATAGCCTTCAACTCTATGGAGCTAGTGGCTCTTATGAGGGAGGATAAATTGTGCGATAGGGCCGAAGATTTATTCAAAGCAGCTACTTGCTACCTGAACTTTTTGGCTGACCTGATAGAGAACGACGTAGCGTATAAAGCTATGACAGAGGCGGACGGCGCCATGGAGTTTATTACCCATCAGGTTTTGTCTACTTGTGCTCTTTTGGAAAGTGTGGTTAACGATGACGTTGTATAATTTTATTGCGGCTGGATTTCTTGGTTTTATGTTGATTGCAGGAGTGCTAGCTTACTATGTGCATATTCTGGACAAGCACCTATCACGACTAGAGAAAAGGTACAATGATCTCATGCAGAGTCATTTGTCCCTGAATGAGCATGTTTCGCGTGTCTTCAGAAATCAATTGTCCCTAGGGGACTCAGTGTCTGCTCTGTGCGATCGTAGAGCCACCGAAGAAAGATCGATAATTGATTTGGTTCATAGGAGACGATAATGTCATACACAATTAAAGAAGCAACTTCAGTTATGGAATATCGTAATATGGTCATTGGGTTCTATGATGTGGAAGATGCTGATTTTAACGGGCATAGATACGTCTACTACCCTAACTTATGGATCGTATTTGATGGAGACAGCCTTGTAGAAGAGACACACAGCGAAGAAGAAGCTAAACAGGCTATTGACTATTACCTTGATCATTTCGATAGTGTTAGTGACGACGCAAACCATTAATGGGTTCCGTAGCTTAATGGTAAAGCGCCCGGCGGTCCCCGGGAAGATCCTGGTTCGATTCCAGGCAGAACCAACTTTTGAAAAGTTATGAAAAGATATATTTGTTTAGTCCTATTAACCTCTTGTGCAACTGCTTCGTATCCTGCCGGGGATCCCGCTGACGCAGGTCCTGCTGACGCTTTTAGCCGCATCGATGCTCGCGCAGTTCCGGATGCGCGCGTAGTAGACGCTAATCCCGCAGCTCCTCCTGATGCTTATGTGCCGCCTCCACCACCTCCTAATCCTACTTGCGCCGAGCATAACCTACCTTTGGTGAATCCTCGGTTCGACAGTGGTCCTGTGGTGTGGACAGAGTTAGGATCCTATCCCATTATTAATGCCATAGAAGGGGCGCATACTCCTCCTTATTTAGCGTGGCTAGGGGGAGAGTTAGACTATGCCGATGCCCTGTATCAAGATGTTGCGGTCCCGGCCGGTTCTACGCAGCTTCGATTAAGCGGACAAGCCTTAATCATAACAAATGAGTCGGGTGGAGATTATGACTTGATTAATATTGAATTGGGTGATACCAATCATAACTTCCTTGAGAGCCTAGCCGTGTGGAGCAATACTAGTGCTGCTGCTGATTGGTCCTACTTCATTGTGGGTTCTACTCAAGGATATCCGGGAAGGACTATACGCCTGTTCTTCTCGTCAAGTAACGACAATATGTACTCAACTAGTTTCTATTTTGATTCATTGAATTTAACTGCACTTGTGTGCCAATAAGGGAGAAAATGGATGAATAGGTTATGCTTGTTATTGTTTTGTGGTATGATGATGTTTGCCTGCAACAAGAGTGCCGCTATGAGAGTAGAGGCTGTGAGCATTGCCCAAGATCGCTTTGCCGATAAGGGGGTTAAGATCAAAGTGCAGGCTGTAGGCGAGGATAATACGGTTATGGTAGCTACTAGCACTGTGTTCACTGATGCTATTGTAATACGTATAAAACGAGTATATCTTGATGATCTCAAAGATTTGGGCTTTAAGAGAGCCTACCTTTACAACCCTGAGAACTCGAAGACTTGGATTTTGGATTTGACAAAGGAGAATAAGTAATGGATACACCTGAGAAAAAGAAACCTGGACGCCCTCTTAAGCATGGAGTGAAACTGTCCTCATTTTTGCTCCGAATGACACCGGATATGAGAGATGAGCTGAAGGCTATCGCTGACAAGAATAACGTGTCAATGAACGATGTAGTCCTCAAGATGATTACAGACACTTTGGTAAACACAATTCAGGAATAGAATGCCTAAGAACAAGAGACGTAACGAGATGAAAGAGAAGATCGACACTAGCACACAGGAGTGGAAGAAGAAGCACCAACAATCCTTCCCCACCTATGAGGCAGCTAAAGTAGCCTTTGATGGGCTGGTTGAGGAAAGGTGCCGCATCCGTAAACGAGTGGGCCATTTTGACGTGGTGGTCTATGAAAAGGTTAAAGTAAAGTGACTGGTTACGCCGGAATTGATAGAGGGACGTCCCCTAAGCTGATCGGGGACGGTACTTGGCAGCAAGAATCTATCGACTATCTTCTGTCTTGTAATGTGTTTGCCTTCGGCGAGCTTGTTGGGGCGTACACCAGGATTAGGGTAGATGATACTAGGTGGGATGAGTATCGTATACCTGTTAGCCGTATTCTTTGGGAGCATGACTCCAATGGGATCGTCAAAAGTCGCCCCTTAGCAATTCCGGTGCATTTATTTTACCTGATGCTGCTTAACATAGTTGAAGCCAGATTGAATGCCTAAAATCTGTCATATATCTGACCTACATGGGCAGTTCACGGACCTCCCCAAGGCTGACATTTATGTGGCCTCTGGGGACCTTCTTGACAACCACCCAATAATAGTACGTCCTAAGAATTTCTATGATAGCCGAAGAATTATTGACCACGCTAGAGAGGCTGAGCAGCAAGCTCTTTGGTTCTACAATAACTTTGGGCACAAGGGGCATTCCCTCAGGGAGTTCTTAGGTAGCCCGGATGCGCCAGTTGTCTGTGTCCGTGGGAACCATGACTTTATTGACCTTGGCCCATTATTTGGGGGCGAGGTGTTTGAGCTTGATCACGACCCCTCCCGTACGGTAGAATATTGTGGGTTAAAGTTTGGTGGTTTTCGCGGAGTCAATTACATATATGGCGAATGGGCGGATGAGTTATCCTTTCAAGAATTGGATGACCGAGTGGCGAGGCTACCTAGAGACCTTGATGTGGTGGTTACCCACACGCCTCCCTACGGAGTACTTGACGGTGAAAGGCATCTTGGGCTTTCTTCTTTAACCACTCATTTAAATACTATTTTATATGACCTAAACACTGAGGATAAGCTTCCGAAACTATTCTGTTTTGGGCATATCCACGAATCAAAGGGCTTGGTAGAAAAGGAAGCGTGGTTCTTTGATGATCGTAAAATTTTGTTCTCTAATGCTTCTCTTGGAAAGAATGTAATTGAGCTATGATTAGGAACTTGTTAGTGGGGACAATTAAGATTTTTGTAACCGCCACTTTGGCGGCCTTATTCATCTTGACGGGGCCCATGCTCTATCAGGAAGCCAAAGCCTTCAAAGCTTCTCGGACACCTGTCGCTGAGGATACGACCAAAGAAGAGCTGCCCAGGGTTCGCAAAACAGATGTGCAAAAGCTAGGTAGACACTCTCTCGTGCGACCGTCCGTACCCACCAAAAAACCACCCACCACAGCTCCCTCCACGGACTCCAATTTGTCTGCTGGAAGAGGCACCACACCCCCCACCACACCCCCCGAAGAAGATCGCACCACAGCCCCCAAAGAAGACCTCACCACACCCCCCTCTGAGGATCCGGAAGTGGTTGACCACACCCCAACTCGGGAGCCGAAGCTGCCCACTCAACGGGACACTACTGAGCCGAGTCTAGTCTCGCCAGATCTGACTATGTTGATCCAGCTTAGAGATCTAGTTACCAAGTGCGGCGGCGGCTCGCTAAGCATTGCGGGGCTTAAAAGCCTCTTTGAGGAGTTCGCGGCGGCTGCTGAGGGTAATCAACTAGAGGAAATCATTAGTAACTTTGAGCTTGACCCCTGTTGGGTTGATGCTCTTAGTCGTCTCTTTGATGAGCAGATTCTTGCAAGGACAAGCAATAATTATGCCTTGTCCCGTTAGATTCCTCTTTATTAACCAACAATATTAGAATACCATAGAATCATGTCAAAACTAGTATTTAAAGACCCTAAAAAATGCGGTATCACTTCTAATGCTCTCCTTCCCTGTACGCGATGTAGGTCTGCTACCTTTCATGTGTACAAAGGACATAAGAAGATTATCGCCTCTCCTTCGGAATTTGATGTCATTATGTATTGTACCCTGTGCGACACTAGCCGCGTATGGGGCACTGAGGAGTCAACAAAAAAATGATATTCTACAAATGGGTAATGTATCGAGTGATGAGGATTCTATACTCCCTAGCGGCCATAGGAGCGGCCAGCGGCGCCGTTTTCTATTATCGGGATTATGATTCGCCTTCGATCCTAGTGGGCCTCATAGCGGTTTCTTTGGTTTCCTTATACATGTCGCACGAAGCCTCATTCTATGACAATGCGTTTAGGTGGTTAATGGCCTCAGAAGAGGATAAAGAAGAGGATCAATGAGCCACTTTAAAGAGTATGTCCCTTCAAAGAGTACTCGACAGGGGGATTTTCAATTAACAGAATCAGGACAGAGATGGCTAGGTAGCCAGATTGACGATGGTCAAGCTGTGCACGTAGGTAGGGCGAATAAATCGGGTAGGGAGGTGTACGACGTGGATTGGCGAGGTCAAACTATCCGAGTGATTTATGACACTAAAAAGAAGTTTGTAATAACAGTTTTGGGATTTGTACCGTAGAAAGGAAAGGAATCAAGTGCAGATTAGTAAGGCAGAAATGGGAACAATCGTTCAGCAGATCAAGGAGGGAAAAGCCCGTAAGGTGCGGGATAATGTTTATGAGGTAACGACCCGACAGTACCAGACCATAAAGGTTCAGTGGGATGAATCTAAAGAGGCGGTAACAGCGGTTTTGTCGGACAGGCTAACCGCAAACCTGGGGGATCTTCTCAGGAATGCTAACCTCGTTTAAGGCTATCCTCAAGCATTCTCTCTAGATCTCTTACCTTCAATTCGTACTCTAGCAAGGTACGAATGAAGTCATCCGAACCATCCAGCCAGAACCCATTCTCGATAAGCCGGTTTCGTTCCTCTAGGCTTATCGATGTTACTCCTTCATTTAGCATCATCTTTGCCCGGCAGTACTTGGGTAGTTTCATTGTCCCGCTCCTGATAGAAGTTTAGCCACTTTTACGATGAGATAGCCAGTGAGCATACCTATGCCCACCATGCTGGATACTAGCACAAACACTAGTGAAACCCATATAAATAACTGAAATGCCATTTTAACTCTCCATAATTGCTTGTTGTACGTTTCTGGGTAGGAATATGCCCACCAAAGCCCCTATTAGCCACGAAATAATATACATTAAATGTTGCATTGAGTTTGCTCCTTAGCTTAATAGTCGTCCCAACGGGCGGAAAATGAATCATCTTCTTCACTCTCGATTGTGTCTGATAGGTACTCCACGCACTCATCATACAGGATACCATTCACTTCTTCTTCGGCTTTTTGCCTAGCTGTGTGGTAGGAGTCGTCTTTAATGTCATTACATTTTGCCCAGGTATCAAGGAACTCGGCAAGGGAAATTATTTCAGGGTCCTCCCCGTTTACCAAGCGGTAGATCGGCTCTGAAACGTAAGCCACGCCACCCTCATCAGGGTAACACTGTTCGGGTGCCCCAGAAAAACGACCGGGCGCAAAAGGTAAAAATTCCCCAATGGTTACCACAAATGCATCTTCCCGCCACTCACCATCAGCAATTTCAGTTTCTAGATAAAATGTGTAGTTGTCCATTTTGCTTAGTCCTTTTCAATGTTGCTAGCGTACATAGTTTTATCTCGTTTCCACTCCCATTTAGCTACCTGTAGCACAGTGGGGGTAAATTTCTTACCGTTTAGGTACCCCTCCTTGTATCCGTTTGAGTACTCAATAGCGGGACCGTCTTCCCTGTGTCGCTTCCCGTTTAGGCACCACTCCTTGGTCCCGTCTGGGTGCTCAACAGCGGGACCGTCTTCCCGATGTAGCTCCCCATTTAGCCACCACTCCTTGTATCCGTTTGGGTGCTCGATGAGTTTAGGCTGCACTAATTTGCTCCTGGTACTTGTCCCGATCTCGTTCCCACTCCCATTTAGCTACCTGTAGCACAGTGGGGGTAA